TCATAAATTTCAGGGAGTGTGAGGTAGTTCTAATCATTTTATTATATTTATATCTTTATTATACTATATTTTTAAACATTTTTCTATGACTACGGGGAAAAGACTTGAACACAAACATATTATAAATGATGAAATTATGATGATTATTTTTAATAGTCCAAATATCCCAAATAATATTCCAACCAATATTTTTCATAAATCAACCCCACAATAAGTATAAATCATTGGTTTAAGGGTTAAAATTGTGTTTTCATCATTAAAAATATTTAAATATTTTATATATGCATGAATGATATCAGGAACAATTGGAACAATATTAGTTTGGGCATCTTTTTTATCAACAAACCCATATTCTGAATAATCATACTCATTTGAATAATCAGAATTTAATATTTGAATTATGTTAATTAATGAAAATCTGGTATCATTAACTAAAATATAATTTAGATTAGTTTTTAAATTTATATAAGATTCAAAAGGATAAAGAGAACGATTTATCAATTTTATTTTTGACATTTGCGAAGGATTTTCGTAATAATCAATACTATTATCGTATCGTGACCAAGATTTTATAAATGGTTGAAATAGAATAACATTTTTCAATCCAAATTCTTCGTCATAGGTAATAACATCAGAAAAATCCCATTTAATTTTTTCATCAATTAAAAATAATTGAGTAGGATTTAAGGTTTTTTTAAAATCCTCAAATGATTTTAAAACCAAATCATAGATATTTTTAATATTAAATCTTTTATCAATTATTTCATTATTTTTTGTTTTAACATCTTTTAAGCCATATCCAAGTTTTTTATGGATTCTAATTCCCATAATTTATTCCTTATGGGTTTCTATAATAACAACTATTTTTTGATAGTCAATAAAGAATATAAATATTATATATGAAAAACTTTCAACAATTTTTTACTGAGACAACCAAAACCCAAATTGTTTCGGTTGATGATAAACCAACCATAAATTGGTCGTTAAAAATAACTGATGGAAACGAACCAATAGGATTAATGCCAATACAATTAGAAACTGGTCCACACGATTCATCAATCCCCCCAATATTAATGAAGGTCGATCAATTTTTATCATTGAATCCAACAAGAACCCAAAAAATTTCTCCTAATCTTGAACAATTAATAAAAAATGGAAATCCTATAGCACCACCCGTTTTATTTGTTGAACCACATCCAAATAATAATCCAAATGAATATATTGTCCATAGCCATGAAGGAAGAGGGCGAGCAATAATAGCAAAACAAATGGGAATTGATAAAATTCCAGTACAAATAAATTTTAAATACGAAAAAAATAAAAATTCCCCCAAAAAAAGAAATATTATTATTTATCCTGATGAAACCGTATCTCAAACAAAACCTATAACCGTAACTGTTATAAATAAAGGATCTCAATTATGACGAGAAATTTTAAACAATTTTGGGATTCTAAAATTATTAACCAAAATATTATCAAAATTATTTTAAAATTAGCTAAAAATAATATTTAAATATAATGGGTTTTATTTATGGGAAAGATGATTATACTCAATTAGGATTAACTACCCATTTTGTAGATATAGTACGAAAATCGGAACCAGGATGGAATTTTGCATTTATCGCAGGGTCAAGAGATATGCATTATGCTATTAAAGGAAGACATGGGAAATCAAAGTACGGTCGCCATGCAGTATTATTTCAGTCGGCAGGAGTTGTTGCATATCATTCTGGTGACGATGAAAAACAAGTCATGTTTTGGGGACCAATGGTTGAAAAACGATATCCAATAGTTTGGGATCAGTACCATGATATTTGGACGGTTGCGGGAACTAATCTTTATTCTAGCGAAAACATAGATGACGTTATCCACTGGATCATAGAAAACGAAAGACAAATGGGTCCGAATATTCTAGGAACAAAGAAAATGCAACCAACTCCTAAAAAAGACAGAGAACAATTATACAAAAAACTACCAAAAGATGATTATTATAGAGGACTGAAATAATTCAACAATCAAAAGCAACAATATAACCTTTTTTAGTTATTCCTAAATTTGATTCCGGTGCTAAATCGCCAGTAGGCAATCCCGCCTTAATAGCCATTGCTAATTTTTTCGTTTCTTTATATTTTAATAATGTATTAATTTTGTTAATAAAATCCTTTCTATCTGTGAAATCATATAAATGCAAGGCATGCATTATTTTTTTATAATCTTCAACAGAATATTTATTTAATAAATATTTTTCAAAATTTTGATCAACTTTTTCTTTATAAGATATAAGATATTGTTTATTGTCAATTTCCATAGGAAAATATCCAAAAGATTTTGCAACGCCACCCGTTTCTTGAATTTCATCATCATGAAGAAGAATTTCTTTTAAAGAATGCATATCTTCATATTCATCAATTTGTTCGGCTCTAATAACAATATCTTTATTAGTTTCAAAAACGATTGCATCGGAACCAGAATCTAATTCTTTTGTTGGGGTTGGAAGATTATTTTTTTTAGATAATTCAGTTATTGCATAGATAAGATTATCAATAGGATAATCTGAAGGATCTTTATCTTCATTAATATAATATTTTTTAAAATTCATAATAATTATTTATATTGAATTATTTTTTATTTTCCCAGAATAATTTTAAAGCCAATCTTGAGCAACGTTCTTGGAATTGTGCGCCAGTATCGTGATCACCATCTTTAATTATTTGTTCAATATATTCAGGAAAATCTCTTAAGATTCTATGAGCAATTTTCCTTCTTCCATTTTCATCAGGCGGCAATATTTCAACAACTCTATCAATTCTTCCTGGTCGAGTTGAAATATTATCACCATTAGGTTTTCCTAAAGCAACATCAATTTTATCAATATTATTAGTAGTTACAATCAATAATATACCATCACCATTATTGACACCATCAATATTATTTAATAAACAGTCAAAAGACAATCCGCCTTCTGTATGGACTAAATTTTTTCTTCCATCAAAAATTGAATCAAAATCTTCAAATAATGCGATACATGGGGTATAATTTTTGATACTTGTCCAATTTCGTGTAAAATCATCATTTGACATATTGGAAAGGTCAAAATTGCAGATTGGAATATTTAATTCCATAGCCAAAGCTCTAATAAGACTAGTTTTGCCACATCCTGGTTGAGAATGTAACATTAAACCTCGTTTAAATGGTATCAAACGATCTTTAAACCAACTTTCACTATCTTTCCAGCGTTTAATTTCTTCAATTGCTATTAAACATTCAGTATTTAAAGCCAAATTATTTAAGGGATTATTTATTTTTTCCAATCCTATATCATTTTTATCATAACCAATAGGATTTAAATAATTAGTTAAAATATTAAATTTATAATCAGAAGTAGTTAAACCAGGGGTAGGGGAGTCACGAATTTCCCCTCTATCTGATGGCATAGCATTATCAGAAAATTTATTATTTCTATTATTAATAAGATTTCCAGAAAAATTTCTAATATAAAAACGATTATCAACAGTATTTCCGCTTAACGTTTCATTATAACAATCTACAATATTTTTAATAAAAGTTTCTGGATTATATGTAAATCTTAAAAAGGTTATATTGGTATAAGAAATAATAAAAGGAATCCAACCTAACCAATAAATAGTCGGTTCCTCAGATAAATGTTCATAAGCTATAGTTTTATTTTTCTTTTGGGATTTAACATAATCAGTTTTACTTCTAAATCCTCTAATTGTTAATTTAGAACATTTTGCATTTTTTATCAAATATAATAACATTCCCGTAGAAAGATCTTCATCAATCTTTAAACGAACAAAAAATAAGCTATAAATCTTTGATAAATAAAGTTTTATATAGTTCCAACAACCAACCAATCCAGCAACAATTGCACTTCCGCCAACTAGAGTAGATAGCATAATCAATCTTCCATTTCTTCTAATTGTTTAATAGTATCTTTAGTATTTTTATGCAATATTCCAGTACCACCATTTGCAATCCAACCATTTATTTTTTCAATAGTATCATCAACCAAAACATAACTTTTTGCTTTTGCATACGGGGATTTATGTTTATCAATGATAATTTCCTCAAAATATTTACTAATTCCTTTTGTTTGAAACCAAGCTCGCTTACCAACCTCGCACATAGGATCACTTGAAGGGGAACTTAAAATAAAAAAATGTAATGCTAATTCATTTTTAAGATTAAGACAATATTCAAATAATTCTTTTCCGTCAGGCATCCAATCTAATCCTGTCCAAAAATCAACTTTTCCTTGAATTAGTTTCCAAAATTTTGCTTTGGCTCTAAATTTTGCTTCTTTTAATTTTTTTGGATCATTTGTCCCTTTTGAATAATATTTCAATAATGCATCTTCATAATTTCTCAAACTATTAGAAAAAACATCAAATCCCATATTTTTCAATTCAGAAACAATATGCGGATCAGTATATTTCAGATGATTTTTATATCCTTCTTCAAGATCAACCAAAACCCCATCCATATCTAAAAAAAGATGAGAAATCATCTTATTTTCCTTTGTGTTAAATATTGTTGTTCATATTGAGAAAGTTGTTTATGATCAGGGTCATTTAAATTTGAATAATAGATATCATCAATAGTTACATTTAATGATTTTAAATAATTTAAAAAAGAATCCATATTAGGAATATATTTCCAATCTTCATTATAGATATACCAATCACTTACCATTGCTATACACCCACCCCAACAGAATAATTTTTGTTTTTCTACAAATTTTATAAAAGAATCAATAAATGAATCTTCTACTTCATTTGCATGAGTTAATTTAACAACTAAAGAAATATGTATATATTCTTTAAGATTATATTTTTTTCTATTTCGTTTTTTGGATGGATTAATATATTTCATGGTGAATAGTTTACGAATAAAGGTAATAATGTCAATAGTTTATTCCCAAGGAAATACTAACCAATTTTTAGCTTTAAATGAATGATAATAATCTGGAATTAATTTACATATATTATCTTTATTATAGAATAGGCAACATATTGAACAATTTTGAGATTGTTTTAGATTATATTTTTTCATAAAATAATCTATAGTTCGTCCACTATCAATAAGATCATCAACGATTAGGATATTATCAGATTTTAATAATTTGAAGGACAATTTTTTAAATCTTGGTTTATAATGATCAAGGATTTTAAATTCTTTATTATAGAATGAAATATAGATATCTTGATGAGGTAATTTTAATGCTTTTGATAATGGTTTTGATATATTCAATCCACCTTTAGCGATTCCGACAATTTTTGTATATGGTATTGAGGATTTTTTTATTTTTATTATTAATTTTTGAATAATTTCATCAATTTGATCTTGAGTAATATATTTAAATTTAGGAGGTTTATCCATGAAGATTCCTTTTGTATAGATTATAAGAAGGAAATAATTAAAGTCAAAGATATTTTGAGGCTGGGATAGCATTTATTTTATTATTATATCTATATTGAAATTCAAAAATTGTGAAATGATATTTATGTTCAATAACATCAGAAAGGTTTCCTATAGGAATAAGATAATCCGCAATTTTAGCATATATAAATATATCTTCCATAGAATATTTTTGATAGAATGGGTTTTTTAATTTATTTTGAGAAAAATTTATAACCTCATTAATAGTTTCAGTTCCAACTCTATCCAAAACCAAATGATCCTTTATAATAATTGGAATATAAAAAATGATTTGTGAATGATTTGTTTTATCTTCTTGAATTTTAATAGAACTTCTCTTATTGGGATCAATTTCATTTTTTTGTACAGCACTATAATAATTTTTGAAAGTCATCGTTTTTTCTCCGAAAAATATTTTTTTGTTTTAACTTCATTTAATTGATTTTGAATTACTGCAATTTTATCAAATAATTGCCAATTTTCTAATCGAATTTGAACATATTCTTTTTCGATATTTTGAATAATTAAACTCTGTTTTGTTAACGTGGATTCGGCATTCTTTAATAATGTTTTAATATTTTTTATTTGTTTCTTATTTTGATTATTATTAAACAATATAAAAATAATAAAAAATACTTTTAATAATAGAAGCAAATATATAAAATAACTCATATGTTATATTTATAAATAATTATATTGGGGATTTTATGTTACTTATTAATGTTTCATTTTATAAAGAAAACGCGAATTTATTTGGGAAATGTATTAAATTTTGGACAAATAGCCAATACTTTCATTGCGAAATTGAAATTCCAAAATATAATTTTTATAATTATACTATATATGCAGTACGAAATTCCGTTATCAAAACCGAAGAAAGACCAGATTTTGGACCACCAACAATAATAAGAATTGAGGTTCCAAATTATAAAGAAATGATTGACTTTTGCGAAACTCAACTTGGGAAAAAATATGATATTTATGGAATATTTTTTTCGCAAATATTTAACTTTAATAAAGAAAATAAAAATAAATGGTTTTGTTCTGAATTTGTCGTAAAAGCATTACAAATAGGAAATGTTAACAAAATTAAAAACTTAAAACCAAATAAAATTGATCCTGGGGAATTATTTTCAATATTATCAAAATAATTATTTGTCAGTTATTTTTTGTTCATCGTATTGACAATTATCTAAAGCATTATACAAATCATAATTAATATTTCCAGAAGTATCAATATATTGTTTATTACAATATTCGCAGCAGGGAACATTATGTACAACTTTTAAAGTATGCGAAATAATATGACAAGAGCAAGTACAAATTTCTTTTTTCATTTTTATTCCTTTCAATTATTTATAAATACTTTCAATGAAGAAAACCAAATTTGACATACCAGAATATATTGAACAAGAAATATTGAAACCTACGTTAATGCAAATTGTGGATAAAAAATATAAATATAAATCATTAGAAATATTGGACTTAACGTTATTATCTTCAGGAATATGCAATGCAAAAATAAAAATACAATTTAAAAATAATAAAGAGGAAATAATTATTTTTAAATTGTTTTTCAAAAAATAACCCTCTGATGCTATCTGAACATCAGAGGGTTATATCGCACCCACAAGAAATCAGGCGTCTCTAATCATGCCCTGAGTCCACAGTTCAACAGTTTGCTTTTCCTTATTAGCGGTTGGGCCAAATGCGGGACCGCCAAAAGGACCATACCCTTGCTTATAATACTTGTTGACCTGGAATTGCATGTCATCAAGCGTATGACCCTTAACGTAGATGATGGTAGGCATGCTACGCTGTTCGGTGGTGGGGGATTGGGTTTCATCGGCTGTGCTCATAAGATTCCTTATGTAAGGGGGGTTTGGATGAGCTAGGCGCAAGTGTTACATAACTTGCTGGTTGATGCTTCAAGTTTAACCGGGGTTTTTCAAAAGTCAATAGGCAGGTTTTCAGATAATTCTAAAGCGAGTTTTGGGATATTAAATTCATTCACTTGGTTTGGTTTATTAAATAAAAACATATTATACATATTAGCAGAATCATCATCTTGTTTCAATATTTGATATTGTTCTTTGACAAAGTGTATAGCTTCATCATCAGTTTTAAAAATATCACCATATTTTTTAATTTTCCATTTATCATTTTCAAAGATCATCTGCCAACCATCCAATTTAGCATATTTATTATATTCTTTATTCCACAAAGTTTTCATGGGTTTTTCCTTGTTTCCCGGTTTTCATAACAAAATAAGGTTCAACGCAATTTTTACATAAACAATTAGCCTGATTATGTTTAGATAATTCAAAATATTGTTCAGCCTGTGTTGAGTCTTGAAAAAAAACTGTTTCAAAATCAAAAGATATAAATAATTTTCCGCAATTTTCGCAAGGAGTTAATGAAAAACTAAAATTCATCAGGTTCCTTTATAATAGTCGAATGATGTATTATATAGACTTAGTGATTGATGATTCTGGAAAATGGAAACTCATTGTTAACATTATTTAATAGTTAAATTGGTTGTTAATTGTTTTATATCATCTAACCGTTTCATAGTATTTTTATCAAAAATATCATTAACTTGTAATTTATTATATTCAACATTTGTCGTAATTTGGGCCTTTGCCATGATATTGTGAACAGCATTAATATAATGACTAAGTTTAGAACAGGTTTCATTAAAAAATTGCAAAGTGAAGTCATATTCATCTATATGATATTTTTGTGTTGTTGGATTGAATTTTATACTATCTGCTTTTGTTAAGACTGACAATACTTCATCAATTTCCTGATAATTAATAATAAATTCTTTTGGCGATAATGTGTCACTTATTAATTGATGACGTTCTCCTGATATTGCAACAGAAGTGGTGTCACTTATTAATTGATGACGTTCTCCTGATATTGCAACAGAAGTGGTGTCAATTATTTTTGCTGTTTTAGAACTTTTTTGTTTCATAGCTGTAAAGTATAGGCGGGATTTTTCAATAGTCAAGAATTTTTAATAATTTCAATTTCTTTTTCAGTCAACCCATCTTTTGACAAATATTTAATCAACTCTAAGTCCTTTTGTGATTTAAATTTATCACTAAAAATATCTTGAATGGTTCTACAAATTAACCAAACACCAACAATAACTGTAACCGGCCACAATATAGCTTGGAAATTAGCTTGAAATAACCAAATTAATGCTCCCACAATAGTAAGCATAATCCACAATTTAGATGAAGTCCAAGATGTTTTAGGTTTAAATGATTTAATATTTTTCATATAAGATTCTATTTTATCAATATCTATTACATTAGCCATGATTTTTTATCCTTTTTTAAAAATCAATTGAAAGAGACATATATATTATATTTGATTGTTCAAAATCATCATAATCAAACAGCCGACCATAACCAACACCAAGGGTTTTATAATTATCACCCCAATGTTCAGGCAATGGATAGACTGTAACACCAACACCAACCTCTTCTTCAGTAACTAATCCATCAACCGAAACATAATTAAATAATAAACGACCATAATTCAATTTTAAACCATATTCAAATTCACCGTCACCAGCACTATCAAATTCATATCCACCAAAAACGCCAACACCAAAGGTCTGATCAAAAAAATATTTGTATCGTTCATTCTTTATTTTAAAATTATTTGATTTTTCATCATCAATTAATATCAAATCATTATAGGTGAATAAATCTACCGTATCATTAGATGGAACATGTTTAATAGTAATATGATTATCTACTGCTTTATCATTTTTAATCAATTCAAAATTTGTTTTAGTATCAACTACTGTTTTTCCATTAATAGTTTCAGGAACCGTTGAATTATAATAAACAAATAATAAAAATCCACCGATTATTAACACTGGCAGGAATGATCTATAATCCATAACTTTTATTTATATATTACTAATATACTCATAAATATAATTTTAAAACAATTTAAAAAATATCATTTTGGTTTAATATAAATAAATAAAAAGGATTTAATAATGCAATCAACTCTCGTTCAACTATTTAATGAAAGTGTTTCTAATTTTTTATTATTGTCTAAAACCAAACAATTAAATGATGCACAATTGAAAAAATTATTTAATATTAAACCCGGTGAATTGAATATTATATTAGCCAGAATGGTTGAATTATTAAAAGATGATCACCCAGGAAAAACGAAACGGGATGTGATTATTGATATTCTTAAAGTTGTTTCCCGTTCTCCTGTTGCAAAAACCTTTATTGGAATTGGATTAAAAGATAATTATGTATTATATAAAGGATTCCCAATCCGAAAAGGAGATTCTTTAGATCATTTACCAGAACCCAATAATGAAGTTGAAGTATCGCCCAAAGATACCTTTATCAATTGGACAACTGATGCCTCTAAAGCTAGAGAAATGGCAACTTTATTCGATCCGTCAAAGGGAACCCCCATTGGTGGGTTAGTGGTAAAAATAACTGTTGATCCATCAAAATTATTTCTTGATGTTAATGCTATTATTACAGCAGTTAAAAAAACTATCAATATTATACAAAATTATAATCTTGCTGCGACACCAGGAAAATCATTAAGTAAATCAAATACAGATTATTTAGCAACTGAAGCACCTTTATACCATGATACTTATGAAATTGTTACCCCAAATAAATATAATAAAGTAATAGTTGAAGATACTTGGTATTGGAAAGAAAATAATGGTTCAAAAAATATTGAATGGAAATCAAGTGATAAAAAAGATCCTACAGAATTAGATGAAAACGATTCTTGTCCATCCTGTTCACAATTTATGATGGAATCTAAATCATTCAATGAATCTATTATTGATTATGTTAGAAAATCTGCAAACTTTTTATCTGGAAAAACTTCACAACAATTAAAAAATAATTCTATTGAATTAATTGATAATCTTATTGAAAAATATGATATTGAAGAACAAATCTACGATTTATTGGGACTCTTACAAAAATATACATTAGAAATGAGACATAAAACCCATGAACTTGATATTCAATCATTTAAAAATGAAGGAATTGTTCAAGATTTAAAACGTTTAAAAAATAAAATTAATAATACTTCAGATTCTATTGTTGATATAAAATCACTTAACGAAGCAGCACACCCGGCAGATATCTATAATGTTCTTAAACAAATTAAATCAAAATTAAATAATTGGTATTATTCACAAAATAAAACATTACACTCACAAACAAATCTTATTAAACAAGAATTAGAAAAATATAAACAACAATCTGAATTGCCTTCTTATAAAAAATTAGAAGCCTTATTAAAAGATGCTCAATATTATGAAAATTATCTCAAATCTATTAAAGATTATATTCAAAATGCTCCTAATGAAACCGAACCACTAACTAATCTTATTACACAATTATTCAATCAACCTTATATTGTAATTCCTAATATAAATAATATAATAAAATCAGACATTCATGTAGATGATGAATTTTCTAAACAATTAAAAAACTCTAATGAAATAATTGATAACACTCAAGAGGAAGAACAAATGGCAACCGCCCCAACCGAACAGATAACAAAACCTACAGATATAAAAGAAACACCTACCAAACCAGGAAAAGTTGAGCCTAGAAAAGATGTTAGTACTAATATTAAAAATTTCTTAAATCTGGATGTTAAACCATTATGGGATTCTGTTAAAGATCCTAATATTAAAAAAGATTTAATATCTCAAGTTACTCAATTTATTCAAACACAAAAAAAGGTGGCGGCTGAATATGCTATCAAATTATTACAAGCCCAAGGTATCAAAGCAACATTAAAAGAACAATTATCAACTACAGATATGATGGTTCTTGTTCCTTCTTTAAGAAAAGCATACGAATTAATGAATGATCAAAATAAACAAAAATTCGATGCGTGGATTAAAAAAGATTTTCATAAAGTTCTTGAAGATGGGGTGTCTAAAATCGTACAAGATAAATTAGAACCTAAAGTTGATAATATAGAAACAGTTGACCAAGCTAAAGAAACTCCAAAACCACAAACTCCAGAATCAAAAACAGAACCTACTGATGCACCAAAAGTCCCACCAACAGAAACAAAAAAACCTAAACAAGATAAACCAAAAAAAGACAAAACCAAAACACCACCTGTTCAAACACAACCGGAAACAACTGTAAATACTAATACGAAACCAACAACACCCTCATCAGTACCAGAACCAACTTCTAAACCTAAAGTGAAAAAAGTAGCCGGTAAAATACATGTCACAAAACCTGTTCAACAACAACCAAAAACAACTGGTCAAACTATGACAAAATCTTCTAAGCCTAAAACTGCAACTGTAACACCAACAACGGTTGCAACATTAACAAATAATAAAGGAATAAAAGCAGAAATTAAAAAAGAGGAATCAGGTAAATATACATTAGTATATACAGAAGGAAATCAAACGAAAACCGTTTCAGGATTAACTGATGAACAAATGGGGTCATATGTACAAAAAATAAGCCAAAAAGGCGTAGATATTTCTCCTTGGAATCAATATTTAATTCAATCTCGACAACCTAAATAATAATAAATAATACATAATAAATAATTAACCCACCAATTTTTAAATTGGTGGGTTTAATTTTTTTAAAACATTTAATTATTTCAGTGGAACTTTTTTAACTTTATTTGGATCTGTTTCGCCTTGCAATGCCCCTGCTTCAGCAGAAATATTATTTAATAATTTTGCCATATACCCGGCACCCTTAAATAACCCTTTTCCCATTCTAAAAATATTGCCGAACGCAGATTTTAAATTTACAAGATTTCCAGACAAAGTTAACGGTCTTTCTCTTTTAACATATGTACGACTATTTTTATCAAATTTATAATGCATTTTCATTTTATTTATTGCTTTGGTTTTCTGCGATCTGTTCATTTTGGCCCATTCTTTAGACTTGATTGCTCCAACTTGTCTAGCCATTTCATGGGATTTAGCTTGTTCATATTCTTTTTTTTGCCCATGAGTCAACACATCAAAATCAGCATTTTCATATCTATTTAATATATCTTTCTCACCTCTCAACATTTCTTCTTCTTCTGGAGATAAATCCTCGCCGCCAAAATCTTCATCAGCATCTATTTCTTGTTCTTTTTTCCATCCTAATCTTGGACTATATTTATAATTATGGGATTTTAATTCTTTTTTGATAGAATCTTTTGTTATTTGGGGTTCTATAGTTTTTCCATCAAAATCAAGCATTAAATACTTAGGAGATTTATTTATAATACTTAAAATGGCTCGACCAACATAAGTATCAAGAGTATCATCTGATAATTGGTGCACAATACTTGGAACATTTGGAGTATCCGTCCAATATTCCATATAATTTTCATGTTCAACGGAATATTTATTAGCTTTCAATTCCTTTTCAATTCTATTTACAGGCATATTTTTTAATGGGTGGGTATTTGGATCATCTAACTCGGATTTAAATGCGGGATTTTGTTTATTATCTTGCATTTTTTTATAATATATATAATATAAGCATAATCTAGCAGTTTTCTCTAAAACTTGAGTGTTATTATAACCATATAATTTAATATAATCTTTTATATTATCATTTTTATTTTTAAAATTTTTAGGATTATTAGGATTTTGTTGTGCTTCTATAATCGCAGATTCCGTAATATTTTCTTCTACACGATACCATTTTCCTAATTCTTCATTATAAACATACCCAAGTTTAGCTAAGTCTTCATAAATGGTTTCAATAGGTTTCATAAATGTATAATCTTCATTCATAAATATTGAGTCAATATTTCCTAATGCTATAGAATAGGATCTAGCAATTATAGATTTTTTAGTTTCATTTTTTTCATATATGTTTTCAGGATAGGAAATGTTAGTAGTATTTATCCAAGCATTTTTATCACCATTCCATTCATATTGCAAATTTTCCATTCTTGTTAAGACATCTTCAGGTTTCATAAATGGAATATAATGTAAATTTTCATCAGGAATATATTTCGTAGCATTTAAATCATCATACCCTAATGATAAAATTATTCTTCCCTGAGCATCTTTAACTTTATCTGAAAATGATATTGTAAATTCTCTTTCTCCATCTATGGATGGGACTGGAGAATTAATATCATCTTGAGAATCTAAAGAGGGTTGTTCATCATTAGATTTTGTAAAATACGGCATAGAATGCTTTTCTTGATCTTTTTTATCTTTATCAACAGCATGTATGGGAATACTTGATGGTTCGCTATCATCTGACGATTTTTTAGATTTATCATCATCTGGAGCTAATGGGGAATCAGATTTTAGCCATTTTTTATTTTGATCATCATAAATATACCCATATTGTTTCATCATTTTTTCAATATTATATTGATCTAGGAGATATTTTTTACTATTTGGAAATTTTTCAACAGCTTTTCGTTGATGATGTTTATATGCTAATAATTCTCGGGCTATTTGTATTTTGGAATACCGTTTCCATTTTTCCATTAATTCATCTTCAGTCATAAATGCTTCATTAATTTTTTCAGTTAAGCTATCGCAATATTTAATATGTTCAGCCAACGTTTCAGTTTGAGATTCTTGTTTTTCTTTTTTAAGTACTTTAATAATAATATTTTGAATATCTTCTTGTGACATTTCTAATACATCTGCGGCATCATACCCATAATCTTCAAGGGTTCTTAATACTTCACCTAATGGGCTATTCCAGGCATCTTCTTTTTTTGAAATAACTTTATTTCGATCTATTTCTGATTTTTTATGTTCTAGATCAGAAGTTAATTCGGTTTCCCAAGGTTTATACACATCTTTATCGGGTGAAACTATAACAACAGCAGGATCCCCATTATCAGGATCATCCCCAAATGGCGCATAGCCATCACCAGGAGACATATTGTTTGGCCCATATCCATAAACTCTAGTACCTTGTCTACTTTGACCACCCAAAGTACCCGTTCCAACCCCACCATATCCATAAGTTGTGCCACCACTAGAAGCACCCATAGATGGATTATTATAATTTATATTATCATTGCTATTCATTCCCCAACCAGCAGTTGGAAGCATATACATATCTACATATTCATCTAATAATTTTAAATCTTTATGATTTTTATTAATAATTTCAGTTAAAGAATATTTTTGAATTTCATTTAAGTCTTTATAAATATTATGATTATCTAAATATTCTCTAATAAGTTGTTTATTATCAACAGATTCAGTTTTGACATTTGCATACAATGCTTTTAATTGTTCTTTTGCAGATTGTTCAGAATCATGAGTCCATTGTCTATTAGGACTTTTGACAATCCATTTATCATTTTGTTTAACAATTTTAAATGGCATAGAACTTTCCTCAATATTATTTATATTTAAAATTATAGATAAAAATATTAATTATCGAACCATACGATCTAAAAGATGATCTAAAATATCATTAGTTTCTGCCATATTTAATATATCAATAACCGCTTTTATACGATCATGTTCAATTTCATCAATTTCATAATATTTAGTATCTTCATAATCTTCTAAAATATCTTGCAAGTCTTCATCGGATTTACAAAATTCAATATCAGATTCATGTTCAATAGCATATTTACATCGTAAAGCATCTTCTAATTCTTCAACATCTTTAATTAATAATAAATCAAGTGGTAATCTAAAATCACTCGCCATTATGCATCCTTTATTTAGTTTGTTCTTCTATTTCGGATTCAAATATAATTTTTACTTTATAATTTCCTAATGGCCATTTTCTTTGATTTAATTTTAATTGAACTTCATTATTTATAGTAAAATTGATGTTTGCGTCTAATGGTTCTGCCAAATATCTAGTTTTCAATTCTTTTTCTAGCATTTTTGTAGGTATTTCTTTTATAAAGTCAGATAATCCAATAGCAGTATTATTTTGTTGTGCCTCATTACTATATTGAAGATTTTTAGGAAGGGGTTTATGTAAATCTGGAATTGATTGATCTTCATTAATGGGAGTTGATACGGGACTTTCTTTAGGAATTATTTTTTTTACCGATTTTGCCTTTTCAGGTACATCCTTTTTATTTAATTTTTTAGTACTTGATTTAGTAACTGGAACATGAACATCATCAAACATTGCTTGATAATCTCTTAAAAATTCTGGTTCTTGAATTTGGGTTTTCAATTCAAGTCGTTTTTTCAAAATAAATTGTAAATCTTCTATATTTTTTTCTGATAATGTATTAACATATTTAACTTGAATTGTCTCTGTATCTTCACCTAACGGAAGAATTTTAAAATTCTTTGCAATATATGGAGGAATTATAGGATTATTCATATGGTTCCTTTATTCTGACCATTTTATTATTGTTAATTTATCTGTTTTGATTGTAATACCAACATAATCTAACCAATCTTTATTTTCAAGTAAAAATGTTATTAATTCTTGATCTTTAATAGTCATGTAATTATATCCTTCGATAGTTTTTTTATTGATAATGGTAGTCAATTTAATTATTTTTTCATGTCCAAAAAATTCTTCTCTTTTTAATCTCATAATTATATTATAACCATTATTATTATTTTTTTATTCAAGAAACAACCGCAGCATAAGGAGTCGTGGCAATAATTCGGGCACCGCACCCTGTTAAATCTCCATCTAAAACAACAGGTTTTCCATTAATAGTCGGTCGATTTAATAATGATGATCCAGGGATAATAGAAGTTGTCCCATGTTTATCAACCGGACAAGAATGTACACTCATTCCGATAACAGCTACAGGTTTTCCCAAAATTGTAAATGTCGGATCACCGCCAATGACCGTGCCGCCATGGGTAGAACTATCACCAACTACAGCAACATATAACAACATATACTATTTTCCATAATTAACAGGTTTTACTTTAAACGACTCAATTGAAAAATTTGTATTTGAAATTTTCTTATTTAATTTTTTACTACCACATTTTTGACATTTTCCAGAAAATATTTCAGACATTTTATGAATTTCTTCTTGAATGTGAGAACATTTTTGACATTCATACTCATATGTTGGCATAATTATATTCCTTTTTGTTCGTTGATTATATCCATTATTGAAATATTTGAAGATTTATTAGCATCTTCGATAACATATTGTTCATTATTATAAACATAATCTTCTAAAGCTAACAATGATTTATTTATTTCATCAATAGCATTTTTAATTATACCTTGTCGTTTTTCAACAAGAGATAATTTTTCCATTACTGTTTTTTGATAATCTTGTTCAATGATCTGTTTAATTTCATCTTTAGTTATGATCATAGATTTAATATTATTAATCAAATTATCAACATCATCTTTAACAACAGGAAGTTTTTTAACAGATTCTTTTACATTAGTTTTATCATTAGTGATTTGAAAAAAATCGAAAATTTTTAAATCAATTTCTTTATCAGAATAAAACACTCCATTTGGAGGTATTGGAGTTCTAACCCCATTTATGTTTATAACTTTATATAATTTTGAAATATTTTTATAATTAGGCATGTTGTATTCTAAATCCTGTTTGATCAATGAATTTAATTGTATTCAACATACTTTCTGGAACCCCCATATCAGACCACCAACCATCTACATGATCAATATTAGTAGCAGATAATAAATTAGCTTTAACATAATAATTATTAATATCTGTAATCTCTAATTCATTTCGATTTGAAGGTTTTAGATTTTTAGCAACATTATAGACATGTGGGGTATAAAGATATAAACCAGTTACCGCCAAATTAGTTTCAGGATTTTTTGGTTTTTCAACTATTTTCACGACTTCATTTTGTGCATTAATAGTAGCAACCCCAAATCTATCAGGATCCGAAACACTTTTCAAAAATACATGAGCTAATTTATCAGAATTTTCAAATGATTCGAAATCATTTTTAAATGATTTATTATAAAAATTATCTCCAAGAATAACAGCAAATTTTTCATTATCTGTAAAATCTTCTGCTTGTTTTAAAGCAGATGCTATACCCATTGGAATTTTTGGATTTGAATGATCTTGGATTCTATATGTAAAATTACTATTAAATTTATAACCATCACCTAAAAATTCAGTTAATAATCCAACATGTTCTTGTGATGATACAATTAAAATATCAGTTATTCCACTTTCTATTAAAGTATTTATGGGATATAATATCATTGGTATAGAACCTTGCTGCGAATATACAGGTAATAAATGTTTATTGGTGACGGATGTTGAAGGCAACAAACGGGTGCCTTTTCCCCCTGCTAAAACTACTGCTTTTTTCATACTTTAATTATAATAAAAAAATATTTTTTTTAATTTACTTTTTAGTTTTAATTTTGAAGTAATTTCTAAACGTTTTTGCTAATCCACAATCAACCCACGATACCGCCGCATTATTAAATCCCACATCATGCCCAGCTTTTTCAGACAAAAACCATTTATGCACTTTAATCCATTCAATTTGAATTTTATTATATTCTTCTAACGAAACTTCTTGGGGCATAGGATTCCCATCGTTAGCGTCGGTCATTTAATTTTATTACCTTTTTTGAAAAAGCAACAAAAAAAAATCCCCCCGACTCAAATGAATCGGAGGGATAAGAATCACCTTAATTATCAACGATCTTTGCGTTTATAGAAAGATTCTTTTCTTTCTTCGCCTAAACCCTTGCAGCAATTACCTTTTTGGCCATCATAACCATCCCCAGCCTTTTTGCATGGGAATTTAGCAGGACGTTCACATTTACGATCTGCACGCATCTTATCAGTGCGGTCATCACCGGGTTCGCAACAGCTAGGATATTGGGTTTTATTTTCACCCTTTTTCCCAACATTGCCATACCCTTGGCCACCTTTGGTTTCTTGGAATTTGTGGTCCCTGGTTGGGGAACCTTTCTTATAAAAACCTTCACTACGTTCTTTACCTAATTCAGTACCTTTTAAAGGTTTGGTAAATGAAGGAACTTCTTTGGCTTTGCTCATTGTTATAACTCCCATTATGGTTGTATTTAATATTATTTATAACATCATTTCTAAATTTTCATCAAAAATTTCTTCATCTTTCAATTTTTCAGGAAGTTTGAGAATTTTCATTTGTGTTTCAGGATTTTTACCATAGGTCATAATCCATTTAGACAACCATTTTATATATAAATTTCTACTTTTTTCTCTAAATGTTTCGTCTTTATCACACAGTTTTTCATATTTTTGTTTAATATCTTCTAATTCATCAATTAATAACATTTTATTATCATTTAATAATTCATGTTTATCTTTATGATCTACTTCGGACATACAATTACATAATACAAAGGCGGCTCTATCAATATCAGTATATTTATCAGTTTTAACTACACAATCTCTATATAATGATAATGTTCTTAAATATTTTAAATTATATTTTTTCCCAGATAATGTAATGCCCCGCACAATATAATCATCAAAAATAGGAATATTATAATAATAATCATCTTTCCAAATAATAATTTCCCCATTATTTTTAGTTTTAATAATGGGGAAATTATAATGGGGCAATTGAAGGCCCAAATGCAATTCTATAATAGGATCTTCAAAATCTCGTTGAGATTCATATTTACTTGGTCCTTTAATAATGCTTTTAACTTGTCGAATAGCCTCTTTTTTCCTAATTTCAGAATCAAAGATAAAAGTATCATCTTTTATCTTTTTTAAGGCATATCTAGCTAAGGTTCTGGGTTTCATACTTACATTATACCTTATTTGATAGCATTTTCCAATGCTATCAAATATTGAATATACCATTCTGGCGACCACCGTTCTTTGGTCGATGAATAATCTGCGGTTTCTCTTGCCCCAACAATCAATTGTCGAGCTAAAGACTTATTCTTATATTTTAGTTTGATTTGTTTAATTAATTTATCTGAATCTTCAATCATTCGATCCAGAAAGTGAGCGGGAGCAACCATGGATATTTCCTTTAGGAAAAATGGGTGAATAATGATGATTTCATCATTGAAAATAAGTATACCATATTAAAATAAAAAGTCAACTGTTGACTTTGGCATGATTCTTGTTATAATTACAATCATCATTAACACTCATTCCATAAGGAGAACAAAAATGAGTCGTTTTGACAGCCTTTTCCGCAATTCTGAGTCATTTTGGGATACTGTTGACAGGGTATTCGAAGATGGCAATTATTATTTTAAAAATATCTCTAAAAATAAAGAAGATAAAGAAAAAATTGAACCAATTGTAAATGGCAGAGTACATGGTGAAGTAAAATATAAAGACGGCAGACCTTCAGAATGGTTTTGGGAAGGAAAACATGTATCAAAAGACGAATATATTCAACTCAAAAATAAACAAGAGGATAATACTAGAGTAGGATTTACGTTAAATAATAAAATCTATGCAATAACCCAAAAAACATATAAAGATATTGTAGCACTATTAGAAAAAGATAATAGCAATCAATAATTTTTAATAATTTAAACAATAAAAAACCCCGTAAGTAATCTTACGGGGTTTTTATAATTATATTCTAATTATAATCAGATGCTATAAGCCCAGAAATCGTTCTTGGGTATATTAATAGTTTGACCAGTAACGAGATTGACGGCTACTATTTTTTGAGCAGAGCCAGTGTCAACCTTGGCGGTAACTTGAAGGGCACCAAACCCAACAATGTTACGAAGGTCATAGAATTTGCTACCAACAGTGGCAGCAGCAAAGGTGAGGTTAGCAACGGGTTTGTAAATGTAATCGGCCATGGTTTTCTCCTTGTGAAAAATGGTTCATTTACAAAAGTATTTATAAAGCATTATTTCAATAACTCTTATATTAAATTTATTTTTAGACGGAATTTATAGAAAATATAATAAATATAATTTATGCACGATCATATATTATATAAACAAGTTATTACATTAAAAAGAAATGGATTGTCTATAACACAAATCCATGATATTACTAATCTTCCATTAAGTACCATTAAAGATTGGATATATAAAAAAACAAGAATTTCTCAATCCTTTTTTGAAGATTCTTTATCATTTTTAAACTATTTAGCAGACGGAAAAGATAGAAAAACTATATATGATTTTTATTCCTTTTTATTAGGATTTTATTTCGCCAATGGCAATATTTACAAACATAACAATACCTATAAATTGTGCTTCTATATAAATGCAGAGCACTTTAAACAATTTAATAATTTTTTTAAATATATTTTTAATAAAAATTTTAAACTATGTCCAAAAACAAAAAAATTATTATCTGTCTATAATAAAAATTATATATTATTATTTCCAAAAAATAAACAAATAACGTGGCAAGAATCTATTTTAGATATTCACTATTTATTTATGGGATTATTAAAAAATCATACTATTAAAAATAATGAAATTATTTTTAAACATGATAATGAGATAATTCAATTATTTAAAGGATGTTGTTATCAATTACAAATACCATTTATACATCAAAATAATTCAATTATTATAAAGTATAAAGAAAATATAAAAAAATTATCAAAATACTTATAACGATAATAATATAAATAATTATTAAATAACCACATGAGGGATTTTATGAAAGAATTTAAAAATATATTAAACAGTTTCTTTAATAGTAATAGTGTTACCCTCCAAGAACATGCCAAATATTTAAAAGAAAATAGTATTAATGATGTTTTTAAAAAGAATCTCTTAAAAATATTTGAAGGATTACAAAAAATTGAAAATAATGATGAAAATGGTATTGGTATTATTCAAGAACATTTTATGAATTTATCTGAAGTATTTGATTATTATAAAACCAATGATATATCACAAATAGAAATACAATTAGCAGAAACTATAAACAATCTTAATAAAGAAAATATGGGTGAGTCTTATACTAATATTATAACTCTATTGGAACAATTACATAATACTAATATTCCAAAACCATTAATTGAATCTGTCTTAGTGTTCGAATCTGAGAATATTTCTGAACCAGTTCTAAACTCAGAACCAACACCAGAAAAAACCGATGGATTAACTACTCCAACGGAACAAGAAATGACTGCTTTAGAAGAAGGATTTAATTCGGGTCGAAAAGCCTGGAAAATGATGAGAGAACAAGGCTTATCAGCTTCCAAATATTCAAGAGAATTAGCAGAGGAAAAATACTCTGAAAGAACCTATAAATGGACTGAAAATTGGATTAAAGGATTTAATGAAGGTTGTAAATTTGAAGAAATGGTAGCTAAAGATAAAAATCCAGAATTATTCAAAGATGAAAAAGCCTCTTGACTTTTAAAAAACCCCCATTACAATCAAAAGCCTAACGCAACAACAGTTGCCCAACCAAAAAAGGACTTACCTTTGTTTCCAAATCGTTTTAACAAAAATCCATTACCCCCAAATGCGGTAACTACTCATAGAATCAACGAAAAAATTAAATCAACGAAAGTTGTGTTGATTGATTCTGAGGGAAATAACCTCGGAATCGTAGATTCTCAAACTGCACTTATAAAAGCTACCGATGCTCATTTGGATTTGGTAGAAGTAAATGCAAATACAAATCCTCCAGTTTGTAAAATAATGAATTATGGTAAATTTGTCTATGAATTAAAAAAGAAAGAAAAAAGTAATAAACAAGGCACTATCGAAACAAAAGAAATACGATTCTCTATCGCTATTGCTGATAATGATTTAATGACTAAAGTAAAACAAGCCAAAGAATTTATACAAAAAGGTTGGAAAATCAATCTTAAAGTCAAATTTAATGGGCGTGAAAAATCTCACCCTGAATTAGGAAAAGAAGTATTATTGAAATTCGCTCAATTAGTTGGCGATGATATTTCAAAAACTGATAAATTATCTCTAGATGGAAAATTTATGTCCATGATGATGATGCCAAAATGATAAATACCTCTAAAGGAAAATTATATGTCATTTAAACAAAAATTAGAAGAACAAGTTGGATTTAACTTTGGATTTGCTAAAAATACTATGCTTCCAGTTGAATATTCACAATTTCCATCAACACAAAATACACCACAAGAAACCACAAATACAGAACCGTTAAAACCAATCATAACACAAGGCGAAACTACCGAATTAAATCAACCAAGAGAAGATAAACAATTAGAAACAAATACCGATCAAACCGCACCCTCTGAAATAATTGCGGAAATTGGAAGTCTTTTAATTTCAATAGGTTATATCTTAGCATCTAATAAACTTATTGATGATAAATATAACAAAACACAAGTTCTTGACTATCTTAATAAACAATTTGTTGAAACTACACCACAAGACGAACCTCAATGCACCGAAGGTCAACCTACTACAGGTCAACCTACTACAGATCAACCAGTGGTAGGCAAACCACAATTCGCAACTGTTTATCTTCAAGAACGACGATCACTAGAACAAAAACTCCTTAAATAAAGATCCACCATGAAAACAGGTTTATTAATCCTCTCAACTTCAATAATCTTATTAACTATTTTAATGGTTAGTAAATTATGCCCAGAAGAATGTTCTCCAAAATATTTTAAACAATTATCTATTATTAAAAATTATAATCACACAACAACTATAATTCCTGATAATAAAGAATTGTTTCAAAAATTAGAAAATATTCTTGAAGAATATAATAATATTGAATATTATTATTATTACGGTGGCAGACATTATATTAAATTATCAAATGGATTATTACAATATAACGATGAATTATGGAAACCCATAACGGTTACGACTACGGCATACACTTGGATGGATGACGGAATCAACCCTAAAATAGGAGCCGGTGATGGAATTACTTCAACTGGAACTAATGCAATCAAGACTTATGGTATCGCCACAGATCCAAGAGCATTGCAATATGGCACTATGGTCCATATTGATGATTATGGGATAAGTACGGTAGATGATACTGGCGGTTTGCCAAGGCAAAGTTATAAAAAAGGAATTGTTCATTTAGATTTAAGAATTCCTCAATTAAAATTTAATAATCAATGGAGAAATATTAAAACTTGCCAGACTATAGCAAGAAAACACGGTATTCAAAAAAATCGAACCGTTCTCATAAGGGTGAATCCATGAACGCAACTATCATTAATAAAATTTTTAAAAAATCCCCAACAGGTAAAAAAACTATTGAACAAAAATTAATAAAATTATCTGAAGAAATTGGCGAATTAAATCAAGCATATTTAAGATTAATAAATCTTAAAACAAAAACTTTAGATGATCCTAAAACATTATTTATCGAAGAATCTTGCGATTGTTTTATTGCTGTTTTAGATGTTCTCGCACATAATCAATATAATAAAAATAAAATTAAACAAATATTTAACAAAAAATTAAAAAAATGGGAAATTTCAAAAAATCGTTGATAAAAATAAAAATCTTGTTATAATATAATAATGACCGGGATTTAAAACAACTCCGCTTGCTAATCCCACAAGCTAACTCATTCCTATAAAGGAAAGGTCATGGATATGCACTTAAACTCAATTATCGCAACTATAACCGATCATAATAAAAAATCATACCGGGAATATGATACAAAATTATTGGATAATCATCGAAAATGTAAAATATTTATGCCTTTTAATACTGAATATCAATTAATGATTAAAAATACTTCTAATAACAGATTATTATTAGAAATTGATATTGATGGTACTAATATTACTCAAAATGGATTAATAATTGATAAAAATACTACTTCATTTATCGAAAGATTCGTAAGTACTAATAAAAAATTTAAATGGGTCAAATCAAATAATGAAAAAGTGACAGACCCAACAAATCCTGAAAATGGTATTATCAAAATTAAATGCTATAAAGAAAAAGACCAAACTTTAGTAGATTGGCTCTCCCCATTACATAACCCAATTACTGATTATCCTCCTTATAATTATCCTCCTACTTCATCATATATACCAGAAGTTTGGCCACTGCCCCGTAGAATGGAGTTTGCATCATCAACAATGGGAACTTTAAAAGGTTCAAAATCATTATGCATGATGAAAGGGGAGTCCTCACAAAATTATACAGCCGAAGTCAATACAGGAGCAACCGTCGAAGGTTCCCAATCAAATCAACATTTCGGTTCTTCATTTTGGAATGGAAATGATGGTTCCCCAATATATTTCACTTTCTATTTATCAGGAACAAACCGTTCGCCAGAAGAAGAACAAGAATATCAAACCTTTTTAAAACTCAAAGAAAAATTTGAGGCTTGACTTTCAAAAAAATCCTATTATAATTAAACATACATAATGCGGGATAGTTTAACCCGGTAGAATGCAAGGCTCATAACCTTGAGATCTGCGTTCAAATCGCAGTCCCGCTACCAATCATGCTCCTATGGTCCAATTGGAAAAGACGCTAGATTTTCAATCTAGAAATCGAGGGTTCAAATCCCCGTAGGAGTATATGGGTTCAAATCCCATTCAGCACTTCTAAAATCCTTAAGATTTTTCTTAAGGATTTTTTAATTTTTTCTGATAGAATAGGAACTTATGCAAACCCCAGATTCTTTCCAAAAAATTCATGAAATCCTTCAAACAAAAATTATCAATAATATTCCAGAAGTGTTTAAAATTATTAATACAAAGAATAAGGATGAAATCGCAAAAAATTTAATGAATGGATTATTTACAGATGAAATTATTACAGAATTAAATGAAATTGGATTAGAAATTGAAAATTATGAAGGATTTGAAATTAATATATATAATTTAGATGTAACTGATAAAGATACCATATTAAAAAATGTAGAATATAAAGATCCTGATTTATTTGGCCAAGAAGTTAAGAAAAAAGTAGAATCGAAAGATAGATATTGTACTTATGCTAAAGAAGAAGATACAGTTTCTTTAAGACTCTTTGATTTAAAAAATGCTATCACAACTAATGATGTTGACACTATTTCTAAAGAAGATTTTTTAAAGATGATTAAATAATTATAAATATATTTAAAAGGAAATTTCTATGGCAAATAAAGATATTGAAAAAATTGACGAAATGCTCAATGAAAAATTTGGGTTTACAAAAATGTTGCCATCATTACAAGCCCCTGATGCTCAAATGCATTCTTTTGTAACTGATCGAAATGGAAGAGGATCAGCTACAGCCGGTGGTCATCCTATGGAAGAATATCGAAATCATATTAAAGCATTATTAGGAGCATTATCAACGGAAGATCAAGGATTATTAGAAAATGCTATTGATTGGAATGCTCTCAAACGGTTAGCTAATAAACATGGATTAAAATCAACTTTTACTGATGCTATTACAGTAATTCAAACAGAATTTGAAACTAAAAAACCAGATTTTGAAAAAATTAAAAAAGAATGGGAAACTATTCAAGATACTGTACCATTTTGGTTCTTAGGTATGGTTGGAAAAGATATTCCAAAAAATACTCCAAAAAAATTACCAGAAGATGAAAAAGAAGCATTAACAAATCTTAAAGATGTTATGGATAAAATTTCACAAATAAGTGGAAAAGAATTTAAAAGAGCATCTTCAAATACTCCAGATGATTCCAAAACAACTCAAGCAGAAAAAAATATTGACAAAATCAAAAAAGATCATAAAATGGTCAAACCAAAAGCTAAAAAAGAACCTACTTTCCCAGAAAAATCTAAAAAATGACATTTAAAAAATTTTATGTAGCTAAAGAATCTTCTGCTAAAGAAAATTATTTTTGTTATATGTTGTATCCTTCTGAAAATAATACACTCAATAAACTTAAAAATATTCAAAATGATTTTTATTTAAAAAATTCTAAAAAAGTTGAAAAAAATGAATTCCATATAACCATTCGATATGTTAAATTAAATCCTCTTCAAAATCCTCATGCATTTATTGAATATATAAAATCATTCCCACTACCAAAATTAAAATCATATATCGTTGGATTTGATTTATTTGGACCAGATAAAGATGCTTTCGTTGCTAAACTTGATCCGGCACCAATTCAAGATTGGTTTACAAAAATTAACGATTGGTTAACTCAACATGATTATAGACCATCAGATTATCAAATATATAAACCACATATCACGTTATTAGAACATTATCAAGGAAAAATACCTCAATTCATACCACAAAAACATCAATTGCCCATAACTCTTGATTTACACAAAGTTTATCATAATGATTCTTTATTATTTTCTGCCAATTCTTCCTATTGATTTTAATATTTTTTAAGTTAAAATACTATTGTCACAATCATTTTAAGGAAGAATATGGAATTAAAAATTAAACGAGAATTTAACTATTCTGATGTATATTTAATTCCCAATCAATGTAAAGTGCATAGTAGGACAGAATGTGATACTTCAGTAACATTAGGCAAATACAAATTTGCCTGCCCTGTTATTCCAGCCAATATGAAAACAATAGTTGACGAAGAAACATGCAAATTTTTAGCAAAAAATAATTGGTTTTATATGATGCATAGATTTGATGTTAACCAATTAAAATTTATAGAATCTATGAAAAAAGATGGTTATTATACAAGTATTAGTTTAGGAGTAAATGAAGATACTTATCAACAATTAAAAGATATTAAAACTGCTAAATTACATAATGATATTGATTTTATGACCATTGATATTGCTTTAGCTGATGCTCCAAAAGCAGAAAAAATGATTAACTTTGTTAAAGTTAATTTTCAAAATACATTTTTAATAGTTGGAAATGTTGCTACAGGGGAAGCGGTGCAACGATTAGAAGAACAAGGCGCAGATTGTACCAAAGTTGGAATTTCTAACGGATCAGTATGTGAAACATATAAAGCAACTGGTTTCGGTAGACCGCAATTTTCTACAGATTTAGAATGTTGTGAGGCTGCTACAAAACCAATTATTTCTGATGGTGCAGCGTCATGTGTGGGTGATATTGTTAAATCATTGGTTACGGGAGCAACCTTCAAAATGTGTGGTTCTATGTTTGCTGGTTATGATGAAAGTGCTGGTGATTTAATAAACATCGAAGGGCATCTAAAAAAACAATATTATGGAAGTGCTTCAAAAGAAAATAAAGGAAAACACTCATTTGTTGAAGGAAAAAGAATCTTAGTAGACTATAAAGGACCAATGGAACAATTATTATATGATATTAAAGCAGGAATAGCCAGTGGAATTAGCTATGCTGGCGGAACAACATTAAAAGATTTACAAAGCGTTAAATTTGTGTATTCAACCCCAAGACATTGGTAAAAAATGTTCCAAAATCAGAAAAAAGGTTATAAATTTGGACCCTTTATTATAATTTTTGATCATTGGCATGATTTTGAAATGAAATTTACTATCATTAAATATGATACAAAAGAAATTATATGGGAAGGGTTGCAAAGAACTGAACGATTATGTTTAGAAACTGCTTTAGAATATTTATGGGAAAATCAAAAAGATAATAATGATTTTGTAAATGATTTAAAAACTTTTATAAAATCATTTAAATAAAGGATTGTATCGAATAGCAACTTCTAATGATAATGTTATATAACAGTGATTTAAGATTCTACTTGTTTCCCAACCATGATATTTTTGTTCTGGATAATTAAAAGTTCCATTTTTGCATCCATCATCATTAATAGCAATATCTTTAATCCATGTCACATAACCAGATTTTTCATTTCCGCCAATTTTTCGACCAAAAGCCCCAGAAGAACCACCACCAGCCCCAATATTATTAAATGCATTTGTTCCACCCATTTCAGAATCAGAAACCGCATCTTCTCTGCCTTTTATATTATCTTGTTTATCTTCAGATTCTTTTACTTGTTCTTGTTCACTTGGTTGTATGTCAATGTTTGTAAATATAGTTACTTCTGAGGTTATGGGTTCATTATGTTCAATAATAAAAGGGGTATCTTTAATAGTTTGTTCAATATTATTAACTTTTTCGGGTTCTACTGGAGGCAAATCTACTCTAACCATTCTAACTGGTGCAGGATCTCTATTAATTGGCGAAGCAATAACAATTACTGCCAAAATAAATATAATTAAAGCATGAAATGATAAAGAAACTACCCAACCAGCAATAGTGGAGTCGGTTTCCAATTCTTTTTTTTGATTTTTCATTTTTTATTCCTTTATATAATTAACTATAAAATATCAATGAGGTTCATTATAATTTTAAATATAAATAAAGGTTATAAAAGGAACATTTAATGTCAGCAAATGATATTATTATTAAGGGCGGATTACGATTAGAGAATCTTGAAACAAAAGATAATAATATTGTTCAAGTCGGTTCTGATGGAAAATTAATTCCTAGTAATTTAACTATTAGTGAAATTATAGCCATATCAGGTAATGTTTATGATTTATACAATAATCAAGTAACATTATATGGGGATAAATATTTAAATGATAAATTAATAATAGGTTCAGATGAACCAGAATTTATAGCAGATAATATTCCATCATTATTAATATTTAAAACAACAAATACTTACAACTATGAATATTCTACAAATTCAACAATCGTAGTACATTCAAGTGGGAAAGGTTCTGCATTATATACATATTCATTAGGTCTTGATAATACAGTATTAGAATTAGGTGGGGTTCATACTGTTATTGATGGCAGTATTAGTCCATCTGGGGAAAGTTTTGGATTAAAAATTGAAAATAATGCAAGTAATGGTATCGCATATGGTATAAAAGTAAAATCAATTAATGGTGATATCAATAGGGCTGGATTATTTGAAGGAAATTTAGAAACTGATAATTTGTATATTAATACATTTACAGTTTCTAATAGTGGAAATTTTTTAACATGGGACCATACCGGCAAATTAGTTGATAGTGGTTATAATGGATCAAATATAAGTGGATCGCCAACTTCATTAACTACTTCTATAACTTCAGATTTGAGTGTCGGAGCAATAGTTGCTGGGGATGTTATACCAAGTGGAACGGATTTAGAAGATTTCATTAATTTATTAATAAAAACCACATTTTATCCAACTTTTACAGCACCATCCTTTTCATTATCTAAAAGTATTTCAAATACAATTGAAATAGGAACCATTATAAATGTTACATTAACTGCCAATTTAAATAGAGGGGCTATTACAGGAAATTTAAGTTCTGGCATTTGGAACCCAAGTTTATTCCAAAATTATAGATCAGGGACCGCTAGTAGTTACATTATAAATTCTATTAACAATGGAACAAATAATATATTAACTATTAATAATTATCAAATTGTACCAGGAAACCAAAATTGGTCGGCAACTGCAAACTATAATATAGGACCGCAACCATTAGATTCTAAAGGAAATAACTATCTGACACCGTTAGCGGCAGGATCGTTAAATGCAACCTCATCAAATACAAATGGAGTCCGGTTATGTTTTTGGGGGACTGATAATTCAATCACACTCCCAAACACGTCAGTATATATTAGAGCATTATCAAATAATTCTTTAAATCCTAGTAATGGCACAACATTTTCAATTTCAATTCCAATTGGAACACAAACCGTTATTTTTGCATATCCCAACACATTACAAGCGGTATCGTCTGTCAAATACGTTGAAGGATTAAATGCAGAAGTTAAAGGTATTTTTACCTTAGTAAATTTTAATGTTGAATCAGCAAACGCATATGATTCGATATCTTATAAAATATATTATTACAGCCCTGCTGTTCCTTTTTCAGCAATAGCAACATATAATGTTACCATATAAGGAATTATAGATGGCAGAATTGCAATTTCCTCTCCAATTTAAACGGCAATATTCAGGTCCATTAGATGCAGATTTAGTATTTGATACTATTGTAAACAAAAATACATATCTTTCAAGTCCATTAAGATATGCAGGACAAATTTGTTCATGCGTTGAAGAAAATGGCAAAATTTTTATTTTAAACAATACATTAGATGAATGGGTAGAAATTAATACAACTATAATTGGACAGAACGGAATTCAAGTAACCAGTACAAACTACAATACCTGGACTATATCAATTACAGGAAATAATTCTTTATCCACATTGTCTGATGTTATTATTACAAATCCTACAAGTGGTCAAAGTTTAATTTATAATGGCACTAATTGGATAAATCAAGTTATTAGTGGCGGAAATAGCAATGTTTCAGCATTAAATGATTTAACAGATGTTATTATTACAAATCCTACAAGTGGTCAAGTTTTAAAATTCAATGGGATCGAATGGATAAATGATAACAATATTGAAACGTCATATTTACATTTAGCAGGAATTATTGATTGTAATACTACCGATAAAATTTATACAATAAATCATATATATGTTGAAAACACAACACCAATTGTATCAATTATTGCTCCAATGTCTGGTTCTGAATTATTTATTGAAAATATATATAATGTCCAACCAACTTTATTTAATGTAGTATTAAGTTCAATACCATCAACAAGTGGTTATCAAATAAGTTGGACCAGAAATAAATTGAATAATAATATAATAACAACAAATTCATTTTTGAGTTTAATTGATACACCAGCATCATATACCGGAAATGCGAATAAATTTATTGCAGTAACCTCCACAGAAACGGGTTTAGAATTTAAAACTGTTAATATATCATCAAATCAACATAATGATTTAACTGGTATTCAGGGGGGAAATGTCGGGGAATATTTCCATTTAACTAATTCTCAATATTTAGATTATATTGCAAAAACTGAAGTAACTAATATAACGGGAAATCTTCAAACTCAAATTAATAATATTTATGAAGAATCTACTGTACTTATTCCTGGTTATGGAATTTCTGTAACTGAATCCCCAACTCAAACCTGGACTATTGATATTACTGGACAATTTGGAGATAATAATTTAAGAACTGAAATTGCAAATATTACGGCAAACTTTGAAAATAGAATAATTGATCTAGAAAACAACCCAATTCCTGATATTTTTAGAACGGAAGTTGAACATATTTCAAGCAATCTTCAATCACAAATTAATAACAAAGCAAATTCATCAGATCTTAATAATTATACATTATTATCAACTACGTCTTCCTTAACAGGAAATTTACAAACACAAATTAATGATTTATCTGGAATATATGCCACAAATACTTATGTAAATAATATTTCAAGCAATATTCAAACACAAATATCATTAATATCATTAAATTCATTAACAGATGTAACAATAACAAATCCCACGTCAGGAAATATATTATATTATGATGGTACTAATTGGTTAAATTATAATTACTCTGGACAATCTACTGCGTATCTTAATTTAGCAGGAACGGTAGAATGCAATACAACCGAACAATCATATACGATTAATCATATTCCATTCTCAGATGGAATTCCTATTGTATCTATTGTTGCCCCAACCTCAAGTTCAAATTTATATATTCAAAATATATATGATATTGATAATGATAATTTTAAAGTTATATTAAGCGATATGCCATCAATAACTGGATATAAAATCAATTGGACTATACAAAAACCAAATAATAATATTTCATCATCAAATTCTTTTTTGGGATTAATTGATACTCCCTCAACATATTCAGGGCAATCAGGAAAACTACTTTCAGTATCTCAAGATGAAACATCATTAGAATTTATAAACGCGACTTCTACAATTCATAATGATTTATTTGGAGTACAAGGAGGAATATCAGGAGAATATTACCATTTAACTAATATACAATATTTGGATTATATAGGAAAAACAGAAGTTGCTAGTTTATCTGCAAATCTTCAAACCCAAATTGATAATATTAGCGGAAATAATTTATTAAATGATTTAACGGATGTTAGTTTGTCAACTCCGACTTCAGGAAATGTATTATTATATAACGGAAATATTTGGATTAATAAACCTCTTATTAAAACTATCACAACCATTTACCAAGGAAATCCAATATCAAACAACAAATTAAGTTTTACTAATATTCCATATAATTTAAATATCAACAAATATAGAATTACGACAGACGGCAACAATTACTCATCGACGTTAAACTTAGTAAAATCAACAACCATTCCAACATCATCGGATATAATTACCAGTATCACGTTAACAAATACCAATAATATATCAGGAACCTTAAATATAACTGTTTCAGAAAATGATTTTATAGGATTTATAACACAAGATACCAGTGCTAATTTTTTAAATGTTCAACTTTTTGGAAATTTGAAGGATTAAAATTATGCCAAATATTTCAACCAATGGAGTATTAATAGCAAACGGAATACAAATTCCAGTATTTTCGGTAAATATTGGAAACATCATAACATTAGATTCAGCAGGGAATATAATACCGTCAAATGTTCAAGTCACCACAATAACAGGACAAGATCAAGCCATTTTGGACGCATTAACCTCCGTTACTGGAAATTTACAAACACAGTTAAATGATATATCAGCTAATTATACTATGTTATCTTTAACAAATTCTATATCAAGTAATATGCAAACTCAAATAAATACTTTAATAGAGGGATTAAAAGAACCAACTGGTTTTGAGAATCGTACAGATTCTTCAATAAGTTTTGATATTGGTACATTAACATTTTCAATTTCAGGCAATCATAATATTTATTCTCATGGTATTAAATATTCAAAATCATCGGCAACCCAAGTTATTAATAATGCTGTAGGTGCTCATTATATTTATTATGATTTAAATGGTAATTTAACATATTCACAAACTGTTTGGGATTTATCGACAAATATTCCAATAACTTATATATATCTAGATTCTACATTAACAAAGGCTTTATTATTTGAAGAACGACATGGTTCCGTAATGGATGCGGAAACTCATAGATATTTACATTTTACCCAAGGGGCACAATTTAAATCAGGTTTGACTATTGCTGATTATGTTTTAAATAGCGACACGGTAGATGATAATAAATATTCTATATCATCAGGTGAAATATTTGATGAAGATATTTTAAATAGTATTCCTGGCATTGCTGATGGTGGTCCTTACAAGGTTGCGTATCGTACTGGAGTTAATGGTGAATGGACTTGGAGTACCACCGAAAGTTATCCATATTTTATTAATGCAAATAGCATAAGATATAACCAATATACTGGTGCAACCTGGCAATTAACTGATATTACTACTAATAATAGATGGGTTAATTATTATATTATTGCTTCGAATGCTTTAAATGATGGTATTTTAATAATTCCTGGTCAATCAATTTATACATCACTTGCTTTAGCACAAGCAGAATCAATAGCATCATTATCATTAGGCAATTTTCCAATAGTTGAAGCGGTTGCGGTTTATCAAGTAACTCATCAATTTAGTACCGCATATGATAACGCTAATGGTCGTGCCAGAATAGTTGCGGTAACAAATATTAAAAATCAAAAACTTAACGCAACATTAATATCAAATAATACCCATAATAATTTATCTGGATTACAAGGTGGCGTTGCTGGTGAATATTTCCATTTAACAAGTTCACAATATTCTGATTATATTGGAAAAACTGAAGTTTCTAATATTTCTGGACAACTTCAATCTCAAATTGATGATAAAGCAAATGCTACAGACTTAAATAACTATACACTATCAACAACTACCGATTCCATAACGGCAAATCTCCAATCACAAATAAATAACATTTTAAATAATAATATAGATATCAATGGTATCAAAACATTTACAAATGATGTAATTATTAATGGGGATTTATTTGTTAATGGTTCACAAATTATTGTAAATTCTACTACAGTAAGTACTTGTGATAATGTATTGTTTTTAAATGCTGGGGAATTAGGATCAGGCGTCACTAATATTTCTGCTGGATTATTAATAGATCGTGGATCATTAGATAATTATGCAATAATATTCGATGAAATTTCAGATAGTTTTAAAATTGGTGAAATAAATGATTTACAAAAAGTTGCAACCCGTGAAGATTCCCCAATTAATGGTGGGGTAGCTATTTGGAATCCTACAGAATATCGTTTCGATACTACTAATAAATATGATACCAATATTCAAAATATTACCGCAAATTATACATTATTGTCTACCACAGCCGGTTTAACGGCAAATTTACAATCTCAAATAAATAATGCAGTATTATTAACTGGGGTTCAGACAATTTCCGGCGAAAAAACATTTTTAAATAATATTTTAATTGGGGCAATTAAAATTGGAAATGGAACTACTACTCCAAAAAATATTTCAATCGGTGATACTTACTATAATTCACAACATGCCAATACAATAGAAGCATTAAAATTGAAAACGTTCCAAGATAGCGGAAATGCTTCAGGCTTAACATTCACCTACGACGGATCTTTAGCAGCACAAGAATACCATGCCGATATACTAATACCAAATTCAACCGCACAACATAGATTCTACTCAGGACCAAATCAAATTCCTTTATGGACTATTGATCCAAATTATTGCAAAACCCCTGGAATACTCAAAATAACAAATACTACGGACACAACCGCCGCAAGCGAAGGATCATTACAGGTTTATGGCGGGGCTTATATCGCTAAATCTGCAATTATTGGCGATACTGCGTCGGTAAATAACGTTGCTCTAACGGTAGGAAACAATCAAAGTGGGGTGGCATTCTTAAGAGCAAGTGATGGTCGTCCAGGCGGTACTCCAACTTATAGAAAAATGGCCTACTTATCAATCGGAGGAACACAGGGACAAGCATACGATAGTAGACTTTCTATCTATGGTAGGCAAGATAATATTTCAACGGCACCAGATAATGCTACCTACAAATTTGTCAATTCAAATGTTGCCGATGGATATGCCTCTGAATATACATTGTTTGAATGTAATTCATCACGATTTACCATTCCTACCGCAACTACAACTGGAACAATAACAGTTACGAGACAAGATTTAACAGCAGAAGGGGGAGAAATTCAACTTTGTAGAGCCACTGATAATACTAATTATTATCGTATAGACTGTTTTGGAACTACAAATACTCCAAACCTAAGAATCTTAAACGATTATGCTAGTTTATTAGAAATTGATTCAAATGGTTTTATTACCATAAATAAATTTACAGGAAAATGCATACAATTAGGAAATTATACAGGCACTAGCACTTCTGATCCTTGCCAAATTAATCTTGGCGGAACATATAGCGATACAGCAGGATCAAATTTAAAAATTAAAATGTTCGATAATGGTAATAGCAGTTTAGATTATGGGTTTGGCGTTTCAGCAAGTCAATTAGATATTCGGGCCGCTGGCGATGCTGATATCGCTTTCTGGATTGCAACTACAGAAAAATTTACGATAAAAAATAATGGCGATTTAAGTCTTATTAATAATGCAAACATATGGTTGAGAGGAAATGGATTAACAGCAGGAAGCGTAAAAATACTTTCAGCGAGTGACAACACTTGCCAAATATCAAGCAATACATCAAATGGTTTATTGATGAAACTTGACGGATTAGATACCTATCTTTTAATTGGAACTCAAATATCACCAGGAACCAACACGTCCTTAAATACAGAAAGAAATATTAATATTATAGATTCAAATTATGGATATAAGGTAAATGATATTCAAGTAGTTGGGGGTCAACAATCTGCCGTTGCTGATGCTACAGGAGCAGGAGATATAGTAGCGCAATTTAATACATTATTATCCCGCCTTCGTACACATGGGTTAATAGCATCTTGATAAATAAAAGAGAGGATCCCAAAAATGACAAACAACATTAACATAATTCAATGCATTTAAAAATCAAAATAATATAAATATTTCATAAGGACAATTAAAAAATGCCAAGATTTTCTTTTGACGGAAAAGTTATTGCAGAAACCGGAATTATCGTAGAATCGTTAAATAATAACGAAAATATCATTTTAATTACTGATATAAATGGAGAAATAAAAAATAGTAATATTAATGTAAATGATTTACTTCTTACCTCGCAACTAAATGCAATAACATCAAATTATTATTCCAAAAGTGATATTGAAAGTATTTCAGGAAATCTACAGTCTCAAATTGATAGCATTTCTGGGTCAAGTAATAATATTATTATTTCACAAGGTTATGGAATTTCTGTTGTTGAAGATCCTACTGGAACTTTTACTATTTCCGTTACTGGCGAATTTGGTGATGCAACTCTTAGATCCGAAGTAGAAAATATTACTGGACAACTCCAATCTCAAATAAATACAAAAGCAAATACATCGGATTTGAATAACTATACATTATTAACTACTACCGCAGAATTAACTGGACAACTTCAATCTCAAATAGATTCTTTTAATATTATTGCTGGTTCAAATATTACTGTATATGAAACCCCAGAAAATACATGGACTATATCTGCTGCAATATCTGGTGGTGGGACAGACCACAATACATTAGCAAATCTACAAGGGGGAACAACTTCACAATATTATCACTTAACCCAATCACAATATTCTAATTATATCGAAAAAACTGAAGTCGAAAATGTTACTGCTAACTTTGAAAATAGAATAATTGATTTAGAAAACAACCCGGTTCCTGATATTTTTAGATCAGAAATTGAAAACATTTCAAGCAATTTACAATCTCAAATAAATACAAAAGCAAATACATCGGATTTAAATAACTATACACTATTAACAACCACGGAATCATTAACCGGAAATATTCAATCACAAATTGATGATTTGTATGTAGATTTATATAATTTTGATACGGATCTCCAAACACAATTAATTAATATTTCGTCTAATTTTACGCTATTGTCTACTACTGAATTATTAACTGGCAATCTTCAATCTCAAATTAATAATATTTTAGACCAATCAACCATTATTATTCCTGGTTACGGAATTTCTGCTATCGAAGATCCTTCTAATACATATACAATTTCTGTTTCGGGGCAATTTGTCGATAATAATTTAAGAACTGAAATTGAAACTATTACTGCTAATTTTGATACTAGAATTACTGATTTAGAAAATAATCAAACTATTTCTACCGGAGTTATTACCGTTTCTGGCGGTACTATTACCGGATCACTATTTGTATATGACGGAGTATACAATACTGGAGGTTCATGGACTACTAGTATTATGCCTTCGGGAGAATATTATGGGGTTGCTTATGGTTACGATAAATTTGTTGCGGTTGGATTTAATTCTGCAACACAAACTCCTATAATTTCTTATTCACAAGATGGAAAATTTTGGAAATCAGCAACAGTTCCACAACAGCTATTAGATAACGAATCAAGTTTATACGATATTTGTTATGGAAACGGAAAATTTGTTGCAACATGCTCAAATTCAGCAACCGAAAATGAAGTAATAATTTATTCAGATGACGGAATTAATTGGACGGTCGCAGTTACACCAAATTCTACATTTCAAACCGAAACCGCAATAACTTATGGTAATGATAGATTCGTTGCGGCTGCTTATAGTGGTGATATTGCAATAATGTATTCTTACGATGGAATAAATTGGACCCATGCTGATTCCGTTACCGATTTTGGGTGGCAAGACTTATCTTATTATAATGGTAGATTCTTTGCTGTTGGGGATCAGATTTTTGGTTATTCAGACAATGGTATCAATTGGGTAATTCAAAACTCTTTCGGATACGAATTTTTTTACATTTTAACTTGTGGAAATGGAATAATATTAGCAACAAGCGCATTTTCATCAAATTATACTTTTTATTATTCTACTGACTTTGGAAATAATTGGAATTCAGTTATTATTCCTTCATCACCAACTATTTATGATCTTATATTTGCAAATGGCCAATTCATTGGATTAGATTCATTAGGAAATACATATATTTCTAAAGATTGTGAAAATTGGACAATTTTAAATAATATCGAACCAAATTCTTATGCTGGTATGTATTATGCAAATGGCATGTTGATTGCCGTTGGTGAAAATTCCTGTGCAATTAACGGTTGGTATAATGGTACTCATTCAGGATCTTCCACAACTATTTCTGCCGGATCAGGATTGACAATTCATAATGATTTAACAGAAATTCAAGGTGGTACTTCAAACGAATATTATCATTTAACCAATTCTCAATATTCTGATTATATAGGAAAAACTGAAGTCTTTAATATTACTGGAAACCTCCAATCTCAAATAAATAACAAAGCAAATACCACAGACCTAAATAACTATACATTATTAACTACTACTTCCACTTTAACGGGAAACCTCCAATCTCAAATAAATAACTTAAATTTAAATACGTTATCTGATGTTAATATTACAAATGTAACTGGTGGTCAAATATTATATTACAATGGAAGCAATTGGCAAAATAAAGACCTAAATATTCCTGGTGGTGGTTGGGCATATTCCTCTATTGTTGGATTAAGTGGAGTCCAGACAACGGGATTGGCATTATATAATCCCATTAAATTTACTAATATTATAGGAAATCATACATTAAATACATATAAAATTAAAATATTAGCTAATCAAACTGCAATGTTAAAAGCAGGAGTGCGAGCAGAATATACAGCAACTACAGGATGGGCAAAATTCCAATGGTATGATGTTACTAATGCACAATATGTTGGGGTGGAAATGCATGCGTTCCCACCAACCTATAATTATCAACAATTTACTGAATCAATCGTAGTTGCAAGAATTTCAACAACCGTAGATACAGAATATGAATTGAGAATAACTGGAATTACAGGAGCAATAAGTCAAATAAATGCGGCTTGGGCTACCGCAGAATCCACTGATGCAAACTTTATTGGAAGAACTGAAATTGCTAATATTACAGGAAATTTTCAAACTCAAATAAATAATTACACATTATTATCTACTACCGCATCATTAACCGCAAATCTTCAAACACAAATAAATAATATTACAGCAAGTACAAATAATCACAATTCGCTACTTAATATACAAGGCGGAATAAGTAATCAATATTACCATTTATCACAAGATCAATACGATAATTTTATTTCATCAACCACAGTTTCCTCGTTAACAGGAAATTTACAAACTCAAATAGACAATGTAACAGGAACCGGGGCAACAATATTAAACGAATTAACTGATGTAACCATTTCCACACCAACTTCAGGACAAATATTATATTACAACGGGTCGCAATGGATAAATAATACTCCCGTTACAAACCCATATGGATCTATGTATTTAGAACCAGAAACCGTTAAATCTATTACTGTTAATACGAGTGGGGCGGCATTAAATATATATACTAATGTATCATCAACATATGGAATTACTACATCATTATCAGCAGGGAAAATTTATTTTCAACAACCCGGTAATTATTATGTATCAACAACCCAATCGTATTTTATGGGAACACCAGGACCAACCAGTGATAATATTAATTTCAGGCTATATAAAAATAATCAAAAAACATATTTGTATAATATTCAAAACGCAATACAAGGAAAATGGATATCATCGTCAAATTTCGGAATTATATCAGTAAACGCCAATGATTATATAGAAACTAAAGTTACTTCCGGCACAACCACTCCATTTGATTTAATTTTTTATAGCGGAACATTAAACATTTTTAAAGTTTAATAGTCAGGAAAATATTTTATGGTATATAATAAACAAGGGAAATTTTGGAATCATAAAAATGATACCCCAGCCTCAACTAATTATAAAGTATTATCAGAGCATTATTTAGCAGAAAACGGAAAAATAACTATTAATAATGACCAAGGCGATCCAGTAACCAAAGTTTATAAACTATTAATAAATAATCAAATACAATTTCATACATCTGTATTTCAATATGATTTAACCAATAATTGGATAAATCTTGTAAATATTTCTGGTGGATCATATTCAGATATTGATATAACAGCATTACATACTCTTGAAGAAAACTTATACAATTTTAATTTAACCAATAAAATTACAAACTTATGGCCATTGGTCGGAAATAATTTACAAACAACAAAATATCCATTAATAGGAAATGATATTTTAACATCAGTATCATTTTTAGATTCTGATTATTCACGAACAACCGGAATTGTTGGAAAAACTGGTGGTGGATATAAAACCACATATTATCCTCCAGGGGCAGGCTTTTTAGCTGTAGATATTTTACAAGCTCCAGTTTCAGGAACAGGTGGCTATTGGCCAATGGGCGTTAGTGGAGGGGGTGGATATTGGGGCCTTCAAGACTATACAACGCCAAGAATGTATTCCTATTATGATCCAGTTAATGCATATGTTTCTCCAGGGGTATCGTTACCATCATTAATAGGCGTATGGTGTTTTGGAAGAAATTCTGATAAATATAATCCATTATATATAAACGGAACCTTTTATGCAGCAAGAACAACAGCATCAACATTAAATACATCAACAAAACCATTATATTTAATGGGTAGAAATTCATTAGCTGATGGAAGTATGAGAAATTCATTTTCTGATGGCGGAAGATGTGGATTGTTTGCTACTTTAGTAACGGATTTAACTGTCACAGACCATGCAAATCTTGTTACTGCTATTAATAATTTTAGAACAGTTTTAAATCGTTCTTAATAATTTTTTATTATTTAAGATTCATGAAACCAATGATTGCGTATGGGATTTGATCATCATTTGTTTTAAGAATAAGTAATAATTTTTTATTATTTTTAATAATAACGAATGTTATAGTGAATTTTAGAGTAGTTTGAAGATCATCAACATTTAATTTAAAAGAATCTTGATTATCATTAACTAAGAGTGTTTGTAATTCTACCAAAGTTAATAATATTTCAGTAAGTAATAGACCGTGCTGTTCAGTATATGATTCAGCAAAGACATAATTAATAATATCAGGAAAAGAAATCCAAGAATCAGGATTTTCAGTGAATAATTGAATTATTTTATTTTTGATAAAATTTTCATTCATTACCAATATTATAGCGATTATTTTTTAATTTTAGTCCAATTTTTATATAATTTGAATAATGAGGTAGATTCTTTAATAATATCTTTAGAGAATTGTTGTTCAAGGATATCATTAGCTTTATTCATTTGTAATAATTGTTCTATTTGTTGTTTTTGTTGTTGCAATTTTAATAATGCTGTATTAAATGGGAAAGATTTAACGGTATCATCATTTAAGAGCAAGAATTTTATTACTTTTCCTAATGGTCCTTGTAGGAAAGGGGCGATATTTGCTTTTAGAGAGTTTATATCAATATTATTAGAATTTTTAGCAGAAGCAATTTGTTTTAATTTTTTAACACAATCATTATAATTTTTAGTAGTTTCGAAAATAGGAGCAATCATAACATCGTCTCTGGTGTATGGGCTAACAGTATAAACTTGTTTAGTATGGTCTGTAGCGGCATTATATTGTTGAGAATGAGCATCAACTTGTTTATAATGTGGAATATCAGTAGGCGATTGTTGAGCAGTTAGACGAGGTTGATAGAAATTGATATTTTGTGATCTTTGTTCGGTATTTTCTGTATCAAGTGGATTTGGTCGAATTGGTGTATGCAATTTAGAATATTCTACATTAATATTAGCAACGCTTTGAATGAATAAGAAAATATTTAAGAATTTTTCATCTTTTTCATCAATAGTTGCTTTTTCAAGGTAATAAAAACATTCTTTTAATGATTTAAAAGCCCATTTATCTCGTATCATTAATATACCAGCTTTTTTATAATGTTGTATATTTACAAGAGTTGTATTAGCCAAGGTATCATATTCAGGTATAAATTTAGTATATAATTCTTTAATTTCTTCTTGAATATTAGTTTTTTCTTCTTGAACTTCTTTTACATATTGCATTTTAGATTTTTTTAATTTTTTATATGATTTGATAGAATTATCGACAATACGATTAATGACTTCATCTTTAATATTAAAAAAAGATGTATCAGATAATTCAGGAACAGGTTCATTAGCTGATGTTGCGAATAGGGATTGGTTTTCTTGAATTTTTTTAGATTTTTTAGATTCGATTTTTTGTAATTTTATATAATACTCAGCATCTTCCCAAAGATGATCCATCGCTATTTCTTTTTGTAATTTTTTATTATTAGTATGTTCAGATTCTACTTTAATACCTTTTTCCAATTGTCCTTGAATATATTTAATAGTTTTGTTATGTTTTTTAGCAACATCTTGGATAGTTTTATTATCTGCCAATCCACCTTTTAATAATTCTTTTTCAAGAATTAATTTATATGATTTTTTTAGAGAGAATTGGTTATCATTCATAAATTCAGCCCATAATTATTGAAAATTTTTCGCAATCATCTTTAGTGACCGTTGATTTTTTAGATGTTTTTTTATATTGTTCCCAGGCGGATTCGCATATTTTTTTCTTTTGTGATTTAGCTTCGGACATATCGAAATTTTTTGCTTGTCCTGGGACTTTGCCATTAGTAGTTCTTGGGGTTTGTTCTTCAAGAACATCTTTTTCTTCTGGAGTTTCATCAATAATTTTTTTATTTTTAAGTGTATTAATTTCTTCTTTAATTTTAGACATATTTTGTTTAGCAGATTCCAATTCTGATTTTTTTTGGCCTAATTCAGAAAGATATTTTATTTCTTCTTCTAATTCTTTAATATTCGTTTCCATTAATGATTTTTTTTCTGTTAATTTTTTAATTTTTTGAGCCATAGTATCATCAATAGTTGGAGTATCTTGTTTATTTTGTTGTGATTCGACCAATAATTTATAGGCTTGCTTTAATTGATTCATAAAAACTCCTGATTTAATTATATTTATATTAAATAAATAAAAAAAGGGCATATAAAATGCCCTTTTTTATTATTATAATTATTCAATTATCATTTTTTAGCATAGCGAGCAGTATAATAGGCTTTCCAATCTTTTTTACCTAATGTAGTAGGATGCCGTGATTCATCTAATTTTTGTTCTGCGGTATCATCTTCATCGCTTTCTTGTAATTCTTCATCTTCTTTGGGTTCGTCAACGTCGGCTGGGGGAACATCACCAGCAGGAGCATCCGTAGGAGGAACATCACCGGCAGGAGGCATATCACCACCAACAGGGGCATCACCTACTGGAGGCATATCACCAGCAGGAACATCACCGGCAGGAATTTCATCTTTTGGTTCAATAAGATTAGCAGCATCATGAATAGAAGCATATTTATCAGTTGGGTATACAACTACAGTAAATGAACCTTGTTGATCATCATTAACAACACCTTTAAATATACCATTTGCATCAGCTTTTAATTCGATATCAGTTGGAAGATTAGTTAAGGTTTTTTGAATAAATGAATCAGTCTTCATTTGAGATTCTTGATCCATATCGGTGGTATCACCTTCAGGAGCATCAGTCGCAACGGGTTCAGGAGTAGCAGGATCAACCGGAGCATCATCTGTAGGAGCAGGAACATCAGGGGTATCTACTGGATCCGTATCTTCAGGTTTTTCTTCCTCTTTGATAGGCATTTTCATGCTTTCAGTAAGCATTTTTTGATACGCACCCTTTAATGATTCATTTAATTTAACATGTTTTTCATGTAATTCTTCACGCTTACTGGCATCGTAATATTTTTTCATTTCTAAACTCCTTGGTTTATATTATTATTTATAATCCCAAATCATATTTTTATTAAATTATTTGGATAAAAACCTTGTTACTTAAATCTTTTACAGATTGTTTATCATATCCAATTCCATTTTTCTCTAATAATGCGGTAATATCTGAAGCAATAGTTGTATCTGAATCTGTAAATTGAAACAGTAATCCAGGTTTATCAGAATTATTTTCATCCTTTACAAATGTTATTTTTAAATTTTCTTTTTCATTTCCAGTGTTATCAAAAATAACTGTAGCTTCTCCTGTAGGATCAATAGTAGAATCACCTAATAATTTAATCTTAGGAATTAATGATTCCCAATATGTATCATGATCAGGATTATTACTTGGAACATCTATTTTTTTATAAGAATCTGATACAGTTTCTTGAATTATTGAAAAATTCTCTTTAAATAAATCTTGAATAACCTTTTTGGTTCCAGTTTCTTTTGATTTAATTACTAAAGGATGTTCTGGAATTGGTTTTGGAATAATTTCTTCATTTTTTAATATTTTTATCAATATTTCATTTAAATATTTTTTATATTCTTCAGTCATAATTCCCTCATGCTACATATTTTAATCGTCTTTTCAATTTTTTAATTGTAAATATACAATTATCTGCTTTATATTTATACAATTCAAGCATATCATTTATTAATAAAGATTTTTTTATTTTTTCTAAGGTATTAAAATATAATCGTAATTCAGCATTCGTATGACAATAATGAATAACATTATGACATGTTCTACAAACATATATAACGTCATTACCTTTTTTTGACCCATTTAAAGATGGATGCAAATGATGATACGTCATATAATCTTTTTTATGGTTTCTATTACATAATGGACAAACAAAATAGTCCATTATCCAATGACCGTATAATTATTGAGGATCATCAAGAATTATTTATAAATCATTTAATCAAAATCATATATTTTTTCGTTATCTGGATTTCTTAAATACAAATAAGCATCGAAATCATTAAATTCTGTTTCAGCTTTTTCAATCATCCAAAATGCTGGTTCAATATACGGGAAAAAGGTATCAGCATTTTCAACTTCAACATTTTTCATAATATTAATATACATTTTATCAACAACATTTTTATGCAATGCATCATCATACAATTTCCCACCACCAATAATAAATACTTCTTCTACTCCATTTTCATGCAATTCAGTCAATGTTTCAATTAAATCATTTTGATATAATGGGCCGAATGGATTATCTGACATATGATCTATTAATGATTCATCTGATGTTAAAACTATATTAAAACGTTCTTTTAATGGTTTTCCATTTAATGATTTCCAAGTATTTTTTCCCATTATTATAGGATGGCCAATCGTTAAGGATTTGAAATATTGTAAATCTTCTTTTGAATGCCAAGGAATTTTTCCATTTTTTCCTATGGCTTGATTTTTATCCATTGCCACTATTATTGATATATCCATTTATTTTTCCACAAAAATGGGAAATTTTTCGTCATGACTATATCTATCAAATTTAAATCGTTTCTGTAACAATTCATATTCATTATGAGACATTGTTTCTACAGAAAGATGAATTTGAGGCATTTCAAATTCATCTTTTTTTCTAGATTCTAATGGTTTTTGATATATAAAATATAACCTAACATCATATTCGTCAAAATTATTTCCAAAAAATGTTTTCTTATCTTTTTCAATTTTTGTTAATACTGGTTCTTGATTAATAAAATATTTAGCATAATCATATTTAGTTAATTCAGATTCTAGAGTTATCATACCATCTTCCACACATTGAAACCACCAATACGATGGCACATCATCAATTTCTCTTTTTTGTTCATCTGTTGAATTATTCCAAATATTTTCTAATTGTTCTTCTAAAATAGTTTCTTCCTTACTAAATTTTAATAAATTTGTTATTCTTAATTTAGAGATTTGTTTTTGAATCTCTAAATATTTTTTAGCATTTTCGGTTAATTGTTGGTCGAATTTCATAATTAAAATCCTTCTGATTGAGCAATAACATCAGAATTATTCTCTAATTGTTCAAAAATTTCAACATATTCTTGGTCAACATCAGTACCACCATCATTGATGGTAACAGTTGAATAATAAATTTCAACAGATGACATTTTTTTAAAATCCCCATACATTTTCAATATTGATTTACTCTTTTGGGGCAATTTTTCAAAGGTTTCAGTGTTCATTATAATTAAATATGATGATGATGAAGAATTAGTTATGAAATCAGTTTTAATTTTCATGGTTGGTTCCTTTTATTTGGTGCATATTAAAAATTATCTGAGGAAGTTATAACGGTTTCATCCTTTTCCAACTGACGATAAATATTACAATACATAGAATCATCCTCATTCCACCCGCTATCAGATATAACTATGGTAGAACAATAAACATTCATATTACCCAATTTTTTAAATTGTCCATAACTTTTTAATAGTCGTTGATGATCTTTTGATAATGTATTAAATTTATCTTCAGTCATTACAATTAAATATGATGATGATGAAGAATTAGTTATGAAATCAGTTTTAATTTTCATAGTTTTCGCCTTGTTTAAAATTATTCTCAAATTTTTCTCAAATTTTTCTCAAATTTTTCTCAAATTTTTCAACCGCAGTAATAACATTTTTATATGTTACATATTTATTTTTAAGATATTCTGTCATAGTTTTCTCTGTCCATCCTAAATGGTGGGCCATGATATAAAATAAATCTTCTTTTTTAACTCGTTTAAATTGGCATATTGGACAATGTTTTTCTGCTACATACTCTTCATCTTCATCAGTATATTCAATATCTTCATCACCATTGCGTATCAAATAATCTGATAAAAACGTGTGGCCATTTTGGCATTGAACCAAATCAAAATCTGAAAGAGAAGCATCCCTTTCGCTAAATATTTCTCCTGAAACATCACAAATATAAGAGGATGATGAAGAATTGGTTATAAAATCAAGTTTGAACTTCATTTGGTTCCTTTCGTCAAGATGGTTAGCATTTCAATTACGACCTTTTTAAAGTCATCATCGGTTTCTACTTCTCTACCAAGCCAATAAATTTTTCCTGACATTTCGATTTTAATTATTGGGGTTTCTTGATTTCCAAAGTTAATTGTATAATTAGAATTATAATCCGTTAATAGATACTTTGTATCATTTGTATAAATTATTTCTGATTCAGTCATATTATTTTCCTTTAAAAATGCTGATAGTCTGCAACGATCAGACAACCTACCGTTTACAAAACGGTTGCTCTGCCAATTGAGCTATATCAGCATATGTTGATAATTATTTTAACCCAAAAAATATTTTTGTCAACCAATAATTCAATTATTTATAATTTTATTATAATAAGATTCGGGAATTTGTACAACAATTCGATCAATATGAGATAATTCTATTGTTGTATAATGGCACCGATCCTGAACAAACACACTATAATTATCAAACTTATCTTTAGGAGGAACGGAAACATCAACTTCAAAATAAAAAACCTTAACCTCGCCTATATAACCACTTACGCAAAATGTAGCATTAATATAATAATTCGATGAATTTATATATTTAAATATAATATTTGAATCAATGATATTATTATATTTCTTATAATCTTGAATGATTTCAACCCAACCAGGATAATTATTTAACCAAATAGTTTCTTGATATAATCTTTCATAATTATCACTATCCTCATTATTATCTATTTCGTTGGAACAACCAACTAATAATAGTAACAGGATTAAAAAATAATGTTTCATAAATTATCCTTCGTTTATAATATTATATGTTCCATCTACTTTTATTTTCCAATTGACAATTTTTGTCAATGGCATTTTTTCATTTTTAATATAATCAGGGAACCAATAATACGTTCCATTTTCATTTATTTCAGAATTAAATTGAATATTTAACGAAAATTGATACATATTATCAGTTGTTCCTATTATATAAATATGATAATATTCCGAAAATTTATTATTACTAACAAAATTAAAATCAATTGGAGCGATAACAACCCCATTGTCATATTTTTCCCAATATTGATTTAAAGTGACTTTTCCAATTTCTTTCATTCCGTCAACCACAACTAATGATATTTGATAATACTGACTTTCAATAACTTGATGATATTTAATAGTATGTTCTTCAGTTTCTTCTGGGGGTGTGGTATTTAAATAATCCTTTTTAGTTGCACAAGACATTAAAAATAATAAAAACACTAAAAGTTTTTTCATAATATCCACCCAATACTAAAGACGACTATAAAATAATTTCTGGACTATTATAAATAATAACATGAAAGATATTAATTATTATTTAGTCAAACAAGATGATCAATCGTATGCTTTTTATCAATTAATCAAAGATAATGATAATTATTATTTTGTATCACAACATAAACAATATTTAGAAGGTTATTGTTTAGATGATCTAAAAATAAAATTTAAATTATTTGAAAAAGCTATGGAAAATTGTATTAATTATTCTGATATTAAAAAATTATGTTGAAATTGTTTATAACAATTGGTAATCATATTATAATCTTTAATATGTAAATATTTTATATCTTCAATACAAACTATTTTATTATATTTTTTATAAACTACTCCAGAGCATAATTTTAGAGTTGAAAACCAATCTAAATAATTTTTATTATCTATTCGAATATAAGACAATTTATATTGATCTTCAATAGATAAATTATGATAATTTATTGCATACCCATGTTCATCTATTTTAATATAAGGATAATCATGATGATCTATTGGATGACTTTGTTCAATAGGATAATCATATTTTAAAAATATTTTAGCCTCTTCAAGAGTCAAATTTAAAGAATCAGTATCATATTGGGAACCGTACCCAAAAGTTATAATTGATCGTTCTTCCATTGGATTATTTCCTTAATTTATTAATAAGGTGGATAACTTTATCTTTTTCAAATGAGGATAATGAATCAATAAACAATTTTCCATTCAGATGATCAATTTCATGTTGAACAACTATAGCAAATAATCCTTTACAATGATATTCCTGATCTTTATTTTCAATATCTTTATATTTCAACGTTAATTCTTGGAATCTTTTATTTTTTGCAGTTATTTTAGGCAATGATAAACAAGATTCTTTATAAAATATTTGTCCAACAGGATTTACAATAGAAGGATTAAAAATCATTTCTGGGCAATCAGAAGGCAAGGAATTAGATTTCTTAACCACAAAAAAGGATTCTAACATTCCAACTTGTTTAGCAGCAAGAGCATATCCATTCAATAAATTGCATTCTTTGATCATCTGAACGCAAGTATCAAAATATTTCGATGGATCATCCACCGGAATTGATACGTTATACAAAAATGGGTCAGGATATTTAATTAATTGTTTCATGGGTCATATTATGCATATAAATTAATTTATGTCAAGATATTTCTGTGTATCAAAATAATGATTTTTTGTTCTTAAAAACATATTTTCAACTCTTAAAAATGATGTTTCATTATCAAAAATATGACAATAATTAAGAGATTTTATAGTTTTTAATTTATTAAATACTTCAAAATTTTTGTTATTAACATCATTATCAATTTTAGTTGATGATATTAAAATAACATTTCCTGGCAAATTTTTAATATCTTGCCAAGTTATTGATTCTAATTGTTTCCAATAATTTATCAATTTTTTATTAGAAAATTTATGAATCCATAGATAATCTTGAAAACCATATTCCTCACTAATTAAACAAAGTTTTTCATTATTTTTTAATTTTAGATTAAAATTCTTTAAAAATATTTTATAATTCATTGGAACATTCCTTCCTCGTCAAAGTTTGCGATTTCTAATAATATATCGCCATGGCATTTTTTTGGCGAACAATAACAAACTAAATCTTTTCCTTTTAATTCTTTTTTAGCATCACTTAATAATTCAGGTTGATTCATTATCCAGTTTTTGTATTTCGCTATAACTTCTGTCCTTGTTCCATCTTTTCCAATGATAAACGGATTTCCCCATTTTGATGGGCGACCAATAAAAACTGATCCGGCAGGAATATTATCTTTAGAACGATTTAAAACTTTAGGCATATTTTTTTAAATTTTTTATTAAAAATTCATAATAATCAGTTAAATTATTAAAATTATCTGGAACACGATTCCAACAATTTGGATGTTGAATAACATTTTTATAATTATTATCTATTAATAATTTAAACATTTGATCTGATTTTTCGATATTTAATGAATGAATAACAATTAATTTAAAAGAATCTAAAATATCTTTTCGAATAGTTAATAAATACTCTAACAAATCCATTCCTGTTTCGTCAGGAAGAATTGAATATTCTAAATCATGATCCAGCATTAAAATGTCATATTTTAAATTACCGGCATAAATTTTTTCTAAAAGATCAACAGCATAAGAATAGGTCGTTTCTCTACAAATAATAGAATTACTTAAAACTTTTTTAAGTTTTTTGAATCTATCGTCATCGTCTTCAAGCATGAATATATGCATGGGCATCATTCTCGGTTTAAAAAATTATAAGTCAACATGTTTCTTCAACCAAACCTGAAGATAACCAGTACAATTAACAAATTTATTAATAGTTTCTAAATCTATTTTATTATTTTTAACGTCATCAACAGAAAATGAAATTATTGTTAGGTTATCTTTGACAATAGATAAATTTTTCATAATATCATCTTTTTCAATAGGGGCGGTAAATAATCCAGAAGAATTCATTAATTCAATATTTTTTTCAATTTCCTCAAAATTTGGATTTGAGTATTTTTGGACCATTTCTTTAAAACTATTATAAACATTTTCTTTTGAACCATGTTTTAAAACAACATAAAATTCGGAATCATATAAAAATGATACTATTGATCCGCAATCAATAGTATCATGTGGCATTTCAAAATAAAACTTATCATTTTTTAGATAATAATAAAAATCATCCATGATAATATTCCTTAGTTATTTTGCAAGAATGATTCGATATTATTTAATTCTAATTCAGTTTTTGCTTCTTCGCTTATTAATGAATTGAGTTGTTGTTGTGTTTTATCTAGTTGTGCAGATTTTTTATTATATTTAATCAAATCAATTCGTTGTTTAAAATCATGAATCCAATCATTTATTGAAAAATTTGATACCATTAATGGTTCAGTATTAACATTAAGAATAGAAGATGCTTTATTATAATAATCTTGAATTATTAAAATTTTTGACATAATTTCGATTATTGATTGAATATCATTAAGAGTATTCAGGTTATAACTTTCATTTGAAAGTTTTAGAATAGCATTTGTTTTAAATGATATTTTTGGTTTTGATCCCAAATTCTTTTTTTGGGTTTCAACCATTTCTAATAGTTGTTTGATTTTTTGATCATTATTTGTTTTCGGTGTCATATAAAATCTCCTGAATCTATATTGGTTTTTATTCCATATTTATTTACGGCCATCATATAATATAAATTATACAAATTCGAAGTGATCACAGTTATATCTTGCTGACTATGCCAATAATTATAATTTCTGGAAGTTTTTGTATATTCTAATTTAGTATTATCTATTATTTTAATAGTTGAAATTTCATCATATGGCTTAGAAATATACATTGTTTTATTTCTGCAATCAGACATATAAGAATATAATTTCAATTCATTATCATTTAAAAATTTAAATACTGTTTGACTTCTATGATCTAGTTTTTCTTGATATTTACTAGGATCATCTATTTTAATCAATTCCAACCGTTCAATAGGAGAACATAATAATGATTTTGTAATATCTTCATATGAATTGGCGAAAGATTCATGAATAGTATCATCTTCCCTATGAGAAATTTTAGAAAAAGAATCTTCTAACAGATATTCATATGTATGTTCAGAATATCTACTATTATAAAACATAGAACCATTATAATATGAAGAAGTATGATTCTTGCCAAGTATTTTAAAAATATGTTTTTTACCAAGATTTTTATGTTCTGCTATATGGGTTTCGGTATTATACACCCACCGATAAATATCATGCCTTCCTAAATATAAAACTCGTTCAAGATCTTTTTTAATAATATAAACACATCCTTCTGTAATATCAGATTTGGCAATTTTATGAGATTGTATATTAGTATATTTAATAGATTCTTGATAATCTTTAGAAGATGCAGGCAATAATACTAATTCTTTTCCATCCCAAGCATATACAAAATCGCCTTCTAATCCTTTTCCTTTAACGCTGGAACATTCTTGTAATATAAACAATAAATTTTCTACCGTTATTTCAAATTCAAAATCTCTCGGATCATAAACCCGAACATGAGCATGACGATGCCGAAACCAATCACCATGATAATCCCCAACTTTTTTATTCAAAACAAATCCTGATGTTGGGGTATTATCAAAATCATTTGTCTCTATTTGTTTATCTCGCCATGAATTCCAGCTTGTTTCTTTTCTAAGAATATTTTTTTGGTCATAATAAATAACATATGCCAATTTTTTTGTATAAGTATCTTTACGGTTTTGATAACCAACTTTTATTTTCGTTGGTATAAATAATTTACTATTCATTTGATTATTTCCTTGAATTGTGATTCCGTATTTTTAAATTTTTCTAATAATTCATTTTCGCATTCAGAATACATCATTTGAATTTCAGGATCATTAAAATTATAAATTCGATCTTCAAATGAGGTAGTTTCAACACGATCCAAGAATCTGGTTTTAAAATCTGCTAAATCTTTTCCATAAATATGATAAGAATCTGCCTGCCAATTCAACCGACCCATTTTAATATTCCAATTAGTTTTATCTTGAATTGGTTTAATAATGGATTGTTTGATAAATTGAATAAACCCAAATTGATTCATAAAATTTGCTGAGAAAGCATCATTACTACGGAAACGAATATTTGTATTGAGATAATAAATGCCATTATCTTCTAACAACCGGAACCATAAGGATTGAAGGCAATTATGAACTATATGATTATTAACAATTATAGCATGATCATTATGTGTAACTTCAAAATCATATACATCATCAACACAATTATGGGTTATTTTTGTAATTGGTAAATACAATATATTGTTTTGTATTTTAAAGTTTATAGATCTCCATCGGATTGACGGAATTTTATTAAATGCTCTATGGCAACTATAACCATATTTTTTAAATATTTCTTTAATTGGAATTCCGTTTATTTTATCAGAATTAATCCTTTTATATAATTCTATTTGTTCATCGTGTTTTTTCTGAGTTTTATTTATTATAGATTTGGCAACTATATATTTTAATTGTTTTCTGCTATCCAATCGAAAATCTATTTTTTCTAACAATAATTTTATACTATAAAAATCATTAACATATAATTTATAAGTTGGATTTTTTGATTTATTTGAATAAGATATATGTCTACTATATGTAATACCAAATTCATTTAACAATTCTTCAACATAATCAATACATTTTTTCCAATTCATACCAAGTTGTATTGATATTTTTCCATTTTTTGTAATATAAATACATCCCTCTGCGGAATACAAACCAATCAAAAATTGAATTTTTTGTTCATAATTTAATTTAAATTGTTTGATTATCATATTTTGATTTATTTTTTTGCCAACTATACAACCAATATTCGCCAGTTTTTCATATAATTCTTTTGAAGCAACATAAATTTTTTTAGTAGTACCACCTGTTTTAACCATTGCGGATTTTATAAATTTTTCTTTACATATTATTTTATTATTTGTATTTTTTGATAAATAATTATAAATCCAAGAATCATCACTGTCTTTATGCATTGAAAAACACACATCATGACGTTTTATATTTCTTGAATGATTTTTTCCACTTGATAACCACCCATCACCATGCATAAATCCCAACACATGATAATCAGTAACCTCTTTACAATTGTCAACTAGCGCAACATAATCTAAAATTTTTAATTTATTTGCTTCTATCCAGTTACCAGAATCAGAATATATTAATTGGTCGGGTGATACTATAATTTTATCATAATCAGTTTTAAATTCAATAGTTTTAGATTTTTTAGTAAAAAATTTAGTAACGATATCAATCTTATATTTGCGTTCTGTAAAATCATATACAAATATTTCGTCCCCATTTTTTAATTTTTCTATCTCTATTTCACCTTTTGGGGTCTTTACTAATGATCCTCTGGCAAAACATGCAGGATCATAGCAATTTGTGTCAAACCTAGGATCCCAGGTAATCATTTGAGCTTGTCTAGTAAATGGTTGATTAATCAATTTATTAACAACAATTTTTATTTGGTCTATATTTTCGCCAAGCCATGATATTAAAGTATCAGAAGATTTATATTTAATACGACCCCAATGACGCAAACGACCAGAATAAGTATATTCCCATCTGGTATCATGTTCATCATTATAATTTTTTATCCAACCATCTTTAACACCCATCAATTCAAAAACATATTCCCGCAAATCTTCAATACCACCAGGAAAACATTTATGAATCATTGGATCGCTATCTGGTTCTAAAGTAGTCATATTCATTGTACAATCTTTTGATAACGGATCACCGGGTTTATCATATTGGGTTTTAAATTCGACCCCATTTTTCCATAATTCTAACAATGATTTTTCATAGGTTTCGGCTAGGGATTTACCCTCGACATGAAGTACCGGGATGTTTTTCATAGTTTTCCTTCCGTGGTTTATGATTCTACATTGTTGTTTATTATTGTCAAGTTGTTAGCCAGTTATGCATAAAATTAATATACATTAATATTACCCATATGATTAATGATGTAAAAGTATTCGTTAACAATTTAAACCCAATGGTTTCAATAATATTTCCTATGTCAACCCCACTAGAAGCATTTCCCGTATCAGATGATGTTTTTTTGTTTAATGTTTTCATATTCATAATCAAAGGCGTAATTCTTCCTGAAAACATGTCAACTATTAAACAAGAATATTTAAGATAAAAGGGAATAAAAAAGAAATTTAAAAGCATAAAATGGGTTGTTGATAATTCTGGCATATCATAAATACCCTCAAAAAACAGTTACCAAATTAATGGAAAAGTATTCCATTTTGGTTAGTTGTTGGGGAAAGTGGGACTGTAAACTCCACACCATCTAAAGTATAGAATCCGGTTTCTTTCCAGTAAAACCCTTTTCTATTTAACTTTAGATTCCGTAATTTCAGAGGTATATCGGGTAAGTTCTGTTGGTGATTGCATGATGCATTATAATCTGCATCATTGGAAAATCCACAACCACTACAAACATATAACTTTCCCTTCCTATTACTATTACGGACCAAACCGCAATTACTACAACGTTGACTTCGATAGGTGCAACTTTGCAAGGTTACATGGACGCCACTGACCTCGCAGATACTTATTAATTTATCTCTAATCACTGTGTTAGTCCAGTGTTTTAGTAGTCGAGAGGTATTTTTTCTATAATTTATATTATATATTTCTTCTAATTTAACATGTTTAATATTTTGTAGTTGTAATTGGTTGATTGACCAATTGATAAAGTTTTTTCTATGTTGTTGAGCTTTTTGCCTTTTTTTCTTTTTGCCATATGTTCAAGTATTGAATCTAGTGAATGCCCATGAATATCAGTTTTTGGAGTACTTTGTTGATCAGAAAAGGACATAATAGTTTTCTTGCCCTGGTCTGCGCCAACGTCAATTCCGTCTTTTTTCTTTTCTATTTCCTTTCTCCATCTGAAGTTAACAAAGTTTTCAGTAAATAGGAATGATTTTAACAAGTCCCAGGTTTTATATTTTTTATTTTGTCTATGGAATTTAATAGGGATTCTGATGGCCCCAAATTCCTCCCCAAGAGATTTCAGATGAATAAATCCATCAAATTCATTAGATTTAATGGGTTTAAATTCGCAACATATTGAATTTATTTCAGGGTTAAAGTTATCTAGTGAAGGTTTAGTAAGAGGTTTTTGAATAATCGTGAATAGTTTATGATTATAGAGGTTATTTTGTAGTAATTTATTGAATATATAGATTCTTTTTCTGGGTTTTTCGGTATTTGCTTTAATAATACCAAGTACTTGAGTGAGGATACATTTTTTAGTTCTAGCGGACAATTTTGAAGAGAAGTTTTTAATATTTGCTTCGATATTTACATTTGATAGCATAGAAGGTATATTGAGTTCATTTTTTCTGATAGAGAAGTAGTTATTTTTGTCATTTATTTGGTAGTTTATATCATTATTCCAGAGGTAATCAAGGTATTGTTGAGCAGTTGATTTGCATTCATCTAAGAATTTAAGATAGTTAGAATATTTATTAGTATTCATAAATTTCAGGGAGTGTGAGGTAGTTCTAATCATTTTATTATATTTATATCTTTATTATACTATATTTTTAAACATTTTTCTATGACTACGGGGAAAAGACTTGAACACCTTTAAAAAATTAGTATATGCATATTGCTCAGGCAACGCCCAAAAAAACGAAAAAATAAATGGCCCAGCTAAAATCATTAATAATAGTATTAAAAATTTCATGGCATTTCCTTACGTTAAAATGTTAGATGGCTACAGGAACATTCATTTTTGGTAACGGATCATATTCTTCTAATTTAAAATCTTCAATAGTATAATCATAAATAGAATTTTTATTATTTAATTTTAATATTGGTGATTTTATAATAGGACGATTCAAATATTCTTTAACAAAATCATTATGATTTAAATAAATATGCGCATTTCCAGAGATATGAATTAACTTAGATGGGGTCATATTAACCTGTTGAGCAATCATATAAGTATAAAAGGTAGCACCTTGCAAATTAGTTGATAAATTACCAATAAACATATCTGAACTCCGTTGATACATAACACAAGTTAATTTATTAAATATATTATTTTCATCCGGTTCTGCTATAAATTGGTATGTATGATGGCATGGGGGCAATTTAACTTTATTTAATGTATCAGGACGCCAAAAAGTAAATAATATACGTCTGGAAGATGGGTTGGTTTTTAATTCATTTATAACATAATCTATTTGGTTAAACCCTTTATTGTTCTCTAAGTCATTCAAATCAGCACCAAAATGGATTAAATTAGGACCATATCCATATCCAATGCTTGATTTATCAAAACCTTGAGAGGTTGCCCATTCTTCATCCCGCCAATAATCCCATATTTTTGATCCCATCTTATTTAAATCATCAATCTTATCAGAACCAGTTAAAAACCATAAATATTCTTTTAACATAGACGACCAAACCGTTTTTCGTCTCGTTGGTATTGGAATCCTTTTAGAAATATCAACTACAGTTTTTATTCCAGGTAAAAACTTTATTCCCACACCAGTACGATCTTTTGATACAATGCCATTATTTAAAACATTTTCTAAATTATTATCAAAATCCATTAAAACATAATCAAGATTATCTACAATTTTTCGATAATCATTGATAATTTTTTCTTCTGTATAATTTTTAGTTATTAAATTATTCATTTTTTAGCTTTCCTTCATGTTTTTCTAATTCTTTTTTAAGAATATCTAAAGAATTATACAAATCCATGAATATAGCATCTTCAATACGATCAATATTTTCATGATAATTACCATCATAGGTTTTGATATATGTTTTATCCTGCAATAATCGTAAATTATGATGAGCATTATCTAAGCATTCTGTTATTTCCGTTATACTTTGCAACATTTTATCAATTTTTCTTGAATTAATCATGGCAATTCCACCAAAAAATGAGTTTCATCTTTCAATTGTTCATCTATTATCTTTGAAACAATATTCCAATCACCATTTGCCAATCCACACCCAATTTTAGGATATGCTATAATCATTCCAGAAAAGTGTTTTTTAATAATACTAAAACAATTTTTCAATGCTTCATAATTAACATAAACCGTATTAGGATTTCCGCCATAATTATATTGAGTATACGCATTTACAATATACTTATTATCAATATTACAATAAGTATTAGTCCCTAATTTTGATTTATCACCTTTTATGGTTTTTTTATCACTTTCATAAGCCTGCGGATATTTATCAGCAATAAGTCTAGCTATTCCCCCACCCATAGTACAAAAACAGTTACAACCATGGACTAATACTTCGCATTGATTATTTTCAAATATATTTAAAAGATCACCTTTTATAATATTCATAGAGTCTCTACTATTTTAATAAATCCACAAGCCGGGCATATATAGCAGAATTGATATTCAACGCTACGATATTCACCAAATGATTTAATACATCTTGGCATTAATAGGCTATGATCCGCATCAACTGAACACACCATCAAGGTATTATTTGAATCTGCTTGGTTTTTTATTGTTATTAAACAAAATTGAATAAAACGATTGAATATCTCTTCCGATTCGAAATTTATATAATATTGAGTATTAAAAGAATCATTTAAAATGATATCAAGAACTTTACTAACATTACTATCAATAGTCGAAGTCGAGTCTAATCTTATTATGTCTTTTATAATATTAAAAGTAAAAAGCATTGTTCAGTCCTCTCTCTTATCAGCTAAATCAAATCCCCGTTTAATTAAAGTATCCAAAGGATTTATATATTTAGTATTTGTCATTTCATGAAATGATTTGCATAATTCAGTAATAGTATCTTCAGTAATTCCATCACAAACCAGATCAGAAACACAATTTATAAATTCTATTTCACGTTCTGAGCATCCGTCAAAAATATTACTATTATTTTTAATATAATTATCTAATATTGAAGCGATATAATTATTAATAGTAATATCCCGTTTGTGAGCGTTTTTTGCTAAAGTAATAAAATCTGAATCTTTAATATCTAATTCAACATTATAGCTTCCGTCTGTATTTCGATCTTCAACAGTTTCATTAAACTTAGCCTGTTCAATCACATTCAACGGTCGCAATACATATTCTTTTCCATGATCATCAACTATCATAAAGGTTTCACCTTTTTCAACCCTATCCAAATAGTGATTAAAATCATCTTGAAGTTCATATATAGTTAGTTTTTGCATAGTGGTCCTTTCTTTGGTTTGGGTGTTTCAATTTTACTAATATTTTTATTATTGTCAATCCTTATTCAAACCCATAAATGACTTCTGATTTTCATTAATCGTATTAACATTTCTGTATCTTCATTATAATTATTAGTTTCCATATCTGTAATTTTAAAAAGGCTATCTTTATAAATTTTTTCTTCATCTTCAGATTTTTTAGGATTTTCTAATAATAAAAATGTTATTGGATCTCCATCTTCATCTAAATCATGGGGAACAAATGACAATTTAGCAGGGAATTTTTTATAATGATCCTCTTCTAATAATTTTAAATTTTTTTCTCTATTATTTCTATCTTGTGTCCACCATTTATATAAAAAATTTATTTCTTGAAAAATTTTTCGATCTTCATCATTAGTATCATAATCAACTATTTCATTATAATGGGATTTTTCCACAAATTCTTTTAATAAATTGAAATTAACATGTAACATTCTAGTATCCATATCATAATAATTTGGTTTAAGACCAGTTTTAACAATATGATATTTATGGGTGGTTCTATATTTAATAAACCATATAATATTTTTTAATTTATATCCAATATAATTATCAAATAATAATGATTTTACCCAATATTTAATACCGCCATATTTGATTTGTCTTTTTTGATTCTTAATGAATCGTCTAAACCATGTTTTTATAGTCATTTTAATTTTCCTTCAAGGGTTTCCATGATTATATGATTTAACATAGTGTGACATTCTTGAATAATTGGGGTTGATAACGAGGGGATGTGAATAACTACGTTACAAGTTGTTGCAAATGGGGAAGTTTTCTGACCAGTAAACAATATTTTTTGAAAATTATGATTGCATTTTACAATATTTTCAGAAGTGCCAGATGTTGAATAGAATAATACAAGATCCTTATCAGTTACATGAAACAATTGTTTAGAAAATATTTGATTATAATTGAAATCATTAGAAAGAGACGTAATAACAGCTACATTAGTGTTAATACAAATAGAATTGATAGGATTTCTTACTTTTTTGAATCTGCCCACCAATTCAGCAGTCATGTGCATAGCATCACATGCAGAACCACCATTGCCGCAAGTATATATAACCCCTTTATTAGAAATAGTTTGCATCATTTTTGCAACAATTTCATTGATATGATGTTCTAATTTTGATAATTTATTGATAATTTTTAATCGTTCTGCTATTTTTTTATTCATAATTATTCCAAAAAGACAAGGGTTGACAAATGATCACGATGTGACTTTAAAAAATAGTTAAATATAATTTTGTTATCACCATTTGTCATAAAATCAGAACAATCAACAATTAGCATGTCACTGATTCTACCAGATAAGCGTTCTAAATCAGAAGTATGAAAAATGTTATTGGTATTAAAATCTTTTTTATATACTGAAACCTGTTGTTTCATTGGCATGACGATCATATAATTAGCAACTAATTTAGGAACAATCTCACGAATAAGAGTAGTATGTCCCATTTGACGACAACCTTTAAATTTTATGACACAAAATTCTCTTATATAATGTTCTTGCGACAAATTATTATATATTTTATCAGAATATAAATGTTTACGAAAATTAATAGTTGATAAATATAACAATTCAAATGATTTTTGAAAATCATTTCTAATTTTTTGTAAATCATCTTCCATAAAGGACTTCCTTTATTTAAGGTTGAGCAGACTATTGTTTATTTTTATCAGATTCAGATTCAATATTTTCCGTTTCTAATTCAACTAAAAATACATCTTTATCAAAATCAATTTTTAAAACCTTTTTATTCATTTTTTGAGTTATAAATTTGGTTAATAATTGTTTTACATCGGTAACATCAACTTCAATGGTTTTGCGAATTTTCATAAAATTCTCCTTGGACTTTTAATTGTATCCAAAAAATCATTAATGTCAAGAATAATATAAATAATAATAGAGGTAAATTGTATGAAAAAAATTTTAGTTGTCAATGGTGGCGGATCAGCAGGGTTAATATCAATTCTTTTATTGAAAAAGATTGAAACGGAATTAAATATTAAAATTTTTGATGAATTTGATATGTTTGCAGGAACATCAGTCGGCGCAATCATAACTTCATATTTAGCAAATGGTTATGGAGTTCCCTTTATATCTTTATCATTTTATGAATTTTTGCCGAAAATATTTGGAAACCCAGAACCATTTTGGAAAATTTGGAAAAGTAAATATGATTCAAAAATTTTAGAAAGATGTTTAAAAGAATATTTAAATTTTCCTATGTCAGAAGTTAAAAAAGATTTGATGATTAATACTATAAACATTTCAAAACCAAAAAGAATTCCTAAATTTTTCAAATCATGGAATAATGAATCAACATTATTATATCAAATAGTTACAGCAAGTTGTTCAGCCCCAACTTTTTTCAATCCTTATAAAATTGATAATGATTATCATGTTGATGGCGGATTTGCGATTAATAATATAAGTTCTTGTGTTATTGCTGAACTAATAAGAAGAAATATTAATTTGAATGATATAAAAATTTTAAATTTATCATATACACTTCCTAATGGTTATGATAATCCTGAAAAAATGAAAGGTATTTGGCATTGGATTACTAAATTACCCGAATTATATATGGGGGTTACGGATCCAATTGCTGATTATCAATGTAAATATTTATTAGGACAAAATTATGTATCAATTGATACTGAATATTTAAAACCATTAGATGATCTAAATATTTCTGAAATGGAAAAAGTAGCAGACAGAGAATGGAATAAACATAAGGAAACCATTATAAATTTTTTTTAACTAATGTTACTACGCCTATCAATATAAAAAAATTATGCAGTAATCAGAATCATTCACATATAAATGATTGTTTTTCTCAATGGAACAGTATAGAATTTTCCAGAAATGATAATTCTATAATCAATATGTCCTATGATGAAATGTTAAGTAGAACAAATTTTTGCAAAATCGCTACTTTAAAAGTAATATTAATACAATTGAGAAGAGGAAATTATAAGTATTGGACTCATTTCAAACAAATAATAGAAGAATATATTAATGATTTTATTAATTATTTAGATCAACGGTGGCTATTATCTATAATTGATAGTTATATAGATTGCGGAACCGAAATAGAATCATCTAATGCATTATTAATTAATAGTTTTTACAATCATGCTAAATTAAGAAGATCTGAACATGATTTATACAGTTTCAACCATATATTAAATACCAATAAAAAATCTATGACCCAATATGTTTTCAGTAATCATAAAATGACCGAAATATTATGGGATGGCGGCGATGATACATTAGATAATTTTTTTAAACGAATTGAATATAAATTAAAAAAAACCCCTATATTATTAAAATTATTCACGACATTTATGGAAATAAATTATAGTCAAGAAAGCATTTGGTATAATCTTTCGAAACAATCTGAAAATTTTAAACGTGGTTACATACGATTTTTTGAGAAACATTAGTATAATAATTTTATGAATAATATAAATCAAATAAGCTATATAATTGGTCACAGAGATACATCATATTCAAAAGTACGAACAAAAAATTTATATTACGTTTTAGAATGGTTACATAATAATTTTCCAGAATTAGAAATTATTCTAGTAGAACAATCAGAACATAAAACGTTAGAATTGCCAGAATATGTTAAATATATCCATGTTGTTAATACTGGATTTTTTAACCGAAGCTGGACTTTTAATATAGCATTTAAAAATACACAAAAAGAATTTTTAATGTGTGCCGATAATGATGTGGTAATGAATATCAATGATTTACTTACTGTGTTTGGCGATATTACTAATTATGATGCTATTAGCCCAAACAATAAATTAATGGATCTGACACAAGATAACACTAATCATCTAATATCAAATAAATTAAATAATTTTAATTTTAATGACATTATTCGTGGGGGAATAAATTTCTCAAGTACATTAGTAGCCTTTTCCAGATATGGATATGAAAAAATATTTGGATGGGATGAAGATTTTAGAGGATGGGGTGGAGAAGATGATATACAAACCTTAAAAATCAAAAAAATGTTAAATTTTAAAGAATATGATTTTATGGCATATCATATGTGGCATGAAAGAAATCAATCATTGGGTGAAATGGCTTTCCATTCTAATTATAATAATAATGTTCAAATTATTAATAAATTATGGAATTATACACCGGAACAATTAATAGAATATTATAAACCACGCTTTGAAACTTATGGCAATCCTTTAAAATATAAGGAATAACATGAATATAAAATTTCATACTAATTGGTGTGATGATAATACCATTAGAGAACATTTTAATAGATGCACTCCAAATAATGATTATAAATGGAAAGATTTATATATTTCACCGAATAATTATGATTTTTTAATAATTCTAAATCATGCATTAGATTATCCACACAATCCAGCGAATACAATTTGTTTCTTTTCAGAACCAATAAGTACTAGAAACCATTTTAAAAATATTGGTTGGAATCCATCATCGCCTCCATATTTCTTTGTATATGACACAAATACATATCACAATTTAGATAAATGGTATATAAATCTAAATTATTCACAATTATTGGGGACACCAGAAAAATCCCAAATTTTTTCTGGAATTATATCTGGATTGAGAGGGATGGAAGGGCATGAAGATAGAATAAATTTTGTATATAATTATTTAAATACAATCCCTTATTACCATCATTATGGACGAGGAATAACAAATCTATCATCATATAAAGGGCAATTAAATAATAAAGAAGATGGTTTATTGACATATAAATATACATTTAATTGCGAAAATACTTATGAAGATGGATATTTTACAGAAAAATTATTAGATGCTATTATGTGTGAAACATTATGTTTCTATTCAGGGTGTCCAAATGTTGAAAAATATATAAATCCTGAATGTTTTATACGAATTAATTTAAAAGATCCTAAAAATTCATTAGATATTATAACAAACGCTATTAATAATAAAGAATGGGAAAAAAGATTGCCTATTATAAAACAAGAAAAACAAAAATTAATGAATGATATGAATCCATTAAATATTATTTGGAAAATTATTCATAAACAATTATAAGATTTCCATTTTTCAATATAAGGCAAAAATTCATTATTATTATTAAAAAAATACGGAATATATCCATATCGTTCTGAAATAGCACAAAAATATGCCTCAAAAATATACCTATTATCAGGATTATTAAAATTCCCAGATAAAAAATATTCAGTACATTCATTTAAAAACTTATTTACAATATCAGACCGCATAATATAAAATGTATTCGGAATAAAAAACCCATCCATACATGAATATGGAAAACTTGCCCATTTATTTAATTCATTTTGTATATTCTTATTAGAATGAATTATATAATCAGTAGCAATGATTCCTATATATTCATTATTGTTAAAAATAGTTTCTACATCTTTTTGTTTATTCCAAAAATTCATTTCTAAATAATTACGAAAGTTTTTAGACATATCTAAATTACTATAACTAGCTCCCTTAGTATGGGCAAACCATATATAATCATTTTCACCAAACTTATAATTTCTCAAACATTGCATAAATCCCGGTACGTCAGAAGTAATACTATCTTTATTAGTATCAATAAATACATTTTTATATTTTTGTCTAAGTATATCATGCCAGTTTACACAACAACCATAATTACATCCATGATAAATATTTTCATTATTAAAAAAAGTGTCAATTATGTCGAGATAATATTTACCCAATTCTATACTTGTACTTGGAATCCATGATGAAAAAAATAATAAATGATTATACATAGCAAACGCCAATACCCCCCCACGATATTTCACCACCTTTATAAAATTTATCATATTGATCAATTGAAAATAAATTATTTTCATAATCTGAATAAAATAATTCAGTTTTATATTTTAATTGCAATTCTTTCCATAATGTTAATACAAATTTCCTATTTTCAAACATCAATTCATCAACAATATCATGAAAAACTATAAGGCCACCAGATTTTACCAAAGGGGAAAATAATTCATAATCTTTTTTGGCACCTTCATAACTATGATCACCATCAATAAACAATACATCAATACTAGGCATTAAATTATATATTTCATTCTTTGTTTCTATTATTTGACTATTTCTTGACAAATATTTATAATTACAATATTGTTTAATTTGATTTATATCAAATCTTGCAGGATTAATACAATCTATAGTTATTAAATTCTTGCAAAATCGACATAAAGATATTGTTGTGCCCCCATCGTAACACCCAATTTCTAAAATATTATCAACTTTTTCGGATTTTTTGTTTAAAATTTCCAAAAAACTAATCCATTCTTTTTTCTTTTGTTGAATTTTAAATATTTTACAATCATTCCATATCATATCCAGTTGTTCATTGTTATACATATTATACCCTTTTAATTAAATGGGAATGATCAAAATATTTATTACGATGTGCATAAATTATCTGATCTGGAAATTGCGTTTGGGAAACCCATCCACCAAATTTAGAAATACTCTGTCTTGGGGCATTATACCTAATAGATAAAATAGAAAATATACTTTGGTCATGCCTATGAATGCTAATATGACCATCAATACATTCTTTAATTTTTCCATACTCAAAAGCATCATCTATTATAACTTGATATTTGCCTTTTGATTTATAGCATTGGAATCCCGCCCATAAATGTTTTCCATTTATTTCAGGTTCGCTCACATTCATAATTTCGCGGCATTTATTATGGGTAAATTGATTATTTTTATGTGTATCTCCAACTAATAATATATCATCCCTATTTACAATATCATATACTTCTTGAGCATGGTTAACAAAACATGCACCGGCATCCATATAAAAAACAGTATTTCCAAAATTTTCAGTCAACATCTTCAATATATAAATTTTCCAAAAAAATATTTTTGGAACAATAACATGAGGATATAATTCAATAAAAGATTGTGAAATTTCTTTTATTTCAACATTTTTATAACTCTTTAATTCATCAATTTGATTTTGATCCAATCCAAGATTAAATATATAAATTTTTTCTATAAATGGAGCAAAATGATAACAAGATGATAACAATGTTTTACATGAATTGAAAAATGAATTATTACAACCTGTTGCTAATATATTCATTTTTTCTTAAATACCGTCAAACAAAAAATGGTTTCTAAATAATCTACTCTTGAATCAAAAATTAAAGAATCTGCTAATTTGGAAGGACCATCCCACCAATATGGGCCTTTTCGGTTGGCGGCAGAATCATGAATAAGAATTATACCGTTTGTATTAACAAAAGGAAACCAACTTTCAAAATCATTAACAACGTCTTCATAAATATGACTGCCATCAATAAATAAATAATCTATTGGAACAGTCCAGGTTTTTACTACATTATAACTATAATCTTGTATAAATGTATAATCATGATTTTTAGTTTTCTGTTTAATTTCATTAATATTTCCTATTAATGATGTATTCATTGAATCTGGAATTATTGGATCAATGCCATATATTTTTGATCCTGGTATAGAATGATCACATATAATTTTTGATGTATCGCCTTTTAATACTCCAATTTCTACAAAAATCCCCTTAATTGTTGAAGCATATTTAGCATGGCACAATGCTTCATCTTCTGGATTTCCAATTGACATATGTTGTGGTAAAAATTGCGACATGTTTTATTCCTTATAATGATTTGAAATCATCCAATTTTTGACATAATTATATTCATCAGAATATTCTACTATGTTATTCTCAATTTTTTCAAAAATTTTTAAATATTGGTTCAATTTTTCATTTGAAAAATTATTAAAATCTTGAGGTTGTCTATAGGTTTCGAATAAAATTTCTTTAAATGATTTATTTTTAATGCCATTTTCATCTAAAAATATTTTTTGTGTTCTAGTTGTATCATGGGCGGTAGCGAACATTCCTATTTCATGAGACATTAATGGGTATTGATTCCAAATTCTTGGAAGATTATCATAAAAATTCATAAAAATATTACATATATGATTACTACATACATTAAAGGTATCGTGAACCATTAATGGATTATACCATATCATTAAATTATTATGATAAAAATAATTTAAATCATTTAAAACATAATCAGGAATTGTTTTAAACATTATTGTATCTGGTCTGAAAATAATAATTCCATCATATTGTATATTATTTTTTATTTCATACTCTTTTTTTAATTTAATAACTTCTCTAATTTTATAATTACGAGGCAAGGCTGAGGTTTTAATATAATACCACACTTGTTTATATGAATCTACTAAAGAATCTTCCCATTGTTTATAATTTTCAACAATTAAGGTTTTTGGATTAAATTTATTCTGAATATCTGAAATATCAATATCTTCAATTTCATAATTTGTATTCAAATTGACCCGTTTAGAATATAATGATGCCCCTCTTTTATCCCAAATATGCATAAACACATCAGGATTTAAAGGGTTTAAAATATTATTATAAACAGTTTCATAACATTTTTGATATTCTCTCACTTGTCCGTATATTAATAAGGCAATTTTTTTAGTCACGATAAAAATACCTTTTTAAATTTTTCCATTACCTTAGAGGCAGAAAAAGTTTCATATGAATTATTTGTATAATTTATAGGTTTTTGAAAATTCATAATTATATTATAAAAAGAATTATAATCATTATAAGTAATAGCACAATCTTTAAGAATATGCAAATGAGATTGTTCTATACTATTACTATATGTGATAATAGGTTTATTTTTAATAGAAAATTCAGCAATTGCCAATCCAAAGGTTTCCCCTCTTGTTCTAGCATGGATCATAGCATCACAAGTATTAATAAAATTAACTTTCATATTAAGATCATGAGTTCCTGGCAAATATTTAATATTGTGATGATTATGAAAACTGTCAATATTCATAAAAATAAAATAAATATCATTTCTTACTGTTAAAATATTTTTTATTGATTGTTTCACAAAGTCAATATCAAATGAATCATTGCCCCCATAATATCCAAAAACTAATTTATCAATAGGTATTCCTAATACGGATCTTAAATTATCGTCATTATGAGGCAATTCAACTATATGGGGAACAAACTCATAGTTATTGAGAGAATCACTTGGAACACTATAATTTCTTAACCATTCTGAAACATATACATAAGTATTTCCAAACGGTTGAAATGCCGGAAACACTACATGTATTCCAACCTTACAATTACTAGGAATAGGTTCGGGATACCCAGCACAAATTTTATATATACAATCTAATTGAAGTGTATGAACAATTGATTCTAATTCAGACATGGATTTATAACTATAAATATTATTAAATTCGTTTATAAATTTATTTCTTGCTGGGTTTTTATATTCTGGTTGATTTCCATTAATAATAATAAACGATTCATTATTTAATAAAATTTTATTATATTTAGCATAATCAAACAATGCTATTTCAGTGCCTCGTAATGATAAATGCTCAGTTAAAAATCCTATTTTCATTTAATTTTCCTAAAACAATCATCAGAATCAACTTTCTCTACAAATTCATATTTAAATTTTGATAAATATTCTCTTATATCTAATTGATTATAATTATTTTCGATAATAAAATAATCAATATTAATTTTATCAAAATTAATTGATTTAATGATAGACATTTCGCCACCTTCTACATCAATTGAACAAAAATCGAAATTGAAAATATTGTATTGTTCACATATAGTCATAAGAGTTTTTGATGGAATTTGAATTTTATTTAATGACCCACCATACATAGATATTTCACGATTAATACGATCAATATGTTTAGGATCATAAAAATCATATATACCAGATAACATTTCTGAATATCCATCAATTTGAGCAAAGGTAACATTTCCATTTATTTCAGATATACAGCAATTATCACAGATACACTTTCTATTCAATATCAATTTTGAATATATTTTAGGATTAGGTTCAATACAAATTCCATTCCAATTCAATTCTTGTTCAAAAAATAATGTATTATTTATAGTAACCCCATCATTAGCCCCAATGTCTAAAAATACCCCATTAAGTTTATTTTTAAAAATTTTTTCATTTAAATACTTATCTTGACCTACTTGAGAGTGATACATAATTTTCCTTTATTGTTTTTCAATTGAACTATAAACGCATCCATTATATTTAGATGAAAATTGCAATTTTACACGATTGCAATCTATAATATTATAATTCTCATATTTTATATTATAATTTCCTATTTTACTTCTATGAATTGCAAAATGATCAGCAGGATAATCAATCTTTGGTTGTAGTAAAATATATTGATAATTTAATAAATAGTTAATAATTTCTTGCGAAGAACTATTAAATTTATTTAAATATGGTTCTTCTAATTCTATACAAAAATTTGGAAAAAATTTATCAATAATATTAGACAAGGATACCAAAACTTTAAATTCATATCCTTGTATATCAAGTTTAATAAAATCTATTTTTTCTAAATTTAAATCCATTAAACTTATAGTGTCAACTAGGTCTTCCCCATTTTCAACCGATAGCCCCCCTATATTAGTATAATTTTCAGTAAATTGAATATTTGTCACCTTGACGCGGGTTTTAATATCAGATAATGCGTTATGATATGGAATCACATTATAACAACCATTCAATAAACAATTTGATAATAATTGCCAATAAATGGTTCTAATGGGTTCAAACGAATATACTTTTCCTGCATTGCCAACTATTTTTGATAAATGTACGGTATGAAATCCTAAATTAGCACTACAATCTATACAAGTATCGCCAAATTTAACAACAGAATTAACAAGATCTAAAAAATGATTCTCATAAATTGGATTGGTTTTTATTTCCAATCCAAGGGCATCATACTTAGAAATTAAAAATTTATTTCCGTTTTTTTCAACAATTTCTAAAATATTATTATCCATAATTATTCCTTATAATTTTGTAATATTAACCAAAAATTCATTGGGGTCATGGAAACATATTTTTTTATGTTCTTTATTCAAATGATGGGTTAATACATGTTCATTTACCATTTTTATTTTATCTTCTAACCAATATTTATTAATATTATTATATAATGACGAATAGTAATTCATATTTTCACTATTGCCCAACGCAAATTGATCATTACACAATGGCTTTATTTCCCCACTAACATGAATATAATCTAAATCTAATTTTAAAAAATCTATTTTAAATTGATTAAACACAATATCAAAACGTAATCTTATAACAATATCATATATAAAAGCATATTCGGTTTCAAATTGTTTTTTTAATTCATTCGCTTGAAAAATAGAATACCACATACTATATAAAATATGCGGCGATTGTTGAGCAAAAAATGCCCCATTTAAAATAGTTGTATCAAAAGATATATGAGGTTCAAATTTATATTTTTTAGGATTATACAATTCTAAAAGTTTAGCATCAGTATTCTCAACCCATGTTCCGGTCCTATTATTGGCATGCGGAGAAAAATCAAATCTTTGTCCAACGTATGATGAGTTCCACCAACAATGAAAAAATACATCTGGATTATATCTTTCTATTATCAATTTTTTAATATTTGGATAACAAATATTAAAATATCTTGGTTGTCCTGATAAACATAATGCAATTTTCATTTATTAATCATTCCTCGACCAATTAATTCATAATAACGAATACATTTTTCATTATTATGTAATGGAATCAAAGTGTATAATAGACTATCCGTTATCATTCTAATATTATTAAGAACCTCAATATCATAATTCTCTAAAATAAATGAATCAAAACATCCAAGTAACTCATTAATATATGAATTATTTATTTCTTTATTATTAATTATGTAATCATATCCTATTATTGATTGATATACTTTAGCATAATCATAAAATATATCACCATATATTGTTAATACATTGCCAATTTTTCCTCTCATATCAATAAATTTTAAATCATTATTATTTACTAGAATAATATTAGTTAATACTGGATCACCATGAATGACGCCTATTTTATATTTTTTATCATCTATATAAGATTGCAAACTATGTATTAAATAGGATTTTACATTATCATTATCTTTAAAAATATTATAATTATACGTTTGTATTCTATCCATTAATTTATTAATATAACAATCTTTTATATCAAAATTAATTACTGGCGGTACTGATAAATGAATATCATTTAATGTTTTTAATAATTTTTTAAGTAGATCGCATGTTAATGAATTATTAATGTATAATAAAGACAATGGTATTCCATTTATATATTCTATTTCAATCCGGTGTTTATCACAATCATATAAAATGGGAAATAAATTTTTTATAGAATTTGGAATATTATTATACCAATATATTTCTCCCGACAAATCATTCACTGAGGTTTTAATAACCTTATTATTTTGAATTATTACATTATTAAACGATCTTGCTTCGATTACAGGATTATAAATTCCTATTTCTTTTTCCATATCATAATATGGATTAATAGCTAAATCATCAATATAAAAATCCGCATATGGTTTTCCAAAGTATAATTCATCATATGGAATGCCAAATTTTTCTAAAGTATTTATAGTGATTTTTCCAATATCAGCAATTATAGCACCAACATTTCCTTTATGGGTTCTCATACGCCTAGCAGTATAAATGATAATCGTACAACCTAATGATTTAAGAAATTTTAAATAATTAATATTATTTTTAATAGGCATTACAGATGAATAATCATCTTTAATTGTGGGAAAAGTTACTAAAGTATTATCTAAATCAAAACAAAATCTTTTGTTTCTTATCGTGGTATAATTAGAATAACAATATTTTTGCAATTGATTTGGGGTTCCTAAACAATTAAAATCTTCAATTTCTTTGGATTTAATAATTTGTGAATCATTAAGTAATAATTTATAAATATTTGAAATATAATATTCTTTAGTCGTTAATTCGGAATTTAAAACCTTTTGGCAATATTCTTTTAATAATTTTCCTGTTTTAAAACAATATGCTCCAACATTGGCATTATTAGATATTTTTTGTTTTTCAACAATATCAACTACCGTATCGGTTTCAAGTTTAATATATGAATAAATTGGTTTATCATCATAATCTTTAAAATAAAATATACAATTATTATTAATTTTTTTACAATCATTTATAATATCGTGGTTATAAAATGTATCACAATCTATAGATAATGTCAATTTATTTAAATCTATTTCGGTTAGCGTATTCAATCCACAAAATACAGTTTCCGCCGCCCCTTTTGTATAATAATTAATTGATACAAATTTAATTTGTTGATAATGCTTAAATTTAGAATAAATAATATCCTTAAAATTATATTTATCCAATTCTGAATTATATATGATAATAATAGTATCATCATAGTCAATTTTTAAATTATCAAGAACATATAAAATTAAAGGCTTTCCAAAGACAGCTATTAACGGTTTTGGAAATCTGTATCCATCCTGTTTAAATCTTTCACCTTTTCCGCCAATTGGAATAATAATATTCATGGGATTCCTTTTTATCTATTATTCCAAAATGATTCTGCTTCTTTTATTTGATTGTCTATATTTGATTTAATAGCACCAGAATCCCGTTGACAAACCAGAACTTTCCATTTAGCATATTGCTCGTCATTTTCATGTGGATGTATGATAGAAATGCTATCTGACATTTGATAAGTAAAATTATTTAAATGAGTATCAAGTAAAAAATACGCATCATCACCGGCATAAACACCCATAATTCGATAGCCGCCAACTTTATCCCATAATTGTTTAGATATAAATAAACAACCTCCAGCAATACCAGAAGGATCATTAGGCCAAACTGCATGTTCTTTTATTATATCATTATTTATTTGAATCGTATATTTATGGGAATTCTCATAAACAGTCTTATAATGACACCCATGACCCTGTTGATTCAATGAAATAAACCCAAATGGTTTTTGTTTTAAATTAGTAATATTTTCTGCCATCTGTATCAATCTTAAAAAAAAGTACTTTTCCTCTTCAATAAATATAATATCAGAATCTAATGATAAAATATACTGATAATCATATTCATTATTAAAATCCGATATCAATTTATTAATGGTATATGCTTTCCCATAATTTTTATCTAATCTAATTGGATTTAAATTGCCATTAAATAAATGCCGTATTTGGATTACAAATTCATTCCATAATTGATCAGTTTTAGCCCAACCGCCTATATTTATTCCTAAATTAACTTCTGATAGTCCATTTTTTTCTATATAACTATTAAGAGATAATAATGAATTTACATTTCTATTTAATCTTGCCATATCTGGTAAAAAAATTGGCTGGACTAATAATATATTTTTCATTTTATTCCTTTTAATTCAGTAATATAACATTCTTTTCTCAATCCTTCATCCTTACATAATTTTACTAATTCTTCTATTTTTTTCTTCATTTCATGCAATCGGTCTTTTAATATATTTATCTCATCTTTTCCAAATTTATAAATAGGAGTTTGAATTATTTTTGAAATGTGTTTATCTTGAATATCATTATCTATTAATAATTTTTCAATTTCTTTTTTTGATAATTCTGGAAATTTTTTAAATAACGCTTTTTGAATAACAATTAGAAAATCTCTTTCATATTCAAATTTTTCTTTAAGTTCTAAGTATTGTAATTTAAAGCGTTTAAGATAAAATTCAAACCTATAATCTGTAAATTGTTTAATTATTTGAGAAACCGTCATATTTTTTATTTTACCATCAAATCCAATAACATTTATATTTTCATTTAATATCGTAAATAATTTAAATTTTTCAATTATTTCAGAATCATTTAATTCAGAATTTAAAATAATATTAAATTCAAATTCTTTTTTACAATCATCAGTAAATGATTTAATAATATCTTTTTGTTCAAGATCATCTAGAATTTTTATAAAAGTTTCTCTATTATATCCAATAGGCAACTCAGTTATGGTTAAATACTTACCTTCTTTTTTATAACATCCAATAGTTTTCCAAACATTATCGCCAATTTTTTCTATTGAACCATTAAACCCATCAAAATATGGTTTGGGTTCTCTAAACTCTTTATTATTTAAATATTGTAATTGACAATGAATAACATCTTCCAATTTTCGTGGATATATATTACAAGCGAACCCAACAGCAATGCCTTGGACAGGATTTAAAATTACGGTAGGAACAATAGGCAGAAAATTTTTAGGTTCTTTTTCAGAATCATCATAATTTGAAATCATTTCAACCAATGCAGGATCGGTATTCATTATATTAAAAAATGTATCAGATAATTTAACGGAAACATACCGTGCCGCCCCAATACCATTAGATGGACCAGAACATTTTCCACCAAATGCACCAAACCCATCTAAATAGGTAATATTATTGGCTCCGCTAAATTTTTGGGCCATTAATGAACAAGCATCTTCGACACTAGTAGATGAATGTGGATGTAAAGACAAAGCAGAACCAGCAACTTTAACAACTTTTACTTTTTCATTTTTATAATACTTATACATCGTCCACAATATTCTTCTATGAACTGGTTTTAAGCCATCTATAATGCTTGGAATAGCTCTATTTTCTATTACATTGAATGAATATGCTTTGTATTGGGTGTTTATGATATCTGTTATATCAATATTTCTTATTTCCATGTGGTTTGTCCTGTTATCATGGTTTTGAGTTTGATTAAACCAAGTTTTCCTTTAACGGTTTCTAATGTTCCATGTGGAACATTGCTAACACCAAGATGTTTTGCCAGATCATTAATGTCTTTAATTGGATTATTATTTATATGTTTTGGTAACATAACACAAGTTTCATCCATTTCTAATAATTTAATTATTTTTTCATACCCTGTTTTATCATGATATGGGGAATCAATGCACCATATTCTATTTTCTGAGTCTATTTCAGACCTTATAAAATCACTTTTTGCTCCAGATACGTTACAATTACATAACGAAATGGCGTTATTTATAAACATAGAATCAATAATACCTTCACAGATATAAACTGGTCGATTTTTGCTAATTTGATACCATCCATATATTTTTTCATCAGGAAATTCAAAATTTTCAAATAATGCAAATAAATATTTACGATCCCTTCTATATTCATTTGGTTTCGGATGAATATCTCTTGCTTGAAAATTATAATGTAATCCATTACCATCAATAAAGGGAATAATGACGCGCCAACAATAATCACCTTTATGACAAACATACATTTGATTTAAAAAATAATCAGAAATTAACCTATCTTTCATCTTTTTTAAGGCATAATTTCGATATTTTTCCATATTTTTATTATCAGTAATTGGTTCTGTTAACTTTAAACAATTATTTTTATAATATTCTTTTAAAAAATCGTCATATTTTTTATTTTCACGAATAATATTTATTTTATTAATAGGTGTTTCAAATGATGGATTGCATATTCTATTTTTTACAATATCAAACATATCATTTTTGATACTATTGTATTTTTCTGGAAAATGTTCAGCTAACAACCCTTCAAAATTTGTAGAATATTCACAATTATGGCAATAAATAGTATAATGAGTATTTTTTTCGATACAATATAAACGAGATTTCTTTTTGTGTTTCTGACTATCCCCACAATGAGGACACCGACCGCATAAAATCATAGAATTAGAACCAGATTTTATTATTCTGGCTTTTTCTATAATTTCACAAAAAATATTTTTTACTAACGATTGTGAGAGTTTCATTATTGGATAATATTATATCATCTTAAATATTTTAATCAAGAATCAATTTTTTAGTAAATTTGAATTTATGTATAATTTCGTAATCTTTCTTTTCGTATTTTTTAAGAACTTTAATTTTTTCTGTTAAAATAGCATCTATTTCATTAACTGGTTCAACTAAATTCCAATTTGATAATAATTGAACAATAGTTTTTTGTCGTAATAAATCATTTTCATCAAAAGTTGATTCTTTATTATATAAACTAAATAATTCTTTAAAATGAACAATTTTATAAATATTTGGATCTTTAGTTGGCAAACAATAACAAGATGGATAAAATTTTTTAGTTTTATTATTTCTAATTCCAATTCTTTCTAAAGTTTCTCTAATTATAGAAAAATCTTCTTTTAGTATTACCGCAAGTCCAATACTCATGATTTTCTTCTTCCTTTTTTAAACCCTGTTTTTTCGCTTATTTCCTTAGCCCAGGATTCTCCCATCATTACAATATATTCAATTGCTTCAGTTTCAGAACATTCAAAATATTTTACTACATCTTCAATATACTTATGTTTTTCTGTTTGTTTATTTTTAATCCACGGATAAAATGAAAAATCCTTTTCAACAATATGCAATAATAATTGATACATTTGCGATGGAGTTAAAACACCTATATATTTATTAACCAGATTACATAATAACACATCATCTTGTTTCATTGATAATCCTTGAACAATCATATATGAATTCCAAATATGTTTAGTATTTTCTGTTAATAAGTTTCCATTTTTATATTTTCTTATATCATTAATAAAATCAAAAATTGTTAATGATTTTGTAGTTACTGAATCATCTTCAGTAACTACAACAGGTTCTTCCTTATCTTTTAATGCTTTACGAATATCTAAACAATTATCGTTATTAATCATGTTATTAACCGATCCGTATTGCATCCTTATGGCCATCTTCAAACACCTTCAATCTGAAACGATCAAAATTAAAACCCAAATTAAAATCTGCATTTAATGGTCCAGACATACAATCCTCATAAGATGACCAGTATTCTTTATTGGATATCACTTCATCAACAGATGCATAGCATTCGTATTGACATTCGCAAGTTTCTTCGTCAAAACAACAAGTTCCGTAACCGGATGTTGCAATGCACTCAGCTATGACTTTCGAATCCGACATGGATTTTCCTTTTTTGGAAACGTAGTTCATAATAGTCTAAAGAACTATAAACGACGGATTTATATCATTATACAATTGGTTTTCCTGATTGATCTAACAGAACTTTTTTTCCATTTGCTACATTACCAGCAGCATCTAAAATAGCGGGTTTTTGTTCTTCTGGTTCTGCTTGTCCTGAGAATGGGCAATTTTCTCTAATAGATTTCATTATTTTTTCTGGAATAGTACTAAAAATTGGCCCATCATTAAAACATGCTTCAAATTCTTCCTGTGCCATATTTTTTTTCATATTTTTTAATAACATCCACCAAGATTGCCATTCAAGTAATGTCAATTCCATGGAGGTTGCTAATTGAGATACTTGATCAAGTTTTTCAACTAACATTTTATTAGTTAAATTTCGTTGTTTTGGGTTTTTTCTAAATGCGCTTGCACTCATTTGTTGCTCCTTATCTCATGGCTTTCAGTTTTAAGGCATTGTCAATGTTAGAATTTAATGGAATTGTCAATTTTTCTGGTCGGATAGTGAGGTCTGGTTTAGAATCATCAACAGAAAGTCCAGTTTGTTGAGACATTTCAGAATACTCAGCCTGAATTTTTTCTAGATATTCGGGTGATATAGTTCCATCTTGAGGTATTTCCATCAAGTCCGCATCTGGAAGCATATATTTTTTAGCAATATCAGATTGATCAGATTCTTCAACCATCACGGTTTCCGTTAAATGAGCGCCCGTCTTTTTTAATAGTTCATATTGTTCTTGAGTTAACGTATCACTAGGACCACCAGTTTCCCTACGATTATTCAAATTCAAATTTTTGCCCGTAGCTGTATTAACCAAAAGATTAGTGCCTTCATCCATGTTTTCATTACGAGAAATACCCAAGCTAGATAATATTTGACGTTGTTCTTCGGATACGTTGTTGTTTTGGGTGGGACTTTTATGTTCCTCCCGAAAAGACAATGAACGAGCATGATTTGGATTCATTGCAGTTGGTTTAGATACTACTACCTTTTTTTCTACTACAGGTTGAACATGGATAGTAGATTCTGTTATATTTTGTTCATTAGTTTTTTTTGGGATTTCATTTTGAGTAGTTACTGGTACTTCTACCGATTTCGTTTCAGATACTTTAGGTAAATTTAATTTTTTAACTGGCATAGTACCATTTAATGGGATAAAAGATAGTATAGGAAGGGTATTTGATTGTATTGATGATTGTTTTAATACTGGAAGAATATCATTTATAGGATATACATAAATGCTATTGGCTATCACCTGGGCATATTGACTTGGAAAGGTTCTTAAAATTATTTGCATAGCATGTGTTTCATCAGTAGCTTCCACAAGATATGAATTCATGATACGCTTTTGTCTAGCGTCAAATATATTAACGTAATAGGGTTGGGTATGCATTATTTTTCTCCTGAAAAAATGTTTTATCTTCTCTATTATACCAAAATTCCTAAAATATACATCATAATCAAAATATTTCATTTCAATTTTTTAATATTCTCATTAATTCTAATAAACATGCTATAAAATTCAATTCTTTATTAACATGTATAACATTTTTATATTGATAATCCGCCAAGGTTATTAAAATTTCTGATATTTTTTCTTCATTATTTGTTATTAATTTCACATTTTCAAAAATTTTCTGATATAAAATATCATAATCCATTTTTTGAGTTAAAACATTTTCTCTAATTGATTTAATGGATTTATTTATAATATTATAGATTAATAGTTGAATAAGTTCATCTTGACAATTATCAATATAATTTAATTTATTATTAGCACAGCATTTTTGCAATGTATTAATAATTAATCGAATATCAGGATAATAATTTTTAATAATTTTAACAATTATATTTTTTCCTTCTGCATCAATTTCGATATTTTTAGCTTTTAATATTGAAACACATTTTTTTGCAATTTCGTTTTTATCAGCAACCGCAAAATTAAATAATTGGAACCGTGACCGAACAGGTTCAATTATCTTATTTTCATAATTGGCAGTTAAAATAAATCTTGTACCCTTTGCATATTGTTCTGTTACTGCCCTTAATATTTTTTGAGCATCTACTGTCAACCCATCAGCTTCATCCAAAATTATTATTTTTAAGTCAGAAAATAATGACACAGAACAAAAATCTTGAACTTTATTTCTAATAGTGTCCATTCCTCGTTCATCAGAGGCATTAATATACAAATATGCATCTTGAGCAATGGTTTTTGCTAAGATCTTCGCAACGGTAGTCTTTCCGGTTCCTGGTGGGCCAAGAAATAATAAATGAGGAATTGAATTGTTTTTTATATAATCTTCAAATTTTGATAAATTCTCTTGAATTCCTATAACATCTGATATATTATTTGGTCTAAATTCTTCCACCCATGGAAAATTTATATCAGTCATTAGATTTCCTTTCTTGTCGAATAACATCTTCTACATGATTTAAAAATATTGTATCTTCCTCTTTAATACAGTCAATAGCAGTTTCAATAATAATTAAATCCATCACGCTGTATGAGGTAGGATTATTTTTAACTTCAAATAATACATCATCTAGTTTTTGCAATATAGTTGGATCATCAGTTTGAATATTACCGCATAATTTTTGAAGTTTTTCACTTATCGCAAAAGTTAAAAATATAGGATGTTCAGTTAATATACTCATATAATTGCCTTTGCAACACAGAAAATCATGTCAAAATCTTTGTCTTCGCACTCAATCAATGAAAATTTATCAGAGACACTAATTTTCATAGTATTAAATGAATTTCCTAAAATAGTTTGAAAGGTATCCTTTTTAAATACTGTTTCAAAACTTGTTGTAAGATATGCAGGAATTTCAACGGAATAACTATTTATAGACACTCCTGTATTTTTTATAGTAAGAATTAAATTATTATTTGTATTATAACCATTAATAAACACAAATGGTTCATTTGACAATACAGACATAGCTTTAGTAAATTTTGAAAAATTATCATCATAATTAAAGGTGCACAACCAATTTACATTTGCTAAATTTTTTGTGAATTCTTTACAAACATCTAAATCTGCGGTTTGGTATGTTATTTTATTCTTATTTTGTGATATAGAGAATGATTTATCTTTTCCAAAATTTATTTTTATTGCATCTTCCTCAAATACAGAAAACAAATTAATAAATTCAGTCAGTTTAACAATCCCAATTTTTATTTCTTCTTCATCAAATTTAAAATCATCAAAAATATTTTTATAATTAATAAAAATTACTGAACCATTATTTAATGTTGAGATTTTTCCAATTATCTTATCATTTTTCCTTTTAATATTAAGAATAACACCCGTATTTTCAACGAATGCTGATAATATTTTAAGAGGCTTACAGAAAGATTTTACATCATTTTTAGTCTTAAATGTTCCTGAAAACATAATAACCCTTCTTGTTGTTCAATTTTAACAGTATATTTATTAAAGTCAAGTGGATAACCATACTTTACGAACAGTAGGATCATCGCCAAATGCTAATTTAAGACTTTCTTTAGATTTAGAATCATTACTGACTTTTATTAAATTTGGATTTTGATTCAACATATAATCCCACGCTTCCGTTCCACATGATCCCAATCCTTTAAAATATGATATTTCATATGCTGATGAATGCCTACCCTTCATATATTCTTCAAAGGTTCCTTTATTATAAAAATAATTAACATTTTTATTTTTATCAATAACTTCATATAAAGGCGATTCTAAAATATAAATCATACCATATTCAAATAATTCAGGCCAAAATTTATAAAAAAAGTTAATAAGCAAACATCTAATAGCATAACCGTCCATATCCTGGTCAGTCGCAATAATTATTTTTCCATAATTTAAATTGTGTGAAAACCCATCACTATGAGGTTTTATTGGTCGTTCGCCTATCTTCAATCCTACAACAGCCATGATTGATTGCAATTCTTTATTATCAACAACATCCTTAATTGGGCTTTCATGAACATTTAAAATCTTTCCTCGTAAAGGCAGTCCTGCCATCAACTTAGAGTCACGAACCATAGATAAATTTGATATTGCCGAATCGCCTTCTGTAATATATAAACTACATTTATTCCTATCACGATGGGAACATTCTATTAATTTTGGAATTCTTTTACGATCTAAATTCTTTTGTTTCTTTTTAATCTCAGATAATAATTTTATATCATTCTTTTCATTAACATCTGTAACTATCTTTTCTATCATTTTTGGCAAATTATTTAGCATGATATTAATTCTACGAGTAGAAAATAAATCATTAAAATAATTTTCGAAATCTTTTCTATCATTTACTAATTTTTCTTTAGTCTGTCCTTCAAATACAGGGGATTTCCAATTTAATAATACAATCATAAACATATTTTTTGATACATCTTGTGTAGTTATTTCTAATTTATTTTCTTTTTTAATTTTTTCTTTAATTGTAGAAATAAATACATCTTTAAAATAATCAATATGTGTACCACCACGATAAGTATCAGCACCATTAACATTTGAAATAAAATCAAATATTTCTTCTTTATTTTTACAAATCGCTATTCGAATACCATCTTTAACTGATTCATATATTGAAAATTCATCAGAGAATTTTTTAATTAATTCTTCAAATTTTGGATTATAAAAATTATAAGTCTTAATAGTATTGTCTGCATTAATTATTTCTAATTTAAATTCAATCTTTGGAAACATATAAGACAATTCAAAACACCGTTTAACAATAAGTTTAGGATTTATGGGTATTTGAAAAATTTTAGAATCAGGTTTAAAAATGATTTTGGTTCCAGTATTTCTTGATTTATGATCCACTATTTTAGGTTTAGAAATCTTTGAAAGATTGTTTTCGTATTTTTGGGTATAAATTTTATTATCTCGTTTAATTTCGATAGTAAATTGTTCTGAGAATATAGCAGTTAATGAAGCACCAACACCATTCATACCAACTGACATTCTATTATCGTCAGAGAAGTTGCTTCCAGACCGCAATTGAGTAAATACTACTTGCGGAGTAGGTATTTTGGCATCTTTATGTATCTCAATAGGTATTCCTCTTGCATTATCAGAAACCGTAATAAATCCAGTTTGTTGATTGTATTCAATACAAATTCGATCCCCATGCCCTTTAATATGTTCATCAACACAGTTATCAACAATTTCGCAAAATATTTTATATTCTCCTGGGATATAATCTAAATTTTCTTTAATTAATTCTTGATTATCATTTAAAATCCAGAATGGTTGATTTGTTATTTTTTTTGAACCAATATACATTTCACTACGCAAAATACAATGTTCAACATCATTTAATATTTTTATGTCTTGCCCGGTCATTCTAGCCCCATTTCTTTGTATGCTTGGTTTCTTGCTTCAATAATTTTTTTCATATCGTTTTCATTTCCGCCAAAATCAGGATGGCATTTTTTAGCTAATTCTCTAAATTTTTTATTTATAAGTTCTTTATTTACAATAGTTTCGGTTATTTGTAATGTTTGCCTCCATAATATTTTAGTTGGTTCTGGTTGTTTTGGTGGTGGTTGATTATAAGTCTTTGATCTATTATTGTCAAATTTTTTATTTTTTTGTTCTTGTTGTTTTAATTTTTCATCAGCTAATTTCAATGCTTGCCTGAACAAACTATTCGGTCCATAATATGAACTAACGTCTGTATCCCAATTAATACGATTTAAATGATCGTAATCATTATTAACAATTTTTGGAAGTACTGATGTGTGACTAGTAAATAAATTATCATATTCCTTTTTTTGATTTATTAAATGTTTTTTTAATAATTCTGCCTGAGTATCTGAAAATTTATGTTCAATTTCTCGGACAATCAATGATGCAATTTTATATCTACATTTTTCATCATTAATATTTAACGAAGTTTTGATATTATTTGGGGCGGAATCCCACCATTCTTGTATTTCATAGAATGTAATGGGAATCCCATTTACTTCATAAATTGCATCACCAACTCTATTCATGTGCTATTGAATTAACTTTCTTTAAAATATTGTCATTACAATCTAATTTTATAAATTTTCTGGTATAAAATAATTGGGGATTATTAACAACATCTGGAGTATCAATATAATGAATATTAGCATCATTTATTTTGAAAAATTCCGTTAAAATCATTTCAATTGTATATGGGATTCCAGAAACATTTGTAATAGTTGAATAAAAATTAAAATCATGTATAAATTTTTTGCTAATAAATTCTGATATATCATCAACATCAGTCAACATTATTTTTAAATTCTTCGGAATTGAAATTTTATTATTCTTATAAGCATTATATAACTTATTAATAGCATTATGAGTATCATTCTTATCTTGTGAAAATAAATTTGCCAATCTAATTATTTTTATATATTTTTCTGCATTAGCAATCACATTAATATCTGGAAACACTAATATTTGATCAAACCAAGTTTCTAATTCTTTTTTAGACTTTGTATAATTTCCAATTTTTCCTTGTTGATATACATAATCAGTAGAAAAATGTAATAAATATATAGAATTATGAATACATAATTCTATTAAATGCTTTGGCACCAAATAATTCGAAAAATCAAACAAAGATTCATCATTATTTTGAACATTTGTTTTACCAATACAATTTATAATATAATTCGGAATTTTTGATTTAGTTGCTTTTATATTATTAATAAAAGTTGTTATATCTTCAATTTTTTCAAACTTTTGTGTAACCGGAATTACATGATAATTATATTTATGCATATCTTTATACAATTTCGCAACGACAGATTTTCCAAGACGGCCAGATGCCCCTAATACATATATATTCTTACTTGGAGTAATAGTGTGTTCATGTCGAATTTCATCAACCTCTTCAGCCTTATTAACACCTTTATATAACGAAGACGGAAAGTTTGCCGTGACCGCAATATTTGAATATGATGTATTAATATATGAATGAATAATTTCAGGTTCAACCTTAATTCGATAAACTTTATTGGGATCAGTCATAAAATATTCAAACTTTTCTCCATCTGAAAATATATAAACCATTGATGAACAAATAGTTAGAAACCAATCACATTGTTCTTTGTGCTCATGAGGACCACGCATCACCAATGGATTTGTATAGGAAAAATAACACATCTTTGGATCAAATTTTCCATCTTGATAAACATCGTCATCTATTCGCCATAATTCACTAACCCAACCACGGGTATCTGTGTAATTTTTTATAACATCAATCTTAACTTTATTATCAAAATAATTTATAATGTTTTCGGTTTCTATTGTTTTCATAATTCATTGCTCTGTTTATGGGAAAAAATGTATGGTTTATATCCTTCAGGAGTATAAACCGCAAAAAATACCATATTTAATCCATGATGATATAAAGAAACTCTTAAAGTATCATTATAATTCCTAGAATGATATATATAATTTGAATTAAATTTTTTCATATCATTCTCAATTTTTTTATGATCATAAGAACCATTATAGGATACAATAGATGGTATAATATGATTATTAAAAAAATCAATAAATGATTGTCGTAAATCATCAATTGTTTTCGACATGCCACAATTCCTTATAATATTTAATTGTTTCTTCTAAGGATTGCTCAAATGGAGTATCATATAATGAAGATATATTAGAATCCGTAGTTAACGCATACATTAAATCATGCCCTTTCCGATCAGTAATATATTCAACTTTTGAATCAATATTAAAACTATTTTTAACATAATTTTGTATTTTTTGAACAATTTGATTATTAGTGAATAAGTTTTTTTCATCTGCAATATGAATTATATTAGGATTGAAAGTACTTTCCAATTCTATATATTTTTTAAGTATCTTAACGGTATCCTTAACATAAGTCCATTGTCTAATATTATTTCCAGTACCGTAAATTAAAATTGGAGATTTAGTAAATATTCTATAAAGAGTTGCGGGAATCATTTTTTCATAATGTTGGTGCAATCCGAATTGATTAGCAAGCCTAAATATTACTAATTTCATTCCAAATGTATGGGAAATAGAATTTAAAAAAGATACTTGAGCGGTTTTTGATGCTGCATACGGGTTGCTTGGTCTATATGGATCAGTAATTTTGAACCATTTTTCTTTCGGAGTATCCAATTCTAGACTTCCATAATTTTCGTCAGTATCAATGTGATAAAAAATATCAATCTTGTCCATTCCTATCCAAGAAACTAAATCACTCGTCAGCAAAGCGTTTTCATTATATAGACCAAATGGATTTTTGATAGAATTATCAACATGAGATTCAGATGCAAAATTTACAACATCACATTTATATCCAATACGATAATCTGTCATTGCTTTACAGCTTTGAATACTTATATTAAGCATTTCAATATTATTTTCATAACATAGTTTTGCATAATTGTGTTTATTTAATTGGGCGGCATATCCCATTTTATCAACAGAAATTACTCCTACATATTTTTTAATAAAACCAGTCTCACATATATGCTTCAAAAAATTAAATCCTATGAATCCTGCACAACCAGTTAAAATTAAAAGTTTTTGCATAGTCTGAATCCTTTATAAAAGTTAAACCCCACGGTATTATTTTACCGTGGGGTTTATTAAAATCAATAGGAAATTATTTTTCAACCTTCAGGGATATTAAAATCTGCATCATCAAAATTTATAGAATCAGGATCTACTTTAGTTTCCGCATGGGCCGTTGCTAATGGAGCAGGAGTTGATTTTTTAGGTTCGCCAAAATCAGGTTTAGGTGTAGTTTTAACAGGGGTCGGTTTTGATGCTGGTTGATTAGATAAATCATGTACCTCTTTATCACTACCAGTACTGCCATCCTTCATACCACCATTTAAATACTCTTCCAATTGTTCGACGGTTGGAATACCGCCTAATTTTTGTATGATATAATCTTTAAACGTTGTGTATGTGTATTTTTCAACTTCGGCCCACACTCTGGACAATTCATCTTCATCTTTTGCTATTGGACTATCACGACGATCAAAGTTAGAAGCACTATAATCGGGTTGGACCTTGCCTTGAAGGTCTTTCTTCGGATTGGCGGTTAAAATAAAATCAGTACCATTCTCAGGATGAGTAAAATCTAGATTATGAGTCGCTATAGCTTGTTCAATAATTTTCTTTATTTGCTCGCCGCTTTCAAAGGGTATAACTTTTCCAATTAAATCTTTCTGATGTTCAGGAGCATCTTTAATGTAAATCAGGGTAAATATTCGCAATTTTGATCGAATGGTTGCGGACTGTTGTTTATCTAAAGAATTTTCACTCTTATATAAGTCCCATCCTAACTTAGCAATAGGATTATTGGCTTTCTTATCGAAAGTAGTGGTATCAATGCACTTAATGCGACGATTATCACCAGCACGATTAAACATATGAATTCGTACTTCGAACCAATGTTTACCAGTTGGGCTATCTAGGAGAGGAAGAAACCGAATCTTCCAAGTCGTTTGTTCTGCAACTTTTTTATCATTAATTTTGAGTACTGGATTGAATTTCCAAGACTCTTTCACTTCGTTTTCTTTAGGTTCTTTTACAGATTCTTTTGCTATAGTTTCTTTGACTTTATCAAAAGAAGATTTGTAGGTTTTCCAGTTTGAGTTTGACATAAGGTTCCTTTAAGTTTAAGGAGGGTTTATGAGGTTTAACTAAGTTTATTTTACCGTGAAAAAAGAGAAAAGCAAGCCTTTTAATTGTTCGACTCTTTTTTCTATCACAGTCACAAGTTTTGGGTTTTCTTTAATCCTCCTTTCTATTTTTTTATATTGCATTATATAAGGCTTAAACATAATGCGGTCTATGGTGTTTAATTTATTTATATCAATCATATTATAATAAACAGCAATAATCCAGTCAAACTTTTTTTCTCTTATATGTTTAGGTGCATATTTTTTAATATAATCTTCAAAAGTTTTAATATTATTTTTCAAACAATAATTTTCTATAAATATAATATCTTTAATAACAGAATCATAATATTCTTGTTCAGTTAATGCCCTTTTATTTTTAAATTCTTTAAATAATTCGTAACATTCCTCATTCATCAAAGAAAATGGTGAAAATGAATCTGGATTTTTTTCATGATTTGAAATAATATATAATTTAATATCTTTATCAGTCATTTCACGTTTTTTAACAAAATAATCTAGTAATAAATAATAAAAATTTTTTTCAGTTAATTCATCAAATTTTTGTTTTTCTAGCTTAGACCATTTTCTAACCGATCTACAAAAATTATATAATGAATGTGGAGTCATTGATTTTTCTTTAATCTCTTTTTCATATTAAATAAATTTTTATCTAAATCTTTTTCCATAAAAGTTAATAAAGATTTTTTATGATCAGAGTTTAATTTTTTAAATAATTGATTAGCATCAATATTTAATGTTTCGCATAATGCATAAGCAATTTCAACGGGATTCATTTTTTTAACAGTCAACATTGTTACGAACATTTTATTCAATGCTTCTTTTTCAATTTTATGAACCTGTTGTGGAGTCAATTTTAACAATTTTCCTATTTGATTATACGTCATATTTTTTGAAATTTTCATTTTTTTGTCTTTCATAACTTATAACTCCAAGGTTTTTTGTTCTGCGAAGACAGATTCTTGTTCTGTTTCATTACTTATTTTTGTTACATTTTGTTTATCATTTATATGAGTAACATATTGTGAATTTTCAGAAAGATCTACAATTCTCATGTAATCATATTCAAATCTCACAAAGAAACTAAAATTGCGTTTACTAAATCGTGATTTGGCTATAGTCAAACATACTTCATTATTTTGGTCAGATTCTTTAGTTCTAGCAATTGTAACCACAGCATCAGCAGTTTGAATAATTCCCAACGAATCAGAAATATCTTCCATTCCAATTTCTTTAGAATTGAAAGAAGTACGATTAGTTTGTGATGCTGTTATTACACATATATTATGAAGACATGCTAATGCTCTAAGTTCTTCGCTAACCGTGGTTAATTTACCATAGGTATTGTCACTAAATGATTTTCCATTTGGCCTAACAAGTTTAAGATAATCGACAATAACGAAATCATATTTAATATTTCTTTGTAATTCAATTTTTTTCATTACTGCGATAATATCATTCGTGCAAACTTCATTTGGAGCATAATTTATATAAGAAAGAACCCCACGTTTTTTGCTTGAAGATTTTAATTGATCCCGCAATGCGATAGCTTTTTTAATTGCTAAATGAGGGTTTTTATTTATTTCATTTAATGTAATATCAGTAAATTTGGCATCAGTTCGTTGCGCTATATAATCTTCTGATAATTCACAAGAAATATATAACACATTATATCCATCTAAACACAAATTAACCGCAGAATCATTTAAAAACAATGATTTGCCACTATTGGAAGGACCAGCATAAATAAATAATGCTTTCTTTCTATATCCACCACCCAAATTTTCATCTAATGTGTTAATGCCAGTTGAATATACTTCTGGTCTTATAGATGTTCTCAATAAACGACTTTCCAAATCTTCAAAGTATTCAATACCAAGATTTTCTTCAAAACTAATTCTAAATGCTTTTTCCATAATAGAAGCAACTTCATCAGCTTTACCTTCTTCTATTTTAGGAAATGCTTCAACGACAGCATTCATTATTCTTTTGGTTTTAATATATTTCTTAGTTTCTTCATGCAACCATTCTAAAGCAGAGTTAATATCAAAATTTAATATTGATATATTATTTAAAATATCAATACATTTTTGTTGTTCATCTGGATTTTTGCATAATTGAGGAATTGCTTTATCTTCTAAAATTTTTATTGGTGGCAGTTTGCTGTATTTTTTATAAAATATTAGAATAGCTTTGACAATCACCCCCGAAGAATATGAAAATAATTCATGTGTTATTCTGGATGAATAAAACCTAAGATATTCTGAATCTGTTAACATACCCTTTAGGATATAATATTCTATTTTATCTTGTACTTCGGGGGGTTGCATTGGTTTCCTTATTAGTATAAATTATAGCAATACCAACATTTATAGCAATACTCAGGGTTCGGTGGCTGAGGATTCAGTATTAGAATTTTCAATAAAATCTAATTCATCAGTATCAACATCATGCTCCGCATATTTATGGATTTCTTCAATTTTTTGATTTAATGGTTTTAATATAGGTTGCCATACTTCTTTTGTATATAAATCTTTTTCACGGATTTTTTTATCCAAATGTTTAACATTATACCAAGCCCCAGATTTTTCAATGAAACCATGTTCTATAGCATCATCCAATAATCCATAAACCGGATTTACCCCACGCTTAAAGTCAATATACATATAAGAACGAGTTCCAACAGGAACGAGTCTGTTCTTGTCTGATTTGGCTATTACTAAACTACCTTTTGTATCAATAACTTTTCGGTTTTCGGAATCTTTATCGCCAGAATCTTCCTTCATTAATTTTGATTCAAGAATAATAATACCACTTGACGCATACACGAACCCTTCACCGCCACCCATCTTAATAGTTGGAGCGCCCATCATATTTTGTTGTTCATAAGTATGATTTGTAACTATTAATGGAACAGAATTTTCGGCGCATTCACAGGTTAATACTCTAGCTGTTCCTCGTAATTCTTTTGCCCGTTGTCCCATATCAGAGGCAGATTTATCAGCTTCCACATCGTTTAACTCTTTAGTGCCAACTAGATTACCAACAGAATCCATGAACATTATTAATGGTATATTTTTTGTATCATCATTCGTTCGCCATTCTCTCATAAAAGCAACAGATTCATTTCTAAATTGTGAAATTGTTTTTACTGGTATATGGATTAAACTATCAGCATCAACCCCTAAATTTGTAGCAAAATTCTTATCAATAGCATTTTCAGAATCAAAATAAACAACCTGATATCCCTTCTTTTGTGCTTCTCTAGCCGTTGATAAGCATAAATAAGTTTTGCCTGCTTTTGATGGCCCAGCTATAACCATTACGCGATTATTAGGAAAGCCTTTAAAGTATGACCCACTAATAACTTTATTCATTCCGTATGATCCTGAACTTATATATTCAGAAATATTTGACAATCTTGATTCTGTTAATATGGAAGCTAATTTATTTTTTCCTTTAAATTTTTCTAAAAATTTATTAGCCTTTTCTCTATTTTCTTTTATTGTTTTTTCATCTGTCATAGAATGCTCCTTATGAAGTGTTTTTGGTTCTGTATATTTTATCTTTTTAATTATTTAAATCAAGTATTTTTTATTAATTTTTATTTTCATCAATTTCAGTTAAATAATTAGTTACCATTTCGGAAAAAAATACCATAAGTTGTTGTTTATTTATTATGGTATCGTCAAACGATAATACAATATTTCCGTCTGGTTTTATTTTTAATTCAGCAACTATAGTATCTTTTATAATATCTTTAGCATTGGTTTTTTTCATATTTTTTTCCTTTGTTAATCTAAAAACATGTCCTCTATGTCAATTATATCGAATCGTGGAAGTGACCATTTTAAAACATCATAAATTTTTGTAAGACAAGCAACGAATACTTTCTGCAACATTGTATCATAGTCTACTATTATATTCAATTCTTTTGGAAAGTCATCTTTAAATGCTATTGAATCAATTTCCAAATCTAAACATTTGCATGATTTTATATATACAACTTTGACTTTATCACCTTCATTAATATAATCATATTTATTTTCAAGATTCATCTTTTTTATTAACATATTATAAAAAATACATCCTTTTATATGCTGAGGACAACCTTTAATGGGGAATCCTGTAGATGGATCTGTATATTTTGAAATATTATTAGCGGAAGATACTTTAGCTATTTCACTTGGGGTCAATTTCTTTAATTCATCATAAGTATTTCTTAAATAATTTTTAATTTGGGTTTCATTATTAATTTGAAGAACATTTTTATAAAAATCTTTTAATTTATCTCTAATAATATCAGGAATATTTGATCTTACTGATTCAAGACCTTTAACTTCAATTTCGTGTTCGTCGCCTGCTGGAACGGGTCCATCTTCACCAATTATAACCCAAGCAGAATATCTTTTTTTAGCGATATAAAATGCCCGGCGAGCAATCATTTCCCGTTTAAATATTAATTTATTATCTGGGCAATTCATCATTTTTATAGTTAATTTTTTCATAGCAGAATCAATAATTGCCGTTAATAATTTATTAATATTATTATTAATAAATTCAGATGCTTTTTGATTATCATTATAATATTGATAATTGAATGATTTTAAAATTTTACCAACATTAACATAACACGAATTATGAACCAAAATGTCATTGGCAAAAAAGGTATGCGGGGTATCTTTCATTCCAATATCATATACATCTTGATATTCATCTGATATTTCTTCTATAGATACAATTTCATCAATTTCTGGAATCATATTACCCTTTCAAGAAGGAAATAGTTTTAGTTAAAATGAGATCTGGATTTTCAGTCCAGTCATTTTCCCATATCACCAATATATCAGAAACTTCATTAGTTTCAAGGATTTTTTTTATACGAATATCATCGTACAACCATATGTCTTTTGCAATTTTACAACACTTATTTGGATAGTGAATTAATTCATCGGAATCATACATAGATGGATTAGCATGCCAATAATTTCCAAAAAATTCAATTGCTCGTTTATTGTTTTCGCAATAAAAATCAAGATAATAACAAGAATTATCTTTTGCAATTATTAATTTTTCGCCATTATGAGAATTATAAAAACAATTATAAAACAAATTATTATCATTTAAACGCGAAAAAATTGAATCAAATAAAATTTTTGACGAATTTGATACTGAATAGGTTTTAAAATTATTATTTTCTCTCTTATTCAAAAATTCTAAATATTTAATCTTCCCTATTTCAGGTCCGAATTTATATACATAGGTTTCATATGAATGGGATTTTAAAAAATTGACTAATTTATATTTTTTCTCCCCCTTTTCTTTGCCATATTTTTCAATAAAATACTCCAATTTATTTGTATATGCTTGTTGACTGCAATAACGATTCCATTTTTCTAATCCAATTTCCTTTCCCCATTTTTTTATTAAATTTTCTTTTGTAACGGATCTAGATTTATTAAATTCATCAAATTTTTTTTCATCCCATCCATATTTTTGTTTTTTATATTCATAGGTATTTTTTATTCTTTGTTTTTCACAATATGTTTCCCATTTTTTAGTTCCTTCTTGTTTTCCATGTTTTTTAATAAAATTATCCAAAGTAACAGAATGATCATTTGCCCATTTAATTTTATTGATACTAGCATTTTCATGATTATCATTTTTAAAAATTCGAAAATATTCATAACTGCCCGGAATTCTTGACTTTGTAATAACTTCTGCTGTAGATTGTTCAAACCCTCTCAATAACCAATACTTTATATTCCGACAACTAATCCTTGATTTATTTTCACCATTATTTAATTTTATATTTTTTAATTTCCCCTCATTATGCAGATTTTTGACAATAATTATTATTTTTTCATATTCAGTGTCCATATTTTACTCCGACAGAACTACCTGTGTCCGTATATATTTATAAAAATAAACTATCATTTTATACAAATTATTTTATCTCCCGGTGTTATTTCTTTTGGGGTTTTTTGTTTTAATATATCATTGACTAATATCATACAAGAATGATCTTCTGTTACATCTATATATTTTCCAGATTTTGTTTTAATTCTATACATTTTCTTTTTTACAAAATGTCTTTCTATGAATTCAACCTTACCATATTTTATAATTTTTGATTCTTCATCATAATATGGCAACGTCAATTTATCTGGAATTATATATTCTCTTCCGTTTGAATCAATATGATAAGTGTCAAAATTTTCATTTCCTAATACATTAAACAATTCTTTAATCTGCAATTTTTTTCCATCTTCAAGAGTTACTATAGAACCCCCCGCAATAGAATCTGTATCTTGATATATCATAACGCCATCATTAATATTTTTTGCATTATATGATTTTCCAATATTTGACAATTCCCAATTATTTTTAAAATAATTATCCAAAGCATCCCCTGATGCTACAATAGCTTGCTGTCCCGTTGAGGTTACGGCTAAAGCATTATCAATGTCAAACAATCTACTAAATTTTGACCCGACATAACCATACACAGAATTAATTAATATTTTATAATTTTTCTGTAATAATTTATGAAGATTTTCATTTACATGATCCCCACTATCATGGCATTCAAATTGTTTTTTCTTATGATATTTTCTCTTCTCAAACCATTCTTTAACGAATTTAGGAACAATTCCAGTTTTTGATTGATCATAAACAGCACCATTAGTTGCAATTGAATATTTATTAGTTTTAATTAAATCAATTATATTTTTAACAGTATTTCCTAAATTATCAGCAATTTTATTTTCATTTTCTTCAGATAAGGTTTCACCATTTAATGCTTTCATGATATAAGGCACTATAAAATCAAAACATTTTCTAACTTTAGTTTCTGGAGATATATTATGCATCATCATAATTGATGGATATAGAGAGGCAGCATCATATGACACTACCCAATCATGGCATCCCAAAACGGGATCACGAACGAAAGCCCCCTCATATTCACCTTCTGCGGATCTATCGCAATCAGGCAAAATAATATGATCCAAGTATAATTTGGATAAAAAAGCTCCGTCTAGAACTTTTGTAGTTTTTTCAAAATTTTCAAATTGTACTAAGCATCCATAAGATATAGATGCCAATAATTGCAAGAATCCATTTTTAATTTCTATTAAATTTAAAAGATTAACGTCTTGAATGTTATATTCGCAATATCGTTGCCAATCATTGTTATATAAATCTTTTAACGACCCTTCATATTCTAATTTAGCCCCCACCTTTTCAACTTTTGATGCTATATAATCCAGTTTAAATGAAGGTTGTTCTTTTTGTGTATATTTTTTATATAAATCAATATATTCAATAATATTAATTCCAACAATTTCATAAATTTTAGTTTCTTTTACATTACCTTTTCCAAATTTAACTTGCTTAATACGTTCTCTAATATAACCTATTGGCGATAGCTTATTAACCATATTTTCGCTTAATAATTGTTTAGCTCTATTAATGATATAAGGAATATCGAATCGTGTTATATTCCATCCAGTTATAATGTCAGGATGTTGATTATTAATTACTGTTATAAACTTTTTTAGTAATGCTTCTTCGGTTCTACAAATAAATATTTCATCATTCGATGTTAATAATGGCCGACCTTTAATATCTTTTATATTAGTATCGAATTCTTTTTCTGCAAAAACAAAATATTTTTTTTGCTTTGTTGAATATATGGTAATAATGGTTATAGGATGTTTTGCTTCTTCAGCATTAGGGAATCCAACTTCTGAATGGACCTCAATATCAATGAAAAATATATCAAGAACAGGTGGTTTAAATGGCATTCCAGCCCATTTTTGCATTATATATTTTGTTTCAATATCAACATCAGATTCAAACATTTTTCTATTTGCTTCTTGATACATTTCTCGGGTTTCTTTATATTTACCCCAAGAATCAAATTCCATTTTTCGGACATAATCACCGAAAATACTTTTATAATCAGTTTTTGAATCTGATTTTACATAAAAATATAGGGGGGCATCATCCTTGACATGAATTTTTTCCCCCCGATCATTATATTCCCAAGAATGAATCTTATTTGATGATCGTGAAAAATAGATATAAGAAAACATGATTACTATTATACTCCGGTTGATCCAAATCCGTTGGTCCCACGTTCAACATTATTAGGTTCATGATTAATAGGGGTCAACACAATTTTTGGAAGTTTATTGAAAACCATTTGAGCTATTCTATCTCCAATTTTAACGACAAAATCAGTATTTCCATTATTAAATAAAATAACTTGAATATACCCGGTATAAGTGCAATCAATCGTACCAGGAGAATTTAAAACAAATACTTGATTTTTTGCTGCAAGACCGGATCGTGAACGAATTTGACACTCCCATCCTAATGGCATCTGTAATTTAATGCCAGTATTAATTACCATTGAAGATTTTGGCTTTATTATGCCTTCTATTGCCGAATGAATATCCCATCCAGCATCAGAACTATATTTTTGATAAGGGGCCTTTGCTTCTGGAAATATTATTGAATCAATATAAAAGCCTATCTCTGTTATTTCTTGCATATATTATTTTCCTTAAATATTTCAATTTGGTTGTTCGGTGATTTCAGGATTTATACCTTTAAGTTCCTGAGAGGTTGCGGTTGGTTTGTCATTCTTTTCTGAATAAAACATATCAACACCAGTATACATGGCTATTTGCTGGGTAATACCAAATGCAGACATACCTTGACGCTTTAAGCATTCAATAAACTTTTCTGAGTCTAATGGACCACATAACGAGGGTGCCCCGCGACCAGTACCATTTCTCCGGTATTCCCGTATATCACAATCAACTTCGCTATCATCCCAAACTACGATCTTTATCATATAAGCCTTCTTTGGCTTTTCTTCTTTTATCTGCTCGGCATCTTCGTGTTTTCCCATATATCCTCCATGGTTAGGGTTATTGGTTGGGATTATCAATTCTAAGTCATTATTTATTAATGTCAAGGCATGATTAAAACTTGAGGTTGTTTGTTATAATAAATTATGAAAAAATGCAAAAAATGCGGAAAACCTATCACAAAAAGAACGGTATGTGAATCTTGCCGAAAAAAACATAACAGAGAGTTAAAAAGAGATTTTATTTTTAATATAACAGGAAATAAATGTTGGTTATGCGGATATAATAAAGAACAATTTACTAAATTCCTATTATCATTCCATCATATGGAAAATAAAGAATTTTCAATAGCATTATCTAATAGTTTGAGACGACGAAATTTTTCAAAAATAATTAGAGAAATTAAAAAATGTATCTTGGTTTGTCATAACTGCCATGCGGAAATTCATAATACAAATTTAATAAATCAAAATAAAATTTTAAAAATATATAAACAAAAATGGAAACAAATTATTAAACGATTTCCAGAATTAGAAAGTTTCTAACGAAACATTTCCATTCTTTTTATCGTTTCTCAATTGTTTTCTTAATAATATTTCATTAATTATTTTTTTACGTTTTAATTCTGGTATTGATCTAATTATTTGAGCGATTTGAATAAAGCAATAAGATGATTTTTCGTATTTTTCTTTTTTCAATTTATCTTGACCTTCCGATAATAATTTCATAACGGCATCAATACAATCGTCTTCAGACCAATTTTTTGGAACTTTAAAATACGCCATAAAATCCCCTTCAATTATATTTATAATAAGAAGATCAAGAATAAACTTTTTTATATAATTCAATATTTTCTGGATTTTCTAACCATCGTGTTGATACATAATCATGTTGTTTATTAATAACTTCATAATATTTTTCTTCATTTCCCAATAAATCTTTAATCGCATTATACCAATCATCAATAGTATTATTTACGGTATAGGCCTTAGCCTGATCATATGGCCCAATACCATTTCCAATAGATGAACAAATTGATGGGATATTCATAGCGGCATATTCCAGATATTTTAAATCTGATTTCGCATAATTAAATAATGAATCTCTAATAGGAGCAATTGCTAAATCTGCCTTTATACTCTGCATCATTCTTGGATATTCATAGAAATTAGTCCAATTCATAAATGATATTTTACCATTATTCTTTAAATGATCCAATTTAGGTGGGCAGCATCCAACGAATAACCATTCAAATTCATCTACAGTTTTTTCTATTAATGGCAATAAAAATTCCAAATCACCACCTGGACCAACATGTGAAGCAGACCCAGCCCATAAAATAACAGGTTTTGATTTATATGGTTTTTTATCAACACTAAAATCTGGATTCCATAAAAATTTTGGTACGAAATTTGGAACAACTACAGAATTAGTGATATTAAATTCTTTTTCATAAAAATGTTTTAAAAATTTTGTTGAAAATGTTACAAGATTCATCATTTTCATAATATCAATAACATTTTGGCGACGAGTTTTGGTATAAAATTGATAAGCCATTATATTATGTGGTTCAATTCCATGAACAATATCATCCAATTCATACACCAATTCACATTTTGATTTAATAGAATCAATACATCGTCTATATTCTATGATACAACGTTTTTGTTTATCTGTGCATTGTCTTTGAAATCGAATTTTATTACTGGTATTAATTAAATTTAAATCAAATACAAACTGAAACACTAAATTAATATTCCAATTTTCCATAACAGCAGAACAATAACCAAGTGGTACAATTGTTCTATAAAATCCACAACCATTTTTATCAGATGGAAAACATAAAATGTTATTCATATTTAATCCTTTTAGATTATTATAACAATCATTTAAAAATTTTATTTATGTATTTATATTTAAAAATTATACTTATTATTTATAATATTATAAATAGGAGACATTTATATGTTCAATGATAAAACATTATTTAATAATTCAGGAGTTAAAAAAGAAAGAAAACGTGGAAAAGGTGTATCAAAACCCATTAAAAAAATACATGTAGATAATAAAGAATTACGAGAAGAATTAACAAAATTTAGACATACAGTTTTAGAACAAAGGGCCAATAAAGAACAAAAATTAAAAGCATTAAAAACGGATTTATCAAAATTAGAAAAAAATTATAAAACCTATAAAAAATTAATAAGACCAAGAAAAGAAGTTATTGAAAAATATTTAAATGATATTCGATCATTAAACGAACAACTAGAACAAGTCAGGGATCAAGAATGCAATGGACAAGCATCAGAACGGTTAGGGGAATTATTTTTACAATTAGTCGATAATTTTGCAACAAAAACAAACTTTTCAAATTATCCATATTTAGAAGAAATGAAATCCCGCGCTATATTCTTCCTGCTAAAATATAGCCACTCTTACGACATAAATAAACTTAATTCTGTTGGACAAATACCTTCTGCCTTCTGTTATTGCACACAAATAGTCCATAATGCATTTAGACAAGTTATCAAAAAAGAAAAGAAAAAATTAGCATCTAAAAAAGAATTTATTGATGATTATTTCCAAAATAATCATTTTAATAGAAAATCTGAAAACCTTATGGGATGATTGACTTAAAAATACTTTGTAATGTATTATTTTTAATATTATTTAATAATAATTTTGCTTTATCTATATTCTTTATATTAATGTTATATATAATCAATGATATATAATCATAATCATTTTCACATTTATAAGAATCATAAATAGTATTTATTTGAATGTCAGTTAAATCATCCCATTGAACAGAAGTTTTAATTGTGGCTTTTTCAATTTTAACTGATATTATTATTTCTGTATCATTAACTGATGATAATATGCCTGTTATAATACCTCTATTATTAGTATCGAATGATACTTCGGAACTCAATTTAAAATAATTCAATTTATATTGTTTTAATTTTTCATAATTAATAACAATTTCTTTAAAATTATTTTTTACAATTTCATTATCTGGATAATTCATAATTGTATTATCTATTATAGTATTACACGTTTGAACGTTTAAAGAAAGTAATACAGGCATTATTTTAGAAATAAAATTATTCAATTCAATAGTTTTAAGATGAATCTCATTATTTTTAATTGTTTGTAAATTATATTTAATATTATCTATAAGTCCTTTATTTTCTTCCATTTTCGATATATATTTAATATCATCAATTAATTTTAAATTATTTTCTATAATAGAAATGTTTTTACTTGTTTTGCAAGTATCAATTAAATTGTTAAAATATTTATTAAAATGGTCATCAACTATTTTGATATAAGATTCTAATGTATCTTTGATATAATCATTCATATTTTTATTAATAACTGCAATAGCAGCATCATAATCATGAATATTCAAAAAATTATTGAGATTATCTGTAATGATTTTATGAGAGTCTTTAATAAATTTTTGTTTATTTAATTCATTATCAGTAAGTTCTTTAATTATATTTGGTAGGATTGAAGAATGTTCATTATATTTTTTAGCAATCAATAATAATTCATTAATTTTATTAAATTTTATTGGGTTATTAGTTTTAAATATAATGGCGTGTTGAAATAATACTTCATTATTATCATTTTTTTCAGTATTCTCTATTAGTTGAGGAACAACTTCAACAACCGGGATTGAATGTGATAAATAAAATTGTATATAACCAATAATCATCAAAAGACTTATAATTATTACCCACAATGATAAGAGATAATAATTAAAATTCTTTTTTATTTTTTTATAAGGCAAAAAAATTGTTTTAGAATCTATTTTATCTAAATCATCATATAAATCTTGTCCTGATTGATATCTATCATCAGGATTTTTTTGTAATAATTTAATAATAATATTATTAATATTTTTTGATAATTTAGGGTTATGATCTGTAAGATTTTTAGGCAATTCCGTAACATGTTTAACTAATAAAGCAGATGCTATTTCTGAATCAAAAACCGGGACACCAGTTAGCAATAAATAGAAGGTTGCTCCCAAACTATATAAATCTGATCTGCCATCAAGTTTTTGTCCTGACGCTTGTTCAGGAGAAACATAGGCTGGTGTGCCCAAGAATTTACCTTCTAAGGTAATATCAGAATCCCCATTTAATGATCTTGCTAGTCCCAGGTCTGCTAATTTTGGATTGTCGAAATGATCTAAAATAATATTTTCTGGTTTAATATCACGATGGATAATATCTTTTGAATGAATAAAATGTAATCCTATAGCCAATTTTTTAAGATATTCAATAGCAACAATTTCAGGAATTGGACCAGTATCTTTAAATACTTGTTTTAATGTTTTTCCAGAAACATACTCCATTGAAAAATAGTAATAAGGATCAGAAAATCCGCAATCATATACAGATACTATATAAGGATGATTAATTTTCCCCGCAGATTTAGATTCTCGTAAAAAACGTTTAACGAATTGTTCATCTTTTGAAAATTTTGGAGGAAGTATTTTTAATGCTACAAAACGATCCAATGATAATTGTTTGGCTTTAAAGACGGCACCCATACCGCCTTGGCCTAGTTTTTCGATAATTTTATAGCCTGGGATAGTTAAATGCATAGCCAATATAATACAAGCAAAAACACCATTGTCAACAATTTATGTAAGTATATTGATATAAATAATTTATATCATTTTTTAATTTTTCTTAATAATTGATTTGACAATTTTTTCATTTGTTCTAAGATAAGATTTTCATCCAAAGGTTTTTGGCGATGTTCGTATTTTTTTGTTGAGCAAGAATAAAAGTTTTCAGATAAGAATTTAGCGCATTCTTTTAATGTTGCATAAGGTCCGATTGCCTTTTTTCTTGCACTATTTCGGTCGCACATTGAGCAACCTTCGGATTCATTTAAAGGATCAATTTGATTTTCTATTTTTTCTGCAATCAAATGACGATTTAAATTTGGGGCAGATTCATTTAATACTAACGGAACATCAACTTTAAACATTTCATTTAATCTTGATTTAGTGGTTCCAATTCTTGAATAAACTGGAGCGATACCTTGGGTGGCATTAATAGCTTGGTTTGTCGTACCGTCCGCAACTCCTGGCCCAGCTACAGATGCAGTTCCGCCTTCTTCAGTAATTGGGTCTAATGATTTGGAAGCGTCTTGTATTGCATCTTCTTCAGAATCAAAGGGTTGTGAGGTTTTGATAGGATTTCCATTATCATCTAATTTTTTCCATCCAAATTTTCCTGATTCAAGTTGATATACAGAAATATTATTATTTATTAACATTGATTTTGGATCATTGGTGTCTTCTGCTAAAACAGGAGGATAATCAGCTTTCCATAATTCCATCATCCGTTCGACTTCAATTGGATTTGTAAATAATTGCCAAACATCCCCATATTGATCTTTGACTGTATCAGAGGGGGTATATTCAGGTCCAAATATTTCAGGATTGACATATACGCCTTCTTTTCTTATTTTAATAAGACCATCTTTTTCCATATCAACAAACATTTTATGAACATCTTTAACTCTCTTGTCTAAATAATTCTGTTCTGCTTGATCTATTTCATCATGATTAGTAGGATCATCATCTATTAATTCCTCTTCATTTTCATCCCTAACCTGATTAATAGATTTAGGGGGAGTAATATCATCCATAGAAATAAATTTTTGTCTCACTTCTTCTAACGCTTCCATTTCTGATTCAAATGGGATTGATGATTGATTAATTATATCATCAGTTGCTCCGTATTGAAACCATCCCCATTTTCCAAGATTATTTTGTTTAATTGAAATCTTTTTTTCAATTAATTGTTTTTCATCATCTTCTGTAATAACACCTTTTGGTTTAAATGAAGTATCATCAGCATCCAAATTATCATAATGATTATCTAAATCATTATAATTAACATCATCAGATTCTACATCAGGATTAAAATGTATAGGGGTTTTATTTATATTTTCTAAATCTTCTAAAAGATTTTTAAAATGTTTTCTTAATAAGTCGAAATTATCTTGTTTAACATCTTCATGTGATTCAGAGGCAACCTTAACATTATTTTGTTTATATTTATCAAACATTTTTGGGTCCATAGTTGTTTGACATTCTGAAACTTGACAAACTTTAGGATCAGCTTTAAAATTCAATCCTTTTTCTTCCCATTGTGATTCATTATCAGCTTGAGCTACGAATTGATCTGCTGCTAATTTATCATCAAATGGTCCATGTTTAATATTGGGATCTTTTGTAGAAACCACATAGAATCCTAAATCATCTTCTATGATTTTCCATTCTCCATCTTCCATTAATGGTTGATTTGCAATTTTTTGTTGCTGTTGTTGAGAATTTTTAAATCCTTTAGCTTGCAATTTAGAAATTTCTTCTTCTTTTTTAGCTATATCCTGTTTTAATTGAGCAATTTTTTGAGCAATATTCGGATCAATAGCAATATCTTCTTTTAAATCTTTAGGAGTATTAAATGTTTCTTTGATGCTCTTATCAGGGGTTTCTTTAACTTCTTTAATATCATGAGTTTGTTTAAGAGGTTTTTCTTTAGGAGTATCAAATACAACATCTTCTTTTAATACTCTTTTAACATATCCATACCCTTCAAGAGTAACATATTTAGAATTTTTATTATCATCTTTGACATTAAACCATTGATTTTGATATTTAGCTTTCATTTTTTATCCTTTTTGGGAAGTTCTATTTATATTTATATTTTTATTATAAAATTTTAAATATTACTTCATGCATATTATCGCCACTCCAATCCCATTCGGAATCTCTAATCATTTTTATTTTTTGTTTCTTTTTAATAATAATCAACAATCTATAACTTGTCGTTTCTCTTAAATCAGCTTTAACAATCCAGCCTGTATATTTTGAAAATATTTCTTCGACTTTTTTAATTAATGTACTACCGAAATTTCCAGCCATATCAACGACTTCGATAGTTTTTTTATTTGGAAATTCAGATATAAGAATATACCATTCTTTATTATCGTCAATATGAATTTTTATATCTTTACTATTATAATTTTCTACATAATCTTTTATATCATCAATAGATTCCATGTCCTGAAAGAACCACATATCTGAATTATTATAAAATTTTCTTTCTAATTGTTTTACTAATTCAATTTCATCAATTCGTAAATTGTCTACAGTTACCAGTTTTTCAAAAATTGTATTAATATTTGACATATAATTCCTTTAATATATATTTATAATAATTTATAATAAGATAATCCAATACAAATAGCGTCAGCAATGCCATTATGGGCAACAGAAGATCGTTTTGAAGCAATCAAATTAGCTGATGGATAATTATCTTGACAAAATTGAATAGTTCCCGTTTTTTCCGTATGATCATATTTTTCACCAAGAATAAGTTTTTTCCAGGTTTGCGGTGATACTTCTTTATAAGGAATATCTAATGCTTGTAATACCCCTTCAACTATTCCAACCCCCTTTCCAAAGTTAAACATTGATACAGTACCTTGATCTGGTCTTGCTGATACTAATTCAAAAATGGCATATTCAACATTATTTTCGGTTAAATATCTACCTAATATAGATCCGTTTATTTTTTTCTGAATTTTTTTATTCTTTTTAATTTTTAAAATAGGCATTCTAAAACAATCTATTATTTTTTGGTTTTCTATTAAGGCAACTCCACCAGAAAACCCAGGATCAATACCAACTATTCTCACAAAGTCCTTTCTAATTTTGGCCAAAGTTTTTCAGGAATTGATTTATCAAAAATTATCAATAATTCATTCGGATCAGTTTTTAAACTTTTTTCATCAAAATATTTAAATGTTTTTGATTTTTCATTATAATTAAAGGGTATTCCAATTTTTGGTAATAATCTTATCCAATGATTAAATGCATTTCCATAAAAAGTATCATCTGATAAGATTATTTTAAAATGTTTTAAAGCATACTTATATAACATTTCAGCAAACCCTTTATTTCGATACCGGGTATCAGTCGCTATTCGTCTCAATTGAAATACTTTATCAACATTTAAATTTAAATCTGTTCCATCAATAATTTCAAAATCTGCCGCACAAACAATTAAATCATTTTTTAATATAGCAATTTGTTTAAAAGTATCAGCAAATGGCCCATACGTTACTACAATATTATAACCGTCTTGGGAATCTATCTTTTTATATTCATCTATTAAAATGTCGGACGGTTGCCAATCTTTAACTAAATCACCATCATCATCGGTATAAGTCATTAATTTAACATCTTCTTTTAAACAATATTTTTTTAAATTCATACAATTCCCATTTTTTGAAAAATTTTATGATTTTCAAATGATTCTTTTATATATTGTAATTTTTCTGGGGGGAAATAATTTTTTTTAATCATTTTTTTATCATCAGTAAAAAAGTATTGGTGTCTACAATTAATAATATGTTTATCAGGAATAATTTTATAATAAGTTAATAATTTTTTTAATTCCTCTTCGATCACCAAATAATATTCATTATATAAGGTTTGAATAAGGATTTTATAAGAATATAAGATAGGATTTAATTCAATATCATTAATACATAATATGTCAAATATATAATCTATATCATCAAGAGTTAAAATATTATTTATTTCTTTGCGTTTTTCATAGGATATAATTTTTAATTTTTCATCTAACTTATTAACCATCAATGACATAAATTATCCTTATTAGAATAAATTGTTTAAAGTTATTATATAATATTTATATAAATTTTAAATAACAGGAGGCTCTTATGTATACCGAACAAGAATTAGCAAAATATGAAAATAAAGATATGGTTAAAAATTATGTAGAAAAGATGGGGGAATTATCAAAGAAATTACATGCTAAATTTGCTGATCATAGACAATTTATAGAAAATTTATTAAATCCTATTGAACGATCAAATATTATTGGGGAATCTAATAAGAATATTGATTTTTATCATAAAATCAATACCAGATTAGCAGAAGAACGTATTAAATTACACGAATATAAAGATAAATCCACTGAAATTGAAAGTCAAATATACGATTATTTTAAAAATCATTCTGATATAAGTTCACAATTAAAATCCGAAACAGCAATAACACATTATGTAGAAGGGCATCCTTGCCATAGAGCTATAAATAATATCGTCGTAATACAACAAACTCTTGTCCAATATTTAGAAACTGCCTTAAATTCAGTAAGGGATAGAGGTTATGCAATTAAAAATATTATTGAAGCTATTAAGATTGAGTTGGGAATAACTTCATGAATTATTGGGTTAAGATAGAAAAAATTAATAACATTAACGCAATATTAAAAACTAATTATCCTTCATTAATAGAAATGTTATATAATTATTTATCAGCATATGCTAATAACTATAAATTTATGCCAAAATATAAAATGAAAATTTGGGATGGTAAAATTTATTTTTTTAATAAAATGGGGGTATTTCCTATTGGACTGTTAAAATATGTTTATAAATTTTTAGAGTCAGAACCAAATTTATCAATTGAAATTGACCCACTGTTATTAAAAACCGAAGATTCATTTGAAGATTTTGAAGATATAACGGAATTGTGGCTTAATAAAGAAATAATACCAAGACCCTATCAAATAGATGGAGCATTAAAAGGATTAATTTACAAAAGATGCACCTTAGAACATGCTACAGCATCCGGCAAATCGTTAACCATTGCAATGATAATTATGTATCATTACATTAAAAAACTTCATCAAAAATTTGTTGTTCTTGTTCCAAATGTAAGTTTAGTACACCAAATGTTTAATGACTTTATATCATATGGGGTTCCTACTGATATTATCGGAAAGTTTTATGAAGAACAACGTGATACTGATAAATGTATTACTATTTCAACTTGGCAATCCTTGCAAGATTTTCCAGATTTCGCAAAAAATTTCGATTTTTTTATATGCGATGAAGTTCATCAAATAAAAGGAAATACTGTTAAAACTGTAGCTAATAGCATAATTAATGCAGATTATAGAATCGGTTTAACTGGATCAATGCCTGACAATAAAGCGGATTGTTGGTCAATTGAAGGCGCAATCGGAACCGTTGTCGATATTGTAAAATTAAAACAATTACAAGAAGGTAAATATATATCAGATATTGTTATCAATATTATTTATTTACTCCATAAGCAAGATATTCTGGACAAATTAAAATTAGTTACGGATTTCAAATTAGAACAAGATTTTCTTGAACAATATCAACCAAGAAATAAAGTTATTAAATTTATCACGGAAAAACATATTCAAAAAAATCATAATGTATTGGTGTTAGCAGAACATAAAGACCATATTAAAGAACTTTATAATTTAATATCACAAATAAAAGATGCACAAGTATTTGTAGTTACTGGAGATATGGATTCAATAGAACGAGAAAAAACAAGACAATATGTTAATAATAATAAAAATTGTGTAATAATTGCAACTCTTGGTGTATTTTCTACTGGTATTTCAATTAATAGACTACATACAGTTATTTTTACCGTTATAGGAAAATCAAAAATAAGAATTTTGCAATCAATTGGTCGCGGATTAAGATTGCATAAAGAAAAAAAACATCTTTTCTTGTATGATATTGCTGATGACACCCATTTTTCTAAAACACATCTTAAAGAAAGAATTAAATTATACATAAATGCGGAGTTTGATATTAAAACCACAGAAATTAATTTGGATAAATAAACATGGCAATTTTTAAAAATACAACCAATTCTAATATATATGTTTCTATTAATGGAACTAGAAAAGAAATAGCACCAGGAAAAACGGTATACGGACCAGATTCATTATCATCTATTCAAGGATTAACTCTCTTAAATACAGCAAAACCAACAAAAATTTTAGGACCAATTAATCAAAATTTATCAGTTGCTAATCCAAAGTCTCCAGATAATTTAAATAATCTAATTTCAAATTATAAATCTTCTCAGCAATCAAACTTTTCCCAACAAATAAATGAAACTATTGATTATTTAACAAAAATAAAAAATATTGGTCATAATCCTTCAGTGTCTATCGCAATATTAACAAAAGATAAATATGATCTTATTAAAAATTGTATTTTTTCAATTATCGAAAAAGTTAAATATCGTCCAATAACAATTTGTGTGTGTGATACAGGATCTTCAGAACAAAAAGTTCTTGACTTATATAAATCATTACCAGAAACATTATCACATAATAATATTTCATATAAATTTATTCAGTTACCATATTATCAATTTAGTGAAAATTATAATACTATTTCAGAATATATTGATACCGATTATTTTTTAATACAAAATAATGATACCGTTGCAATTAATGATTATATTACCGAAATGATGAATATTGCTATGATTCCCCACGTTGGATCTGTTGGATGTAGAATGTTTTATCCAGATGGAAGAATACAACATGACGGTCAATTTATATTTCAGCCAAATGGTTTTCATATGACTGCGACAGCAGGGCATCTTAACCTTACTGTTAGACCTGATCAATTACCAAATAAAGAACATGAAATAAAATTAGTGGATGGTAATACTGCCGCAGGATGCTTAATAAGAACAGAAGATTACAAAAAACTTAAAGGATTTGATACTAAATTTAAAGATATTTTTCAAGATGTTGATTTAATGATTAGAATACCACAAGTATTAAATAAATTTAATTATTGTAATAGACAATCTCATATTATTCATTTAGATAATGCTTCAAGAGTTGCAAATAGTAAAATTGATCCTAAAAGATTGCAACAAATGAGAGAAGATACATTATATTTAAAACATAAATGCGATACATTTAATTGGAAAAAGAAAATTCCTGAACAAGTAGATTTTAGTATTATTACAACAGTTTATAATTTAGATAATTATAAAGATTTATTAAAATCTTTAGAAAATCAAAATGGAAATCATACTATTGAAATTATTCCAATTCCAAATTTTTATAACCATTTCGATAATATGTATAAAGCTCTTAATTGTGGAATTGAAGTAAGTAATGGAAAACAATTAATATTTGCACATGATGATATTGTGGTATCACCAGAATTTTTAAATCAAATTAAATATAATATACAATTATTAAATAATGCTAATATACAATATGGAGTATTGGGACCAGCAGGAGTATTATTAGATCAACATAAATTTTCATATTATTTATTAGATGAGAATTTAAACAAAATTGAAATCCCTGGAAATAATATTAATAATACTTCTTTAAATGAAGTTCATTCTTTAGATGAAATGTGTCTTATAATTAATAAATATTCAGGATTAAAATTTAATGATAGACAATTATCTGGATTCCATTTTTATGGAATAAATTTATGTCTTAATGCTAAATTACATGGATTGAGAAATTATTCAATTAATTGTTTTTGTCATCATAAATCAGATGGTAATAAAAATTTAAATTCTAAAGAAAAATTTGAATCATTTGTAGACCAAGCCTTAAAATTTACACATTTTGCAAAAAATATTGGAGTTACCAATTGGAGGTCTACTACGACACATTGTACAAAAGGACATTTAGTTATTTATGCTATTCCTCCTATTATTAAAGAATCTCTTAATAAAGATACCTTGGTTATAAAAATATAGTTGATTTTTTAAAAAGGTTCGCTATAATCAAAAAAGACCTTGATGCTTAGGTCTATAAAGTCAGCATCAAACCCTTTTTTATAGGCATTCCTCTTGACGCTTATAAAAATTGTACAAGGTAGGTTTCCTAATTCCTTCCTTAGTGTGTTAAACACTTAAAATAGTCTGGAAGCAGGATTAAGAATATTAGGAGGGGGCTATAAGAGTTACTAATTATCTCTTATAGTTTTAGCGTCTACAGTCCAGGTGCAATTCCTTGGCAGGGGATAGACGACAAATTAGAAAACTTATTATTTTTATACCCTCATTTGGGGGTTAGGGGGGTATTGTTTATATTATTGAAATTATTATTAATTATTGAAATTATTATTAATTATTGAAATTATTATTAATTATTGAAATTATTATTAATTATTGAAATTATTATTAATTATTGAAATTATTATTAATTATTGAAATTATTATTAATTATTGAAATTATTATTAATTATTTCTTAAAAATAAAATATTTAAATAACTTATGTAAAAATAAAATATTTAAATAACTTATGTAAAAATAAAATATTTAAATAACAACACTAAAATTAAGTTATAGGTCAAGGCGAAGAACGAAGTCGTAGCCTTGACAAGGTTTTTGGTAATGAAGCGTAGCGCAATGGACAAAAACCTTAAACTATTGAAAATAAAACATTTAAAGTATCAAAAACTTCTTTTAGCAACAGAACCAACAGCAATTCCACCAAAAGTTCCAGTATTGACATGAGATAACTTTATATCTTTAAAGGTTTCAGATTCCCAAGTTTTTCTTTCTTTAATATTAATTGGATTGATTTCATTTTGATTAAATATAAGAATATTTTCAAACCATGGAATTTCATTAAAATAATTTTTTAATATTTGAATTGAGTTATTATCAATAATTCCATTATTAGATAATATTAATTTATCATTTCCTTTTTTATTTCCATTTGGATGTGGAATCTGATTGGCATTATCTTTAATTTTAATAATTCCAATTAATTTTAAATCTTTTGAATATTTAGAATTAGGTTCTATTATGAAATCCCATCCCATATTATCTGCGGGATTGATACAATTTGGAAATTCCCCATAATCAAATGGAATAACATTTGGATTATTCCATTTTTTAGTACTTCCTTTATATTCTTGAATATTTATTTCAGGCATTTTAGAATTACATTGTTCGATAATTTCATTTAAATTATAGAATCTTTTTATTGATTCAGTTAAAAAATATTGTTTAAATGTTTTCATTATTTTTTACCTTTTTAACAAATATTCTCATGTCTTTATATAATTGTTCTAAATCAAAATATAATTCATTCATTTCTTTTGTTGCATCTTCAATAGATTCAATAAATTCGTCATATGTTTGTTCTGGTAATCTCTCTGGATATATATCATAATTATCTTGTGGTATTTTATCATATATTTTTTTATAATCATCATATAATTCAGGATCGTTTTTAATAATTTTAAAATTATTATTAATAAAATTCTCAACTTTTTCAAATAATTCTGATAATTCATCATAAGCCTGCATTAATTCATTTGTATATTCTTCAGATTCTTGTTCTTGTTCTCGTTTAAATTGAATATCATGATCCCTTGTATTTATTTCTAACATTTCATCATTATTATGTTGTGCATAATAATCATTTATAGTATCAATTATTTCTTTTATTTCATTTAAATCATTTTGCGAATCAAATTCACCAATTGATATTGATTCCCATTTAATATTTTTTAATTTAACAAATGATTCATCCCAATCTTTTTCACCTTTTCTTCTTTGTAGAGCATTTGGAATTTTTATGAATGAATTTTTATATGGTTCAATAGTTGAATAAATATCAACATCGAAATAATATTCTAATTTTCCATAACCTTTTAATATAATAGCATTTTTATAATCCCATATAGTATTTAGAGATACAGATATTTCTTGATTATCTACATTATTTTCATATGGAAACAATAGATACGATAATACTTTTTCGAGATCATTTATTCTATTTAATGAAATCATATGCATAATTTCTGGAAATTTTCCAGTTTTTAATTTTGATTCTTTATTTTTTATTTGAGCATCATTATATGCTTTGATCATTTTTTGTTTTATGTCATTTTTTGATAATACTGATGAATCTTTATTAACATTTATAGTTGTTTTTACTCTTTTTCGTAAATCTTTCTTTGATTCTTCTTGAAAAATATTCTTTAATCTCGTATCAAATGATTCAAAAATTTTTTGGAGGTTTTTCATAATAGTTATTTATATTATTTTGATTATTTTTGCCTATTGCAATAAATAAAAATCGTCCTATAATAAAAAACTATGTCAAAAATCACTAAAAATAAAAATCATTCAAAACTAATCTAAAACAAACATAAATAAACTCACCACCATTTTTTAAAAAAAGGATAACTAATGGGTTATACAAGAGACGAAGCTATACAAGCGTCAACCAAATACTTTAATGGCGATGAATTGGCCGCAAAAGTATTCGTTGATAAATATTCACTCAAAAATAATAATGATGAATATTTAGAATTAACTCCTGATGATATGCATAAACGTCTTGCTAAAGAATTTGCAAGAATTGAACAAAAATACCCCAACCCATTGTCAGAACAAGAAATATATCATTTTTTCAAAAATTTTAAATATATTGTTCCTCAAGGTTCGCCAATGTCAGCTATTGGAAATAATCATTTTATTCAATCTACTTCAAATTGTTTTGTTTTGGAATCCCCAAGTGATTCATATGGTGGAATTTTGAAAACCGATCAAGAACAAGCACAATTAATGAAGCGGCGTGGTGGTGTTGGTTTTGATATTTCAACTATTCGACCAAAAGGATTGCCCACAAAAAATGCCGCTAAAACAACGGATGGTATTGCTCTATTTATGGAACGATTTAGCAATACAACCCGTGAAGTTGCCCAAGGAGGTCGGCGTGGTGCCTTATTAATGTCAATATCTGTTCATCACCCAGAAATTGAAACTTTTATTAATATTAAAAAAGATAAAACAAAGGTTACTGGTGCAAATATTTCAGTTAAAGTTACTGATGAATTTATGAATGCGGTTAAAAATAATTCAGATTATGAACAACGCTGGCCAATTAATTCAAAAAATCCTTCAATAATTAAAAAAGAAAATGCTAAAAAAATATGGGATATGTTAATATCTGCTGCTTGGGAAAGTGCGGAACCTGGAATTCTATTTTGGGATACTGCTCAAAAATATACCCCATCAGATATTTATAAAGATTTTGGGTTTGAATCGGTTTCGACAAATCCTTGTTTAGTTGGAGATACTAAAGTTTATGTTGCTGATGGAAGAGGCGAAGTTGCTATTAAAGAACTTGCTGAAATTGGAAATGATGTTGATGTATTTTGTTACGATAATAATGGAAAAATAGTAATTCGAAAAATGAGAAATCCAAGAATCACTGGATATGATCAAAAAATATTTAAAGTTACTTTTGATGATGGAAATTCCATTGAATGTACCGAAAATCATAAATTGAGAATGATTGATGGTACTTACAAAGAAATTAAAAATATTCAAATTGGGGAACAAGTTGGTATTATAACTAAATATGAAGAATCCATAAATAACACTATCACTAAAACGCCAAAAAATGGTAAAGATTATTATTGGTTAAAAAATGGAAATAATACTATATGTGAGCATCGACTTATTGCAAGTCATAATAACGGAAACAATTTAGATTATAATATGGTAGTTCATCATAAAGATTATAATACAAAAAACAATTGCCCAGACAATTTACAGATAATGTCAAAAAAAGAGCATGATTTACTTCATGCTCAGGATATGATTGGTGATAATAATCCAATGAGAAGAGCAAAAACTGAATGGTCTGCGGAAAAATGGGAACAATATTCAAAAAATATGTCAGCATCAGTTTCCGGCAAAAAAAATGGACGATATTGTGGAAAAGATAATAATGAATTAAAGAGACATGCTATTATACTAACTAAATTATTGAATAGAAGATTTACTTATATGGAATGGAATGAATATGCGGAAAAAAATAATTTACCAAAAAATTTCTCAAAATACAGAAAACAAGAATTTGGAAATGTAATAGAATTTTCTAAAATGGCTGCCAAAGAGTGCGGTATTGAATATATAGATGAAGATCCTCGACTTGTAACAACTCTTAACAAAGCTATTGAACAAGGGTATGAATCTATAATAGAAAATAATGAAGTATTAGTTAAACGTATTTGTGAAAGTTGCAAGACTGAATATTTTATTAATTATAGTCAGCGGGAATCCGCGTATTGTTCTCCGAAATGTGTTAAAGGAAATAATGCTTTTATTACTCTTAATAATGATCCTAAATTTCAAGAAAATCGACAAAGAAAAGTACGGGAATCATATTCAGAAAAAATGAAAAATATAAAAAGAAAACAGTTAGATTTGTACACAAAACTTAAATTTGAAATGGGTGAAGAACCATTATTAAAAGATTTTTATAAAAAATGTCAGGAAATAAATCTTTCATGTAGATTCAAAACAAAATTTGGATTTGCATCATATAAAGAATTACAACAAGAAGCATCATTACATAATCATCGAATTTCAAAAATTGAATACCTTAGAAATGATACAGTTTACAATGGCACTGTAGATGAATATCATAATTTTTTCATAGGTGGATTTGAAGGCATCCACACAAACGGAAAACGTAAGTCTTGTTATATCAATAATTTGAATTGCGGTGAGATAGTTTTGTCAAACGCGGATTCTTGCCGCTTAATTTCTATGAATCTTTTAAATTTTGTTGATAATCCTTTTACTGAAAAGGCTTTATATAATTTTAAGAATTTTTCTGATGCTGTTAATATTGCTCAACGATTAATGGATGATATGATTGATCTTGAATTAGAAAAAGTTAATTTAATAATCAATAAAATAAAATCAGATCCAGAATCAGAAGATGTTAAAAGCATTGAATTAAAATTATGGGAAAATATTAAAAATGCTTGTCAAAATGGTCGTCGTACTGGTCTTGGTATAACTGCTCTAGGAGACACTATTGCTGCTCTTGGGGTAAAATATGGTTCAGAAGAATCAATAAAAATAACAGAAGAAATATATAAAACTTTAGCAATAAATTCTTATAAATCATCAATTATTATGGCAAAAGAACGGGGATCATTCCCAATTTGGAATTTAGAATTAGAAAAAAAACATCCATTCTTAGATCGTATTTTAAATGAATTAGATGCTGATACTATTAAAATATATAAACAATATGGCCGTAGAAATATTGCAAATACAACAACTGCTCCGACTGGATCAGTTTCTATTATGACACAAACCACATCAGGAATTGAGCCTGCATTCCTGGTTAAATATACCAGACGGAAAAAGATTTCTGAAAATGAAAAACATATTAAACCAGACTTTGTTGACGCAATGGGTGATAAATGGCAAGAGTTTGAAGTATATCATCATCAATTTAAAAAATGGATGGAAATAACTGGAAAAAATAAAATCGAAGAATCCCCTTATCATAACGCAATGTCAAATGATATTAATTGGGTTAATGGGGTTAAAATTCAATCGGTTGCTCAAAAATGGATAGATCATTCAATAAGTAAAACATGTTGTCTTCCAAATAGTGTAACTAAAGAACAAGTTGCAGAAGTCTATATGGCTGCTTGGGAACATAAATGCAAAGGATTTACTGTTTATCGTGACGGTTGCAGGGATGGGGTTCTTGTATCAACTACTAAAAAAGAAACTTCAAATAAAATTTTAAAAACCAATGCTCCAAAACGTCCTAAAGAATTACCTTGTGATATTCATCATGTTAAAATTGTTAAAAAATTAGATAAGATTCGTTCATTAGAATATATTGTTATTGTTGGATTATTAAATGATGATCCTTATGAAATTTTTGTCTTTGAAAATAGTGCTTTGGATAAAAAATATACTAATGCAATTCTTGTTAAAAAATCAAGAGGAAAATATTCTATAAAGTTGGACGAAAACGTTGAAATTGAAGATATTATGAAGAATCAAACTGAAGAAGAGGAAATGATTACGAGGCTTGCTTCTACTGCTTTACGGCATGGTACTGATATTTCATTCTTAGTTCATCAATTAGAAAAAGTTAAAGGTGATCATATTGGATCATTTACTAAAGTTATGGGTAGAACCCTCAAGAAATATATTAAAGATGGTACTAAAATATCTGGAAGTAAATGCCCCGAATGCGGACAAGAATCATTAATTCGTGAAAATGGTTGCACTATTTGTAAAAATTGTGGCAATTCTAAATGCGGTTAGGATAATTTTTAACGATTTCATATACCCTACGGTCAATTGATCGTAGGGTATTATTTTTAACAATTGACAATAATAGTATATTATTGTATAATACTGCCTATGAAATTAGAGATAAAAGAAATAGAGATTAAGAATTTTTTTAGTGTTGGTTCAAAACCCATTAAAATAATTTATGAACCAGGATTACATGCTGTTACAGGTAGAGTTATAGGACAACCCACGAATAATGGTGTTGGTAAAAGTGCTATTTTTATTGATTCATTAATTTTTGGATTCTTTGGAAAAAGTGTCCGTGGATTAACCCAATCTGGAATTGTTAATAGTATTAATGAAAAAGATTGTTATGTTCATATAAAATTTATTTTAGATAATATACCCTATCGTATTGAACGGGGATTAAAACCAAATTATTTATACCTTATCAATGAAACTGAAGATAATAAAGAACATAATGCTAAGAAATTGACTCAAGATGATATTAATAATTTATTAAATATTAATTATACAAGTTTTATTAATATGATTACATTAAATATTAACTATTCACAATCATTTTTCAAAATGAAAGCTGAACAAAAGAGAGATTTTTTAGAAAATTTATTAAATATATCAATATATGCAAAAATGTTTGATAATTGTAAAGAGGATTTTAATGATTTAAAACATTCAATAAATACTCAAGAAGCAGTTTTAAAAACAGAAATACAAGCATATAAATCTAAATTGGATTCTTATAAAAAAATTGATGAATTAAAACAACAATTTGAACAACAACAAAAATTATCTATAGAAAAAATAACTAATGATATTAAAAAATTAGAAGATCAATTAAATTCAATTAATATTTCAGATGTTAATTATGATGATGTTCTAGATAATTTAAATAATGATATAAATGAACAGGTAAGAATTATTAATGTATTAAATATAAATATTTCAAATAATAAAAAAGAAATTACTAACAATGATAATTTAATTAAAAAGTTGACGGCATCCCCTGTATGTTCAGAATGTGGAACCCCAACAACTTCAGATCATGTTACAAGTCATATTAAATCATTACAAGATAATAATTTAGAGTTAAAAAATAAAAATATTGAAGATCAAAATAAAATTGACTCTCATACTGTTAATAAAACTAAATTAACAACCGAATTTTATACTATTAAAGATAAAAAGGATAAAAAGAATAATCAAGTAACTCAAAAAAATATTATTGTAAATAATATTAATAATTTAAAAAATAATTTAAAAAATGAACAGAATAAATCATTTAATATGTCAATAATATCCAAAGATGAATTAATAACTATGAAATCTGCCATAGAAGAACGTAAGAAAACTTATGATGATCAAAAGAAACAATTTAAAATATCTGAATATATGAAAGATGTATTAGGTGATAAAGGGGTTAAAAAATTTGTTATTTCCAAAATATTGCCATTATTAAACAAGAAAATGAATCATCATTTAGCTATTTTAAAAGCCCATTATACTATAAAATTTGATAATGAATTAAATGAAGTTATTAAATCAAGAAATCGTGATGTATTTTGTTATGAAAACTTCTCTGCTGGTGAACAAAAAAGAATTGATTTGGCTTGGATGTTTACTATATTAGATATTTCAAAATTAAGAAATTCTGTAGAATGTAATGTATTGATTATGGATGAAATTTTAGATTCTTCTATGTGTGCTAATGGTATTGATTCATTAATGAATTACATTAAATTGGACTTTAAAACTGTTAATAAAGACATGTGTATTTATGTTATAACTCATAAAAATGAAATAAATAATGAAATGTTTGATAATGTTATAAAACTTAAAAAAGAAAATCACTTTACTAAATTGGACGTTTAATGAAAAATCTAAAAACTATTATTGTTAATGATGTATTTTATTCTTCTGAAAGTTTTGTTGTTAGCTGTTGTTATAACTATATTTATATTCCATTTTTTAATATTTTTTCTTCTACTGTTAAGCGAACTATTAAAAGTAATGTTTGGGAATCAGTTAGAACAAAATTAATTCACCGGCATTTTTCTAATAATAATTTAGATTTTAATGCTTTGCAACAATATAAGGAGAATTTATGAAAACTATATATCATCATATTCAAGGAAAACAGGAATCCAAATGTTATAACAATTTTTTAGCGATTGATTATTACTATTTTGTTATAAGCGACTATATATCAAGAAAAGTTAATATACCTCTTTTGGTTATGCGGTCACATAATTTAAATTCTATGTATTCAAATTTTAGATTAATTAAATATAATGCTTTACAACAATATAAGGAGAATTTATGAAACTTTTATTATTTTCAGATGTTCATTTAGGTGTTAGAAGAAATTCTTTATTATATATGGAGATTATTGAAAAATTCTTTAAAAATATTCACGATGTTATTCAAAATGAAAAAATTGATCATATATGGATACTTGGGGATCTTTTTGAAGATCAACATTTTATTAATTCATATATACTTAATAAAGCATTCGCTATTTTTGATGATTTATTAAATAATTTTAAAAATCTTCATATTAATATTATTACTGGAAATCATGATATGTATTTTAAAAATGATTTATCAATAACTTCATTAAAGATGTTTATGAATTATCATAAAAATTTAAAAATAATCAATAAGATTGAGGAAGTGGATTATAATGGTTATAAAGTTATTGCGTATCCATGGTTATTTAAAAACAGTGAGGAATCAAAACAATTTAAAGAGAATACAAAATCCTATGATTTATGTTTAGGTCATTTTGATATAACTGGATTTGAGTTAATAAAAGGTGTTGAATATTCAGGTGGTATGGTAGTAGATGATTTTAAATATTATGACATGGTATTTTCTGGTCATTTTCATATTAAGCAAACTAGAGGAAAGATAAATTATTGTGGGTGTCCTTATGAATTAAATTGGGGCGATTGTAATGATGAAAAAGGGGTATATGTTATAGATACCAATACAAAAAATGTTAAATTTATTAAAAATGATTATTCACCGAAACATATTAAGGCTAAATGTTCTCAAGTTGATTATTCTAATATTACGAATAATTTTATAAAATTATTTATTGATATTCCCATTAAGGATGATGTTCGTTTAAATATTATTACAAAAATTGAATCATTAAATCCTTTAGAATTATTAATTGAGGATGAGATTGAAGGTATTGAAGATACTCTTGAAGAAATTGATGATGAACAATTTGAAGGCAATGAAGTTCAATATATTAATAAGTATATTGATCAGATTATTTTAAATGATCCTATTATTACTAAAGATGATCTAAAATTATATGCTAAATCTTTATATGATAAAAATTTATAAATTATATTTAAAAATATAAATATATGGTATGTATTATTTTAAAAATAAATTAAAACAATTGTTTGAAAATGTTGATGATCGTCAATCATTTATAAATTTAGCTGATGATAAAAAAGAAGATTATATTAAAGATCATTTTAAGTCAGGAAAAGAAATTCCAGGATGGTTATTAAATGATATTAAAAATGATGATAATTTAAAACAAATATATTTTAGTGGTATATTTTTGTATGCTAAAAACAAAGAAATCCCTGAATGGATGTTGTCTTTTATTAAAAATAATGACTCTGTTAAACCTGCATATATTAACTTATTGATAAAAAATAATACTATAATTCCAAAATGGTTGTTAAATGATATTAAAAATGATGATTATTTAAAACATGCTTATATTTCTGAATTGATATTTAATGCATCAGATATTCCTGAATGGTTGATACCAAGTTTAACCGATGAACAGATACGAAGATATTTATCTCGTATTATAAATCATGATAAAACTATACCAGAATGGGCAATACCATCATTAAATACAGATCAATTCAGAACATATATTGAAACTTTATCAAAAACAAATACAGAGATTCCAGAATGGATAATTTCAAAATTATCTAACGAAAGCAAAACATATTATGATAATTTCATTGCTAATCCCAAAAAATTAGCTGAAGAATATAATAAAAATTTTCATGGTTATTTTTTCCATACTGCTAATTATGCTCAAATTTTATATACTTTAAAAAACAGTAAAGATAAAATGTTATCGCCTGAAATATGTGTATGTTCTTTTGATTCCGAACGAATATTTAGACCACAATATATTTTAGTTGGTAAAGGAAATTTAAGAATGTTATTTGATTTTGATTGTTATTCTGGTATTACCGATGACGGCATACATAGATATGCTACCGAACCCGTAAATGGTATTGATTTAGAAAAAACAAAAGTAGAAAGAATTGCAACTATTGGGGCTGAAATTATTCATAGTGAATATCATGATGAAGGATTTATCAAACCTAAAGATGCTGAATTCTTTATATTATCACATGCTACTAAATCCAGAAACGATCCAGAAATACAAAAAATATTAAAAAATTATCCAGAACTACATTGGATGGATTATAAAACATTCATGGCTAAATTAATAACACCACAATGGGATAAAACCTTACCAATATTGGATAAATTATATTATGGGGAAAATATTCCTCAAGATGACGAAAAATACAAACTTAAATCTCGACATAACAATGATTTAGATGAATCACAACTATTACAAGAAAAAATACAAAATATTTTTAGTCAATTAAAGTTTTGACATTTTTAATAGGAATTAATTGTTTAATATCAACGCCAGAATTATTGAAATCAATAATAGAATTATTATTATCAAATAATTTTCCATTATGAGCAATAATAGAGAATATTTGTAATTTATTATTGATATAATCATAACAAATAGATAATTTATTTGCAATAAGATTATAAGTTTTCTTTTTATCTAATGAAGGTATATTTAATTTAATATTTTTAATAGTTTTAACGCACCCTGTATAAGTTTTTGGTGGTTTGATTAACCTATTATAATAAAATATTTCAAGATTCGTACATCGTGGTACGTCATCATCCTCTTTTTTAATCATATTTTCAATCCTTTTTAAAGGTCATAAATAATTGAGTTGTTTTCTTGTTTTCCGAATGATTTAACAATTTGTCCTGCGATACTATTTGCATCATCTTCAATTTTACCACCAACATCAGGAATTTTATCTTGTTTTAATTGTCCCGTGATATTTTGATTATGATGTACTAATTCATGGGCTAATGATCGTAAAATATCAGCAATGCTTCTATTTTTGCAATAAACATGAGCTTGTTCATTATCAATATCATAACATCCTGCGGTCATTCCTTTATTTCTATTTGATGTGAATATTATAGAAGGCAATTTATCCCAATTGAACCAATTTCCTACGAATGTTAAGAATTTATTAATAATATCTTTTTTAACATCATCAAATTCTATTTCAGGATCAATATGTACTTTTTCCAGAATAGTTTGGTTGAATGATTTTGTTTGAGGATGAGAAACGGCAGTCCATGAAACATTTTCTTTAATCATTGTACCTATTTTAGTAGTGTTATCATACATTTCAATCCATATTTTTTTATTTGGGTATTTTTCTTGTAGGATATTAGCTATTTTTTTAGCTTTATGTTCAACGAAATAATCTCCTAATGTTAATCCATTTGGATCATTTTTTGAGGTTGTTTTCAATTTATAATTAATAATTTTATGATTATTAATTGTAGAATTTTTCAATTCTTCAGAAAATTTTTCAATTAATGATTTGTCTATCGTTACTAATGGAGGAAGTTTCATAATTATTATTTATATTATATCAGCAAGTTTCAAGATATAAATAAAAATATGAAAATAAAAAATCTTTTTGAAGAAATATTAAATGAGTCAAGAATTGAACAAGAGTCCCGGCGAATTAATAAAGCCTTTGGAATGGATCTTGCTAAATTATTAAAAAATACTATTCCAGAACAAAATTCTAAACATTTATCAAAAGCAGTTGATTTATTTATTAATGAATATAAAAATAATACTAATATTATTGGCCCCTTTTTACAATTTGTTAAAATGTATAGAATTTATTCTGAATTATATGCTGGACTTGATTGGCCATATAAAAATTACCAAGATTTTGAACGAGAATTTGAAAAAATAGATTATAATTATTTTATAAATGATGTATTACCAACGATTTATAATAATACAAAAAATAAACAAAAAGACCTAAAGTTATTGAGAAAATTTTTAATAGACAATCCAGGGATTGAATTAGAATATGTTAATGATATATTTTCAAGATATTATGACACTGATTTGCCTCATGATAATTTAAAAAATATTACATTTCCTGAATTTGAAAAACTTGTCAATTATAATTTTAATGCAAAAATTGAAAATTCTGATGAAAATTTTAATACTTCCAGTTTTGGAGAACCGCATTACGAAGATGAGAATTTTAAAATTTTTAAAGGAAAAGGACCAGAATTAACAAAAAAATTATGTGGACGTGGAAATCCGTATCATTTATGCATTGCTTCAAGTTCTTATAAATATCATTATTATGATTATAAATTAACATATGGTATGACTGATTATTTTGTTTATTTCAAAAATAATGAAATAAAAAATAGATTTGAAAATGTTCCTTTTATTATAGTTGAAACATTATTATATGATAAAAAATATAAATTAAATAATATAAAATCAAATGCTGATGATGAAATTTCTGAGTATTATTTGAAAAAATATTTACCGGAATTAAAAGATAAAATCACTAATATTTTTAAATTTGAATTGCCATCTGATGATGAACTAAAATTAATGTTAGATGAAAATTTTATTAATGATATCATCAGAGATAATGATACTATCATTACTATGAAAGAAAATTATATTAGATATATTTTTGAAACAACTAAAATAGACTTAAATAATATTCCAAAATTTATCAATGAATTGCTAATAACGCCACCAATGCCAGATAAAGAGGATTTAATATTTCTTATTATTGACTATCAATTAAACTCACTCAATGATTTTTTAAACCTTCCTATTGAATATCAAAAAAAATTAATCACTTATGATTGTTTTGTTTCACGATTTTTAAGTAAATTTCATAATATTCCTGCCGAAATATTAAATTCGCTACCCAATAATGTTGCATATTCGGATTATATATATAACAGGAGAAACAAAATTCATATTAAAAATCTTCCCTTTATATATTTAAATAAAGTAAATGATTATGGCGATGGCGGAATAATAATTAAAGATTTGATTAATCAAACTGATAATTTTGAAGAATTAATGCCTGAATTATTAAAATACAATATATCTTCAAAAGCATTTGAATTTATCTATATCTATGCTAAATTTTCGCATAACATACCAATTCCAGAAGAATTATGGAAAAAATTATTTCAAAATAAGGAAAAATCATTATCGTTATCTGCGTTATTTACGAATATAACTCAAAAGGATCCAACTTTAAACCATATCCCGCCTTTTGTTTTCGATTTATTAAATACAAATCAATTAGAGTATCTTTATAAGATTTCCCCTTATTATAACTCCCCCAATACTTGGAATTTAATAAACAAAAATCTTAAAAAGAATTTACTTTATAAAAATCCTAAATATGCCTGGATATATTTTAAATATTTAAAATTTAATAATATCCCTAAAAAATTGTGGGATCATTTTACACAATCTGAATTATATACTGAATATTATAAAGATGCGATTCCTGACCATATAACATTTTCGGACGATGAAACATTAGAAGAAAAAGTCAAAAAAATTTTTAACAGTTGACAATAATAAATAAATTATTATAATTATTTTCATGAATAAAATTTTCATAGATTACAGAAACATGGCATATCGTAACTATTTTAAGGGTAAAAACGATATTTCAAGTATTGGCTATTCATATTTTAAATATCTTATAATAAAGGAAATTTTTGATTATATTAAAAATTTTAGGGCAGATGAAATTGTTGTGGTAAATGATTCTACATTGAATTGGAGAAAAAAGATATATCCAGATTATAAAGGACAACGATCAAAAAATAGAGAAAAACAAGAAGATGTTGATTGGGAAACAGTTTTTAAAGAATTTGATTCATTATTTTCGGAAATTAAACAATTTTTTCCATTCGTATCTTTAAATATTAATTATTGTGAAGCAGATGATATTATTGCGGTATTATCTAAATATGAAGATCAATCTAAAAAAATTATAATTTCAACGGATGGCGATTACGTTCAATTATTAAAATATAACAATGTTAAAATTTATGATCCGAAAACTTGCACGATTGTAAAATGTGATGATCCAGAAAAAGAATTAAAAATAAAAATATATTCCGGTGATGGTGGAGATAATATACCAAATATTTTAAAACGACACGTTGGGGACAAAATTATTAACAAACGATTTGGGAAAGAAACTGCTAAAGAATATATTGATGGTTCTAAATCATTTAAACAATTATTAGAAGACACGACTCCAGTTATTGAAGATGGAAAACAAGTTTTAGTAGAAGGGCAGCAATTAACAGTTGGGTTGCAAGCTAAAATAGGATTAAAACGGAATACTATATTAATTGACCATAATTATATTCCTACAAAATTGCAAGAAGTAATTAAAAAGGAATATGATAATTATGTAACTCCTTATGGGTCAAGTATTTATAATTATATTTCATATTATAATATGAGAGACTTGATAGATAATATTCAAATATATGAACCTTATATTAAAACATTATTAGAATATCAAGAAAATAAAAAAGTTTTTTAAATATTCAAATCTTTTTCAGTTAGAATTTTAAATCCTATTCCTCTTTTATCACAAAATTCTTTTGCTGCCTCCCATTTGGCTTTATTTATTTGCCAGATTCTAGTTTCTGTTAATAAAGTGCTTTTCTTTTTGTTTCCATGATTCGTGGGTTCTTTAGTTTGTTTTTTAGGTTTTATTTCAATAACTTCAATATGTTCTTGTCCCGTCTTATCTACATATTTAACGATAAAATCTGGATAGTACCGGCAATATTGTGCCTTTAATGGGTTATAATATGATATTGCTATAGCTTCAGAACTCCATTCAATAACATTATCTGAAACATCTAAGAACCTCATAAATTTTAATTCATATGATGATCTATATACAGGAACCTTTTTTCCTTTAAATTTTTGAGGATTTAAAGGTCTATAAATACCTTTTTTAAAATCTTTGACGCTATTTCCCATTTTTATCATCTTCTAAAGATATTTTTGTTATTTCTTCTATCAATGTTAGTATTTTTGAATTGTTTGATTGTGGTTCTAAAACATAATCAAATTTTAATATTTTAATTTTATCTGCAATTTCTGGTTTTAATTCTCTGTATTCTTGATCTGCTTCGCCTAAGTGTCCAATAGCTAAATGCATACAAATTTCTGGCAAATAATTTGTAAATTGAATATGAGATACGGATTCTATTAAATCCAAAATATTTGGTAACGTTTCTACAAACTCTCCATTAATATAATAAATATATTTTAATCTCATATCTCTTATTATTTGGGAAATTTTTTTATCATAATTTAATAATTTATTTTCTAAATTTGCTAAATGTCCTATAGCTAACCATCCGTGACTCGGATAACCCAATTCAAATTCTTCCATGAGTATTTTTGCCTGGGTTATATGCATAATTGGGGTAAATGGTCCGCATTGCGATTCTAAGATATAAATTTCTGCCTGTGATAAATGTTTTCTAGTACAATCTGGACAAAAATTTCTCATAAAAAATCCTCTATGCTATTTATTATAATCTTTATTTTATTATTTTCAAAAATATTTATATAAATAACATTATGGAAAATTTTAATATTAGAGTTAAAATAATCCTAAAAAGGACTTAATAAATGGCCGCAGATTTATTTAGAAAAGTTATACAACCGTTTGTGAAACGGAATAATTGGTCTAAAGCAGCCCAACAACAACATTTTAATCGTTTATATAAAATCTTTGATAAGCAAGGCAAAAAATATCATAATAAAAATATTCCTGGTGCAACTGATATGGTGGATGTTACAACCACCACCCCAGAATTCCAAAAACAAATTGGTCAATGGAATACTTTCGTCTATCAAGCAGAACCAGGAAAAATAAACAGATTAAAAGTTTGGCGGGATATGTCATTCTTTCCCCCACTTGCATTTGCTCTAGGGGAATTTGAAGACGAAGCAATAACATTAGATTCAAATAATAATCATGTAATTTTTGAAATAAATAATTTAAGACTTAATCAAAATGAAAATATAGTTAAAAATTTAGCAAAAGAATGGAATTATATCAGTAAAGATGTTTTTAAAATAACTCAAAATATTAATATGTGGTTTAATGAATTCATGATAGATGGCGAAATAATGTTTGAAAAAGTTATTGACCCTATTAATGCTAAAGAAAGAGGGATCATAAAAATTAAAAGATTACGACCAGAATTTACTTATCCTATATGGGAAGAATTGGAAAATGATAATATTTATCAATTTGTAATTAAAAATAATGAAAATATAATGATTATGCCGCCAGAATCAATTGCCTATGCTAATTCTGGTATATATGTGTATGAAGATAGATTCACAAAAACCGTAATATCATATCTTGATAGAGCTAAAATAAATTATCGAAAATTAAAACAGATGGAAGATTCATTAGTTATTTATAGATTGATTAAAGGATATGAAAAACGTGTATTCAATATTGAAATGGGTAATCTTCCCAATCCAAAACAAAAACAATATCTGCATGATATTATTAGAAAATATAGACAACGAAAAACATTTAATCCTGAATCCGGTGAAACATCAGAAGCATATGATGCTCAAGCATTGGTTGAAGACTTCTTCTTTGCTAAACAAAATGGTCGAGGCAGTTCAGTTGAAGTACTGCCCGGTGGCGATCACTTGGATGAAATCAAAGATGTTGAATACTTTTTACGACAGTTATATATAGGATTAAGAATACCATTATCAAGAATTAGTTCGGATTCATCGTTTTCATTAGGTGATACTTCAGATATTACTAGAGAAGAAGTTAGATTTCATAAAATGGTTCAAAAATATGTTTTACGATTTTCAGAAGTATTTAAACAAGTATTTATGACACATTTAAAATTAAAAGGGTATGCAGATGAATATGGTATTCAAGATCGTGATATTACTGTAAAAGTAGTATCTGATAACTTATTTCAAGAATACATTGAATCCAATATTACAACTATCAGAACAGAAAATCTTGAAAAATTAATTCCATATACAGAATCAGAAAATGGAAAACCTTTATTATCCAAAAAATTTATTCTCAAGAAATATTTGAAACTCACCCCAGAAGAAATGGCTGAAAATGACGCTTTGAAGAAAACGGAAGAAAATGTTTCGTTAAGTGGTGGTGGGGGGGGAATGGATTCGATGGGTGGTGGAGGCGGGATGGGGGGCCTTGATTTAGGTGGGGATTCAGGTGGTGATATGGGGGATATGGGTGGTGGGGGCGGTAGTAGCCCATCAGATTTAGGTGGTGATGAAGGATCTGAAGTCGATTCTGCATTAAACTCAGAATCACCAGATAATGTTGATCTATCATCAACTGACAATAAAAATGCAGATGAACCAGAAATTGACTTGGAAACCTTTGCTAAATAGGAGAAACCATTATGGCAAATGACTCATTAAAATATTTTTTATCAGCATTATCCCGTGATGATTACATTGAAGCTGATAAACATTTTTCAAGTGTTGTAAAAAATGCTGTAAATAATGTTATAAATAAAAAGAAAGGGGCAGTATTAGATTCAATCAACGCAAAAGCAAATCAAATGGCAACAGAAATGATAAAAAAAGAAGGGTGAAATGACTTTAATACTTATAACTGAAGCGTCTGATTTTGATAATAGAATTGTTGAACCATTGATTGAAAAAGTTAAAATGTCAGATGGTTCATACAAAGAATCATATTATATTATTGGGCCATATATTCAATGTGATGTTAAAAATAGAAATGGTCGAAAATATCCAAAAGAATTAATGATGAATTGTGTCGAAAAATATAAATCGGAAAGAATGAATCCAAAATTTGGGTTTAGATCATATGGAGAACTAGGGCATCCTGAAGGTACTGATATTAATTTAGATAAAGTATGTATCTATATTCAAGATTTACAATGGCAAGGAAATGATTGTATTGGAAAATCAAAAGTAATCGAAAAAAATCCTTGCGGTCGTATTTTAGCCTCTTTATTAGAAGAAAAATTACGAGTTGGCGTATCTACACGGGGCGTCGGAACATTGTCAGAAGAAACTGATCATGAAAATTGCAAAATTGTTGAATCATATACTATGATAGCTGAAGATGTTGTTGCGGACCCTTCTGCTCCAAAAGGTTTCGTTCAAGGTATATTAGAACATAAACAATATATCATTGGAAATGATGGTATTATTACAGAATGTTATAATTCATTAGAACAAAAATTGAAAGTTTTACCTAAAAAATCTGATGAAAGAGCTAAATTATTTGTTGAATGTTGCCAATCATTTTTAAATGATATTAAAAATTCATAAAATTTTTTTAAAAACTTTGATTAACAATTTATAAATAATAAATATAAGTTAAATGCATAGGAGAATATTATGTCTCAACCTGAAAAAAATATTTTAGACCTTCTCTTAGAAGGCACCGATTATGGGGCTGTTCTTACCGAACAGCAAAAACAAAAGGTAACACAATTAATCAACGAAACTGTTGATTCCCGTGTTACTGCTAAAGAAAAACTATTATCAGAATCCTTTGCACAAAAAGAAACTGAATTAACTGAATCATTCAAGAAACAAAAAGAAGAACTTGAAGCAAAAATTAAAGATGATGAAAAAACTTTAATTCTTGAAGCTGAAAATTTTAAAAAGATCATTGAAGCAACTACTCTCAAAGAAGCACAAGAATTTAAAAATGAAGTTGAAAAGAAAGTTAATGAAAAAGCCGAACTTTATAAGAATGAATTAGATGGAATCTTAATTAAAGAAGCAAAAGACTATAAAGAAAAACAAGATAAAGCCCTTGTTGAAGAGGTTCAAAAATTCAAGGATACATTAATTGAACGTGTTAGCGACTACTTGGACGCTAAACTTCAAGAATGCATCCCGTCTGAAACATTAGAGGCTGCTACTAAACTCAGTGTATATGAACCATTGGTTCAAAGTATCATGGAAGGGTTCTCAAGAAACTATGTTAAACTTGATGACACTTCATATCAATTAATCAAAGAATCTAAAAATGAGTTAGCAAGACTTGAAAATGAATTACAAACGTCAAAGAAACAAATTGTTTCTTTGACTAAAGAGAAGAAAGAAGTTGAACGAAATTATAAAATCAAGTCTTTAACAGAAGGTTTAACCGAAGTTCAAAAATCTAAAGCTATTAAATTGCTTGAAGGTGTTGAAACCGACAAGCTAGATACCCAATACAAACAAATACAAGATATTATCGTTGAATCCGCAACAGTTGAAACGCCAAAAACCAAAACTTTAGTAGAAAAAGAAGATAAAACTATTAAAGATACGGTAAAACTCCAATCAAAACCAGTTCAAGAATCAACTGTTGTTAAGATGCAACAAACAAAAATACTAAAAGAAAGTACTGAACTAGTTAAACCCGAACCCAAAAAATCTGAGCCTTCAGACAGTGATAAAACAATGCAAAAATGGAGTAACAGGATAACTCCTGGTTACGCTAAATAAAAACCTCTTCATCAAATCACAAGGAGATAAAAAATGAAGATGACGACCGAAATGTTGCTTGAGAAATGGGATCCAATGCTTAAGCACATCAAAACTGAACGTAAGAAAATCAATACCGCCAAACTTTTAGAAAACGAGGAATCTTGGTTCCATAAAGAAATTCTAAAAGAATCAGGCACCGCCTCTGATGCCGGTGTTGGTTGTGCTGATGGTACTGTCAACCAAGCTATTAATGCCACCCAAGGCATAGCTAAGTACATGGGCATTGCGATGCCTCTAGTTGCCCGTGTATTCCCTGAATTAATCACCAATGATCTTGTTGGTGTTCAACCAATGTTTACCCCCGTTGGTCTTGCTTATGCTCTCCGTTTCCGTTATCAAACTGGTGCTGCTGCTGGCGTCGAAGCTGCCTACAACACCGTATTTGGTGGATACTCTGGTAGTGTTGATTCTACCGGAACCTCAATAACTGCTGGTGCTGCTATTGCTCAATATGGCAACCAAGACACCCTCGGTACTGGTGGCTTAATCACTGACATTACTGGTGCTGGCATTACTCAAGGTGCTAATGGCTACTCAACTGCCTTTGGTGAACGTCTTGATACCAATGGTCGTGTATGTGGTGGTGAAACTGATACTATCCGCGAAATGGGTCTAACCATTGAGAAGAAAGAGATTACCGCCCATACCCGTAAGCTCAAAGCCCGTTGGACCCTTGAGGCTCAACAAGACTTAGCTAACATGCATAACGTTGACGTAGAAGAAGAGTTAACCGATCTCTTAGCCTATGAAATTGCTGCTGAAATCGACCTTGAGATTAAAAATCGTATCATATACCGTGCCGTTCAAGGTGGCGTTCTAACCTGGAATTATGGTACTGTTGGTAATGCTAATGGTACTGCTGATGGCCGTTGGGAACAAGAGAAATTCCGTACTCTCTATACCATATTACTCAAAGCCTCTAATGAAATTGCCGTTGCTACCCGTCGTGGTCCAGGTAACTTCGTACTATGCTCTCCTGGCGTTACTGCTGCTCTTGAATCCCTTGATAACTTCTTAATGTCCCCTGTTAGTGCTTCAATGAATACCGAAGTTTCAGGTGTTTCAAAAGTTGGTACTCTTGGTCGCTTTACCATCTACCGTGATAGCTTCGCCTCTGAAGACTACGCTGTAGTTGGCTATAAAGGTCCAAAAGATAACGATGCCGGTATCCTCTACTGCCCATACGTTCCTGTTATGTTTAGTCGTACTACCCAAGTTGAATCATTCCAACCTGTCATTGGTATTATGTCCCGTTATGGTATTATGGATAGTTTATGGGGCAGCGAAAACTACTACCGTTTCATCAAGATCGTTGGCTTGACCAATAGCTCATTAGCAGGTTCACGCTGAGTCTAATACCTTAGTAATTTAAAAAATGGGTGTCTCTTGACACCCATTTTTTATTTGTTATAATATTTTTTATAACCCCAAAAAATAATAATATGCCCCGTCCTGCACCTGATAAAAATTCCTTACTTCAAAAATATTTAAATGATTGTCACATCATTTCAATTGATGATCATTTGAAATCATTTAATAATAATACTAAAATCGTTTTAGAATGTATTAATAAACATACATATACGACTAATATAACCAAAATAATAAGAGGAAATAATCCTAAAATATGCCCACATTGTAAAAATAACCAAAAAAATGCTCAAAAGGGTATCCCGCTTGAGATTATTCAAAAATTTGCTGATTTAAATAATTTAACATTTAATCCGGTTAAAGATTATTATAAAAGATGGGATGATCATATTACTTTTTTTTGTAAATTCGATTCATACTCTTTTATCATTAAATCTTTAGAACATTTTGAAAAATATAATGCTGATAAAAAAATTGTATGTCCACATTGTACTCAAAAAAATAAAGGCTTATTATCAGAAAAAGAATTTAAAATACTTATTGAAAGTATTCACTATGAACAAAATAATAATTTTGAATTATTACCAACATATGATCTTAATAATACGACAGAAACGATTAAAAATAATCTAATAAATGACCCAAAATGGAATTTAATAACATACACAAATACACAAAATAAAGCTACTTTCCAATGTAAAACATGCGGAACGGTTAAACAATGCTACCCAAATATGTTATTTAACAATTATAATTGTTTAGGATGTAAACAAATAAACAATAAAAAAATTGTTTATGAAAAAATTAAAAATATTTTAGGAAAAAGTAATATCTATCCTATTCAATTAAATAATGAAATATTTTTAGATAGTTATACACCTATTCAATTAAAATGTAATACTTGTGGATTTGAATTTGAAAAAACTTGGAATAATATTAATCAAGAATCACAAATATATTGTCCTGAATGTTATATTAAAAATCATAGAAAATCCCAAAATGAAGTATATGAATGGCTAAAAACAGTTTATCAAGATGAAATTAAACAAGAATATAAAGAATTGGGTATTGAATTGGATATTTTTATTCCAGATAAAAAAATAGCTATTGAATATTGTGGAAATATTTGGCATTCTACAAAATATAATAAAAATAATAATAAACATAAAAATAAATTAGATATTTGTATTAAAAATAATATTAGATTATTTACTATATTTGAAGATGAATGGATTTATAAAAAAGAAATATGTAAATCAAGATTATTAAATTGTTTACATAAAATACCTCATAAATTATTTGCCAGAAAATTAAAAATAAATAAGATTGATACATCAACTGCATTAAAATTTTGTGAAAATAATCATATTCAAGGTAAAGGACAATCTTCTATAGCATATGGATTATTTGATGATGATAAATTAGTTTCTGTTATGACATTTAGTAAACCATCAATTAGCAAAAATACTGATGAATATTATGATTATGAATTAAATAGATTTTGTTCATTATTAAATTATAATATTATTGGTGGCGCATCAAAATTATTAAAACAATTTATAAAAGATATCAAACCATCGAAATTATTAACATTTTGTGATTTACGTTGGGGTATTGGAAATGTTTATGAAAAATTGGGATTTTCTTTAGTTACTGAAACAAAAATAAATTATTATTATTGTGGTCCATCAACGAATTGGCAACGCAAGCATAGATTTAATTATTGTAAACATAAAATATTATCTAAATATCCTCATATGGATAAAAATAAGACAGAATTTGAATTAACCGAAGAATTAAATTTATATCAAATTTATGATTGTGGGCACAAAAAATTTGAAATGATTTTTAATAATAAATAGATTTAAAATTTATTATAAATACATAACAAAGGTGCTTGTTATGTATGATAAAACCATTGCTAATGACTTTAGAATATACGAGATAACAATCCCTGATTCTCCTTCATTAGTAATTAATTTATTATCTGCTTCTGATAGAAATGATTATGAGAGTATTGTTTCTGGATCTGGCTTAGTTACTACTCGACCATTAGAAGGAAGGCCGCGACAACAATATGTAAGAACTGTTGTTGATGGATATATTTTAACTACTATTAGTGGATTTTATATTGCCCATAAAATTGATGGGGCGTATGAATTTAATGATAAAAATTTGCAATATACAAATCCAGTATATTTTTGGCCAGAAAAAACGTGGATTAAAACTGATTCCCCAATACCCGGTATAATAAGAATTTTCTTTTCTTAAAGGTATAAAGTAAAATGCCCGTTTATATACCTCCTAGATCAAATGCGGTCGGCACTGGTGGCGGTTCCATTAGTGGGGATTTCTACACTAAATCAGAATCAGACGCAAGATTTGTTAATGTAACTGGAACTGAAAATATTGGCGGGGTTAAAACCTTTACTGCTAATACAAATTTTAATGAAAATGTTATTATACAAAAAGATTTAACAATAAATGGCACGGTAATTGAAAACTTGAGAGTTGAAGATGATATTATTATAATTAATTCGGGTGAAATTGGGCCTGGAGTTAGTGCTGGTATTGCCGGATTTTATGTTGATCGTGGTGCAGGAGAAGATACTGCAAAATTGTTATTTTATGAAAATAATCTTGGGGATGCTGATAATAGATGGTATCTTGATAACGGAACTGGATCTGTAAATAAAATAATATATGATAATTTTCCAGATGAAATAACAATTAATAATAATTTAAAAATAACAAGTTTGCCAATATCAGGAGTTGCAAATTTTCTTACTTATGATTCAACTGGATTAATTAAAGATAGTGGGATAAATACAAATACAATTCAAACCCAAATCAATAATTCCATCACTAATTATACATTATTGACAACTACAGCAACATTGACCGCAAATTTGCAAACCCAAATTAATAATATTTCTGAAGAATCCACCGTTATTATTCCTGGCTATGGGGTTTCTGTAATTGAATCCCCAATTCAAACTTGGACTGTTTCTGTTACTGGACAATTTACAGACAATAACTTAAGAACCGAAATTGAATCAATTACAGCAAATTTTGAAAATAGACTAACGGATTTAGAAAACAACCCAATTCCTGATATTTTTAGAAGTGAAGTTACAAGTGTTTCTAGCAATTTGCAAACACAAATTAATAATATTTCTGCAAATTATGCAACCGTAACTTATGTTAATAATATTTCAATCAATCTTCAAACCAATATTAATAATCTTGATATAGAATTAACCACATTAATAGAAAATGTTTCCGGCAATTTACAAAATCAAATAGACAATAAAACAAATATCTCAGATTTGAATAATTATACATTATTAACAACCACGGCAACATTAACTGGAAATTTACAATCACAAATAAATTCAATTAATAATGGTTCATTAGATACTCGTTATGTTAATATAACTGGCGATACAATGACTGGTCAATTAGTATTTAATAATGCTGGAATCCAATTAGATACTGATTATACTCCTACACATTCTGAAGGCAAATTATTTTATGATACTAATTTCCATACTTTAGCATATTATAATGATAATTCAGATATTACTGTTAATGTTGGTCAAGAAAGTATTGTAAGAGTTAGAAATAATACTGGTGAATTGATACCAAATGGGGCAGTTGTTTGTATTAGTGGGGCATTAGGAAGTAATCCAACAATCATTAAAGCAGATTATTCAACAACTAATTCACATCATACATTAGGTGTTGCAACCCATGATATTTCAGATAATGAAAATGGTTATGTGACTACTAGTGGTCGTGTTAATGGATTAAATACGAATAGTTTTAGTGATGAGGGTATTGAATTATACTTAGGACCGAATGGAACCTTTATTGAAACAGTTCCAGATTATCCTAATCATAGAATAAAGATTGGAACATTAATCAGAAAAAATGATACAGAAGGTAGTATATTAGTAGATATTCAATGCGGAGTTGATTTAGATGATGTTCATGATGTGGTTTTAAATAATCCTAGCAATGGTGATGTATTATCATATGATGGTTCAAAATGGGTTAATAATAATATTTTAGAGGGATTAAAAGAACCCACAGGATTTGAAAATCGTACAGATTCTTCAATAAGTTTTGATATTGGTACATTAACATTTTCAATTTCAGGGAATCATAATATTTATTCTCATGGTATTAAATATTCAAAATCATCTGCAACCCAAGTTATTAATAATGCTGTAGGTGCCCATTATATTTATTATGATTTAAATGGTAATTTAACATATTCACAAACTGTTTGGGATTTATCGACAAATATTCCAATAACTTATATATATCTAGATTCTACATTAACAAAGGCTTTATTATTTGAAGAACGACATGGTTCCGTAATGGATGCGGAAACTCATAGATATTTACATTTTACCCAAGGGGCACAATTTAAATCAGGTTTGACTATTGCTGATTATGTTTTAAATAGCGACACGGTAGATGATAATAAATATTCTATAACATCTGGGGAAATATTTGATGAAGATATTTTAAATAGTATTCCAGGCGTTGCTGATGGTGGTCCTTATAAGGTTGCGTATCGTACTGGAGTTAATGGTGAATGGACTTGGAGTACCACCGAAAGTTATCCATATTTTATTAATGCAAATAGCATAAGATATAACCAATATACTGGTGCAACATGGCAATTAACTGATATTACTACTAATAATAGATGGGTTAATTATTATATAATTGCTTCGAATGCTTTAAATGATGGCATTTTAATAATTCCTGGGCAAGCAATTTATACATCATTAGCATTAGCTCAGGCAGAATCAATAGCATCATTATCGTTGGGAAGTTTTCCAAGTGTTGAAACTGTTGCTGTATATCAAGTAACCCATCAATTTAGTAGTTCTTATGCTACTGCAAATGGTCGTGCGAGAATAGTTGCAGTAGCGAATATTAAAAATCAAAAAATAAATGTTACCTTAACTTCAAATAATAATCATAATAATTTATCTGGATTAGAAGGGGGTACTACTGGTGAATATTTCCATTTAACAGAGACACAATACCTAGATTATATTGGAAAAACAGAAGTTTCTAATATTTCTGGAAATCTTCAAACTCAAATAAATAATAAAGCAAATTCTTCAGATTTAAATAACTATACACTATTAACTACTACTGCCTCATTAACTGGACAACTCCAATCACAAATTGACAATATTGATCTTAATAAATTAACGGATGTTACGGTAACAACTCCTTCAAGTGGTCAGTTATTATCATATAATGGATCACAATGGATAAATAAAAATAATACAAGAAATATAGGGTTTAATATTTTATCAACAACAGTTATTACTAGTGGAACAAAGGACACGATGGTTATATGTCCATTTAATGGAAATATAATTAATTGGGCAGCAACATGTTCCCCATCTTCAAATGTAATATTAGATATTCTAAAAGCAAATAATAGTGTTCCTACAACTTCTATAATAACTTCAGGGTATCCAACTATAAATAATCAAATAAACATGTCTACTGATGTGATTGGATGGAATACTTCGGTTTCTGCAAATGATATATTTAAAGTTAGAGTTAATTCAAATACAAATGCTTCAATAATAACACTTCAAATAGGAATAAACGAATTATGAGTGAAACATTAGAGCAAAAAGTATTAGAATATCCTCTATTAAATGATTGGCAATTATCAGAATTGTTGAATACCCCCGATGAATCATTACCTAATAAAAAAATAAAACTTGATGTTTCATTAATGAGAGGGATATTATTAAAAAACGGAGAATGGTTAAATATTGAACTAGGATCTCAAAATCATTCTGACCCAAATGTAAAAAATATTTGTATGCTAACTATGAGAACCATGGAATATACTCATAATTTAGATACTGATGAAACAGAAACGATGGCCACAATAGAAAATATGGCAAACACGTTAGTTAATGTTAATTTAATATCTGAAGTTACAAAAAATAAAATACTAAATTTGACAAATCGTTATCAATCATGGGCAGAATATAATAATGTTTTAGTAACACCAAGAACAGTCGGAATAGCCAGAGGGGGTAACTGATGGCAACTATAGCAGTTTGGGGCGATCCGTCAACCGAATCCTCAAATATTGCCGGGACGGCATTGAATAGTCTAGCTACTGGTAGTCTTAGTGCTATCTTAGCAGACGTTGACAATAGTGTGAATAAACATTTTAATATTGCTTTTTGGATAAAATTAGGTAGTATAACTCCATCATCAGGAGGATCAATAACGATTAGATTGATATGCAAAAGGGGATCAACATATACTGATAGAAATGCCACAATTTTTACGGGTGAATTTCAAACGGTTGGATTGACTACTACAACATCAGCAAAAGAAATATCTACTTGTACTATGAGGATTCCTGGTCCTGGCATATATGGAATTGAAATTGTTAATAACAGTGGTGTCACATTAGCATCATCTGGAAATGAAGTTTATTATAGAACTTGGCCAGAAGAGATAAAAAATGCCTAGAATATCAAATCGTTATAAAGACTCACAATGGCAACGACGTTTATGGAAACCCTGTCTACTTGGTGGGGTTGCCAGTCATTGGTCTGCCAGAGAACTTTCTAAAATTACTTTAGTTAGCGGGAAAGCATCAGAGTTAAAATCCCCGTGCGGGTTTACAATGACTCAAACGGATGCAAATAAAAGAGCAACATTATCAACCTTTTTAGGAGGACCAGCTTTATATTTTGATGGTGTTGATGATGAATATAGTTTTGCTAGTTTCCAAACCCCATGGTCGATGTTCATAGTCAACAAGTCTGACGAAATCGCAGGCGACACAACGCGATTTACCTACGCGGGAGGTCCAGCGGACTATGTGCCTATCTGCTTATCTACCGATGCTGTTACAAATACTTGGCGTTTTGCCGGAGTAAACTACAACGGTGATCAAATACCTTCTTTCGTCAATGGCTCACC